GTGTCAAAATCATCAAAACGAAAAGATACTGGAGCGTCTTTTTTTTCCTTACTACTGTCAGGGTTTTCACTACGGTACTTAGCCCATTTCTTTGTTCGTCCACCCCAATTGTTGGAGAGACAAATAACCCCATCGTGATCTAAAAATATTACTTTCATGGTTCAAATATAAGAATTTTAATTTAAAAAGAAAACCCCCATTTTAGGTGGGGGTTTAACTGGTTATAGATGTGACATTAAAATGTCCAAATAATAATCAATAATTTCCGGATGTACTTCTTTAACTTCACGGTTAATTAAAATACTCCCACTAAATTTCTCTTCAGACAATAGTTCATGTGTTGACTTGAAGTGTTCACCAAGGGCGTTGTTATAAACTCTAACCCTCTTTGTGTTTTCCATGTCCTCATCAGTTCCTGTTTTCTTGTCTGGAGCGCCAAAATAAGCGAATGACGAGTTTGGTCTCTCAGATAATATCCTTTCAATTTCACTAATCATTATTGATAATATCTTAAGGGTTATCTTCTCGTTAGTTCTATATGAATACTTGTCTCTATACTCTAACCCCATTGACGCTAATTTACTTTGTCTTGAATGAAACCCAGGTTGGAGTTTTGGGTAGAATGAGATTATGAAGAAATCATATTTATACTCCTCAATCTCAACAATGTATTTAAATCCGGAATATGTTTTGGGTTCACCATCAACCATTTCAGTTCTTTCAGGTGTAATAAATGTAAATATTTTACCACCAACAAAGTTCCCACCATCATCTTTAGTTGGTAGGTTTTGTGCGTACCTCCAATTATAGTCACTTTTAATTTTTTTTGCCCCCTCTTTTGAGAAGGATATCTCTCTGAGAATTTTTCTAATTACATCCCTCATTTTTTAATTTTCTTAAACCTCTCGTCATATTCTTTCGTACCATATGTTGCCATATTCCAAGTGGTATAGAAATATGGATTCTTCATCGGACGATCGGATGACTCTCGTAATTCTTTGCGAAATTTTTCTGATTGTTCTTTGGTGTAATTAAAATCAAAAATCTTATTAGTGTCCATTTTGTTTGGTTTTGTTCTACAAATATACAATAAATATTTTAATATACAAAAAAAATACCATGAAACTTTCACCATGACCCAATCTTTTTTTTACTAAAGTAAAAACCCCCATTTTAGGTGGGGGTTTTCTTTTTAAGTTAATTATTTTTAACTGAAGTCATACACACTAAATGTGTCAACTAATGATCCACCACCAACTCCAGCTTCTAAATTAGCTGTAACGGTAAACAAGTATTCTTGTAAAGGTGGTGTTGTAGTTGTTGGACATGATCCACACCATCCTGAAGTCGTATTAACTCCAGTCACACAATCTGTAGGGTTTATGGTTCCAGTACCACTTGCGGTAATGGAAATTCCAGCGTTTATATTTGGTAGTATTGCTGGGTTTATGTTTGTAACATTCCAAACCAAGTACCAACCATTTGGTCCTGATCCAGGTATTCCAACTTTCTCACAAGTCACGCCGTAATTTATAACATCTGACTTATCTAATCCATTAGTCATTGTCCAAATAAATCCTGGATTTTTGTTTTGACATCCACCAGGAGTACACCATGGATTAGCTGGTGCACAAGACCCACTTCTATAAAATGGTGTTAACATTAGTACACCCGTAGCCGGTAATATTTGTAGTTGTTGTGAAGTCGCGTTTATTGCGTTTGGTTGTATACACTCAAAATATAGTGGGTTTGTTGGTGGTACAATAATAGTGTTTGTATCTCTTTCAAATATTGTTATTTCTGGTCCAGTTAAAAGTCCATTAGAATCAATGTCTTTGGTCACTAACTTCACCCACCTTTCATCCACTGTTGGGTTAACTAGGAACCATTTGTACCAATACTTTAATCGTCGATAAACAAATCTATCGGTTACTGTTCCGTTACTTTGTGTTATTTGATTATAATTACAATTATTTATATTAGTTGGTGTTTGTTGTAAATTCATATACGATGAAAAATCACAAACTTCACCACTTAGTGCTGGTAGTGGAGTTGTCCCACTGAAAGCGTGTAAGGTTTGACTATATTTTAATATTTCAACACTATAATATGGGTCACCATAACAATGTGGACTTGAAAGAGTATTACCACTTAGTGTTGGTGCTGTTGGTCCACTTTCGGTAAATACCGCACATGCGTAAAAAGCTCTATAATTTTTGTAAGTATAACATGGTGAAATGAACCTATCATTACTTGTCCAGTCTAATATTGGACAAGTATTGTTTATAATATCAGTAAATGGGTCCACTGTTGGATTATAAGCTCTCTGTGCAAATGAATTAGCTGTATTTAATAATTGATTTACGTTTGCTGACATACAGGTTCCACACCCATTAAATGGTGGTACATATTGATTCGTTATCGTTTGCCAAGTCCAAACAATTGTATTTGGATTCGATGTATCCATAACCGCGGTTGGGTGTATGTATATTTGACTGTAGAACTCAACATTATCACCACAAGCGGTATTTGGTCCGGAATTAACAACTGACCCAAACCCTAATGGAACAGCCATTTTTATCCATCTATAATATTTAGCTTGTTGTGGTGTTGGTATTCCAGATGGTCCTTGGAAAGCTCCAACCCAATAAAAATTAACAGCGTTAGTCCAGTTGGTAATGTAGTTAGTTCTATCGATTGATGAATTTGGATTTGATCCAAATTCGAGTACAATCGTACTTGTGTTAGTTAATGAGTTAAAGTCTTTAGTGTATCTGATTGATCTATCAAATTGTGTTGATTGTCCAGTACAGTGCTGTGTTTGACTTCCGGTACAATTCCAACAACCTGGAGGGACTAAATTTTGTATATAGTATCCATTATTCCCACCTAAATCTTGCCAACCTTCATTTGGACATGTTTGATTAGCTGTAAAGGTACATGATGGTAATATTGGGTCACAAGGTGAACAACTCCAGTCATTACCACCACCCAGATATTGATTAGAATATGTATGTGCACTTGTAATTCCTGTTGGTAACCAATTTTGTGTACCCAAGAATGGTATGTTTGAGTTTAAATACACTATTGGGTCAAAGTTTGTTTCAACACAATTTCTAACCGGTTTAAAAGTTATTTGAGTATCATCATATAAACATTGTTGTACTGGACTACAACTGGTACATAGTTGATCTTCGGTATATGTTAATTTAAAATTATCCGCACATATTTTGTACTCATCATTAACATTATCACACAATAAACAATCAAAGTCATCTAAACAAGTATAATATAAATCCCAGTTTGTTTGTGTACTGGTTTGACTTACGTTTGGTGTTATTTTGAATTCAAAGAAATCTGTAGTTGGGTCTATCGTTAATCCACTTATTGGTATTACTTTTCTAAAGTAATTTGTTGTACTCATATTTATGTACTTGGGTGTTGTATTTGGATTGTTTAATCCAATATTCTGGTAATTCCCAACATAAATATCTTCAAGTGTTATCGGACTAAATGAATAATTTGAACCAAAAAATCTAACGGTTAATCTATCGGCAACCAATTCGGTTTTGAAAGCGAAAGCTATATATTTTGTAGATGCGTCTGGTGTTAAATATTGATACCCAATTGGTGCAGCTGGTGCGGTCGAAGCGAAACTACTTTGTAATTTTCTATATGTATAATATTCTGGGTAGTTTGATGTTGGGTCTGTTGTCTGACATGAAGCACCTAAAACTGTAAATTCAGGTACTAATCCGGTTAAACATTCAAAGTTGTCACTAACTATTCCAACTGAATTAACCCCTTCATAACCATTTCTAATAAAATTAATATTGTTAATTCTAATAGCCACAACTATTGGTGTATATTGACCTGGAGGGACGGTAGCTGAAGCAGCTCCGGTTAATGGGTGGGTATAATTTGAACTTGCGTTTCCTGGTCCTAATGGGTTCGGTAATAAAAATAGGTTTATTGATGAAGAACTTGGTCCGGTGGATATAAAAGATAAGACATTATTTTGGTCATACCAATAAACAACATAAGCGTCTAAAGTACATGGTTCTGTTGAACCGGAAACCGGGACTGTTATTAAATTCCCAACGGAAATTGTACCAATACCACTTTGTGTGACGTTAGTAAAAGAAAAATCACAATTATCACAGAAGTTAAATGTCGTTGCCGAAAGATCGGTATAACAGTTTACTGGTGACGTTCCATTTGTTTCGATTATCCTAAATACACTAACATTTGTTGGTGAATTAACTGTGTATGGACAGTTAGCACCTGTTAAGTTACTAACATTTATTGGTCCAGCCAACAAGGTACCATTACTTGGTGGTGGTCCTGTTGGGTCCGCGTAAATGAAGAATCCTGTTGATCCATATCCCGGACTTGAGCGATCGCTCCGTCTAATTCACCACCACAAGCTATTGCAACAGGTACTGGGGGTTTCGAAGGTGTTGGTGTTATTGTTGGTGTCGGTGTCATAGTTGGTGTTTGTGTTGGTGTTGGTGTTAATTTAACCTCCTTAATTTTTTGTATTGTCATCCTACAATAGTCACCAGAATTATACACATAGTTACTTCCGGTTGTATTTGTTAATTTTAAACAAAGTTGTTGACCTTGATATATAAATACGTTAACTTGTGAACCATTGATTTCAAAGTATTGACTATCGTCTGAAATATACCTGTGTTCACCAGCGTAAATAATATCATTTATAGGATCCACAATTCCAGCTGACATCATTCCGTTGTATATTTCAGAATTTGGTGTACATGGTATTGTTTCACCAGATAAACATATTTGACAGTTACCTGGTACTGAGAATTGGTTACCACAAGCGAAGCAAGTGTAACAACTATCTAATGGTCCAATAAATACCCAGTCACCAATACCTGATGGTTGTCCGTTTGGATTTATTGTCACGTTTTGACTTAACGGTACCGGTAAATCAAATGGTAATTCCATGTATATGGTGTTATTTGTAACGTCCTCAACAACCCATCTAATTAGTACTGGGTCCCAATAAATTAAAATGTCAAAACCTGCACATCCAGATGGGCAATTTCCACCCGCTAGTGTTGTTCCAGAATAAGATGGTCTACCATTTATCGGCGTGTTAGTTAAATAAAAATTACTACCGTAATTCACAGATACTCCACCACCAAGAGGACATTCCCCAAAGAATCTAATACATTGTGGTGTTACCACCGGTTCTAATGGTGGTGTTATAATTACAGTTTTTGCTGGTTTTGGAGCTAAGTCTATTAATTCATATCCATCTGGACAAATACCACAAGTTGTTTTAACACCGTTATCTAGAACTACATTAGCTGAACTAGTTATGACATAATCATTAATTATTGGTAATCCATTTGTATTTGAGTTAAGGAAGTAATATGTTGGGTCGTTTGATACTGGATTTGGGTTACTATATATTTCATAAGCTAGGACGCCCTCTCCGGATCTATTAACCCCACAGATTTTAATTGTGTTTATTTGACCACCAATTAATGTGATGGGATATACATTCCAAAATGTATAATTCAATGGTTGTGATGGATTTAAAGTTTGATCTAATATCAATGTACCATTCAATGTTATTTTTGTAGCGTCTGAACAAACCCCAATAAAATATGTTTGTGTTTCTGGGACAAACAATGATTCACATCTACACAATTCACCCTCATAGTTTAAATTATTTTCAGCCCATATACCAATATCCCAAGCTCTTCGTCTCCAAAATCTAAGTAATGGACTAACTTGTATCATAGGTTGAGTACCGGTACTGGAACAAACTTCCAAATCACTATAATTTTGATTACATTGTTGTGGTAATAAAGAGTATGTTGAGGTACATCCAAAATTAAACATAGTTGATGGTCCAGTTCCATCTAATAAAAATGTTGGTTGGAATACTGCCACACCCTCTTTACATAATAATGGGTTAAATGGTAAATTGTTATCACATAGTAAACTACTATATAATTCTAAGTTTTGTGTTTGTCCGCTACCTGCTGGTACCGTTACCCCAGAATAACACAATCCATTTGGTAATGGTTGATACCCTGGAGGACAATCACATCCTTCGGTTGGTATTTTTGTAGCGTGTACCTGGAAACTAATATTATATAGTGAACTTTGTGGACATGTCCAAATACCAGTGACTGGATCGTAAGTATTCGCTGGGAATAGAGTTTCCCAATCATCATATTGTTGTGAAGTTATTACCGGTAATTGTATTGTACCATCAAAAATTGTTCCAGATGGTACACTTGGGATAATAGCTGGTGTGTCGATTGATACAGCCTCACCCATAGCTGCTATTAAAAATATGTTGTTTGTATTTCCGGTAACAACGAAGTTATCTGAGTCTAAACCTAAGTTAGCAACATCTTGGTTGTTTGGAATATCAGTAATTCGTAATTTTGGTGTAAATACTGAATCGTCTGTGTTAATATTTGAACTGGATAATATCTGTCCTAAATCAGTTAATCCGTTTAATGATTGGGTGTTAATTAAGTCCCCACCAACAATTACTGATCTTTGTGAAGAGTTGTTTGGTATAACCGCATTAATTGATATAACACTAGATCCATCGTTCCCGGATAAAATTTGATTTGTTGTACCAAGAATAGATGATAAGTTTGACCCAGCAAAGTTTGAAGCTCCACCAAGAATAGTTGTAAAAGCTGAATCGGTAAAGTTTTTATCCCCACCAAATATTGTTGACCCATTTTGTGAAATACTGTTGTTGGTACCACCAAAAATTACAGATCCACATGAATCACCACCAATTTGGTTGTTGGATCCTCCACCAATGTAGTTAACCGATCCTTTAGTAACGTTTTGACAACCACCGAGTAATGTATTTCTATTAAAGTATGATCTATTCTCAGTTCCACCACCAATTGACGACATTCCAGTTCCTAAACTGGTTAGGTTGGAAGCTCCACCTAGGATAACAGAACACGCGTTCTCAATTAAATTTGTTTGTCCACCTAGAATTGATGAACCCACACTATCAGTGATGATGTTTCCAGTTCCACCACCAATTGAGTTGTCACAAACTTTCTTACTTGCAATCAAGTTAATGTAATTGTCGGTACCACCCAGAACTACCGAGTAATTACCAATCAATTTATTTCCCCAACCACCAGCAATTGTTGATCCATCTGACATATCACTAGTAGAGTTTATGTTACCGATTGTGTTTAAATCACCACCACCAATACTTGAAAATATACCTTGTACTTTGTTTTCTTTACCACCGATTATACTAGAACATGGTTTGTAAATTACATTTTTAAATCCTCCACCTATCGATGACCTATTTGTTTTAATACTTTGATTGTATGTGAATATTAAGTTACCGTATCCACCAATAATTGATGATTGACATGAATTATCAATTTTATTAGACGAACCACCTACTATTGTTGATCCACAGGAATCCAATTTTGTGGTTGATGAGTCTGGTCCAACAATAGTGTTTAACCTACCACCGAACACAGTTGAATACTGTGATCCAGCTAAATTACCAAGAGCACATCTAACTGTTGATGTTTGTCCACCACCCAAAAACTGGTTGTCCTGAATTATAATTTCTGTTATTACTGCCATAATGTATTTTCTTTTCAAATAAATATTATGTAATTGGTAAAAAATTAAAAACCCCCACAAATAATGTGAGGGTTTTTTATATGTCGTTATTAAATTGGTTATATAGTATGAATGATTGTTAAATTTTGACTAAAAAACTTTTGAACTTCATGAATTTTGTACTTTGAGTGCCTAATCAATATCTAACCATCGATTAACAAGTTGTAGAATTTAATATAACCATTTAATTAACGACACAATTACTCGTTAGTTTTATCTTCATCAGTTTCTGATGGTTCGAGTCCAGGTAAAGTTGTTGTTGAATTATGTTGATCCAATTCATCTTGTATTTCATCAATTCTTGCTTCAAGAAATTTAATTTCTGAGTCCCTTTCAACTACAGAAATTTCAGATTTTTTAATCGTCGGTGAATCTGAACGTCTTCCGTAGTAGTCATCCTCTGATACACCATCAGTACAGTCCACCCCTTTTAAGTGTTTAACAATACTCTTTAATTCGGACAATAAAAATATTTTATCGTATACCTCTGAATTAGCTTTGTGGATTTCAGTTTTTAAAGCTACCAACTGGTTTACTAAATTATACTGTTGTTCCAAAAGAGCTTTGGTTGAGTACGGTCTTTGATTTGACTCAGATACGGAATTGTATCTCATCATTTTAATTTGTGTGTCGGTAATCTCACCAACCAATCGATTTTTAAGTTTTAAAGCTTGTTTAATTGTCATGATTTTAATTTTATTAAATTATATAAATTTTATTTTAATATGTCAATACCTTTTTTCAATTTTTTATAATCTTCTTTTGATATTTCCACTAAATTAATGTTGGCTTCCAAATAAGAAGTCTCCGGATTCGTAAATACTTCAAACTTTTGGTGTTCTTTTAATTTTGTATTTTCAGATCTTGTTACAAAATTGTATTTACCACAATTATTTAAATAAAAGTCAACCAGGTCAAGTTCACCACTTTCAATTTTATCTATATTGTTCAGTAGATGTGTCGCGGCAATCTTTCTTGGGTACTCATGTTCTTTTGTTGGTGAGTAACTTTTATTTAATCTAATTTGGTTTAGACATTCTTCGGATATTTTTCCGGTCCAATTCTCGATTGAATCGGGTAAGTAGAATATTCCAGCCCCAAACATGGTTTCCATAAATTTCTTTTGGTCGTCACTGACGTTTGGGTCTGGGTATAATTCTTTTAATGATACTAACATTCTACGTAAAACTTCGCACCGGTCTTTTAGTTTACTGATGTTCATTGTTTAATTTCCGTTTTCGTGGTGTCATTATGAACTGGGGTGACACTTCCATAAGCGTCACACCCAGATTCTTTTTTTGATTTACATGAACCAAGTAATAAACAAACAATTGCAAATACTACTACTCTCATTACTTAACCTCCTCAAATTCAACGTCAGACATGTTATCGACATTGTCGGAGTTTGGTTGTTCATAAAGGTTTTGACTAACTTCCTGGAACTTAGAATTTAATTCATCCAAACCAGATTTCATTAGATCAAAATCACGTTTACTTTGAGAATCTTTTAAATTTTCCAGCAGTGTGTTCAACTCAGTTTTTTGGTCCTCAGAAATTTTGTCTTCCAAATCTTTAATTGATTTCTCACTCTGGAATATAGTTGAGTCTACTGTGTTAATTAACTCAGCCTCTTCTCTCAACTTTCTATCCTCATCCGCGTTCATTTCAGCTTCTTGTTTCATTCTCTCAATTTCTTCTTTCGATAAACCGGAGGATGATTCGATTCTGATTGTTTGTTGTTTATTGGTTCCCTTATCCAAAGCTGATACATTAATAATACCATTAGCGTCAATATCAAACGTTACCTCAATTTGTGGGACACCACGAGGTGATGGTGGAATACCATCCAGGTGGAATCGTCCAATTGTTTTATTATCCTTAGCCATTGATCTCTCACCCTGTAACACATGTATCTCGACTGATGGTTGGTTTTCAACTGCGGTTGAGAATGTTTGTGATTTTTTGGTCGGTATTGTTGTGTTGGCTTCGATTAGTTTGGTGAACACTCCACCCATTGTTTCAATACCTAATGAAAGTGGTGTTACATCTAATAATAAAACATCGTTTACATCACCAGCTAAAACACCTCCCTGGATTGCGGCACCCAAAGCTACAACCTCATCTGGGTTAACACCTTTGGATGGTTCTTTACCGAAGAAGTTCTTAACAGCTTCCTGGATTACCGGAATTCTTGTTGTACCACCAACCAGGATAATCTCATCGATATCTGATACAGACATCTTAGCGTTTTTCAAAGCTGACTTACACGGATCGATTGTTCGTTTAACCAATGAGTCAACTAGTTGTTCAAATTTAGATCTTGTTAGAGTCCTAACTAAGTGTTTTGGGACACCGTCAACTGGCATAATATATGGTAAGTTAATCTCCGTTGAGGATGAGGACGATAACTCAATTTTAGCTTTCTCAGCTGATTCTCTAAGTCTTTGTAAAGCCATAGGATCTTTAGCTAAATCAATACCGTTTTCATCTTTAAATTCAGATACCAACCAGTCAATGATGGATTGGTCAAAGTCATCCCCACCAAGGTGTGTATCACCGTCTGTTGAAAGTACTTCAAACACTCCGTCACCTAATTCTAGAATTGATACATCGTGTGTTCCACCACCACAGTCAAAGACAACAACTACCATGTCTGACTTCTTTTTATCTAGACCATAAGCTAAAGCAGCTGCGGTTGGTTCGTTTATAATTCTTTTAACCTCAAGACCAGCGATCTCACCAGCTTCTTTCGTTGCTTGACGTTGTGAGTCATTAAAGTAAGCTGGTACCGTAATTACAGCTTCAGTTACAGTTTCACCTAAGTAATCCTCAGCGGTTTGTTTCATCTTTTGTAGAATAACCGCAGATAATTCTTGTGGTGTATACATTTTACCATCAATTTCAACTCTAGGTGTGTTATTGTCACCTTTAACTACTTTGTATGGTACTTTACCCAACTCGGACTTTGAGTCTGAGTAACTTAATCCCATAAATCTCTTGATTGAGTAAATTGTTTTATCTGGATTAGTGACCGCTTGTCGTTTAGCTGGATCACCTACTTTACGTTCCCCATCTTTCACGAATCCAATCACCGAAGGTGTTGTTCGTTTTCCTTCATTATTTGTGATCACGACTGGTTCATTACCTTCCATAATCGCGACACATGAGTTTGTTGTTCCTAGGTCAATACCTATAATTTTTCCCATTGTTTTTTTTTATTGTTATTTATTTATGATCTAAAAGATCGATTTATTTTTCCCAAAAAATATTCCAGATGAAATTATCTGACATTTTGTCAGTTTACCAAGTACTAACGTCAGTTAAATCTAACTCTACCTTAGCTAATTCACTATAAACTATGACAATTGGTCCTATACCGCTACTTGTAAATCGATATTCATAATCACCATACTCCCCGTAAACGGCTTTTATATGTCCTTGCCACTTTTTCAATTTTTTAACCTGGTCTGGATCTATTGTAAATGACATTGGTTTATATTTGTTTTCAATGTCATCCTTTTTATCAGATTTTTCTTTTTTATTTTTTTTTGACATTTCCAAGATTCTTGATTTTAAATTTATAATTTTACTTTTCATAACATTATAAGTTTACGTATTTTTTTTTAAAGTTTCAATACTTTAACCGACCACGGGTCAAAAAAATTATCAACTTCACAAGTTTTAATTTCATTGTGTAGAGCGTCGTAGTAATAATCACCATTCAATATAGGTGTTTTTTCCATAATAAAGTATTTACGTCCATTGAAGTTGACTAATGAGGTCTCTTCTCTGTGTTCATCACATAGACAATATATCCAACCACCGATTTTATGTTGTACTCCCGGTTCACCACAAACTTCACAAACATTAAAACTTTCTTTTTCAGCTTCAACAACAAAATGAAATCCATTTTCTGGTAAATTATCTAAGAATATACTCATTCCACCAAACTTTTGTTTTACATTTAAAAATTGTTTATCCCAACCCATTGATATTAAAGTCTCAAACAATCTTTGTAAAATACCTAACCAACCATTACTGACGGAAAAATTGTGTCGTTCTAAAATGGGTGATTTATGTTTATGAAATCCGTGATTAAGTCCACCAATATTTTTTAAAAAATTATTAAATTCTTTATCGGATAAATAATTATTGTTCATTCTTACTCCCATCTTTATTGTACATTTTTAACATGGTTAACGAATTTCTTAATATCCAATATGAGTCCCAGAATCCACCTCTATCATCCAGGAAGATGTTAGCGTACAATTTCCCATTTAACCCATATGGTTTGTCCCATTCTGAGTGCATTTGGTTGACACCATGAACAACAATTCCAAGATCCTCCACTTGTTTTTTAGCGTTCACCAATTGTTTTTCACTTCTAGCGGTATTAATTAAAAATACTATACCATGTTCTTGACATTCCAAAATTAAATCAACCATTTTTTTACAGTTCTCTTTAATTTCTTCGTTGTAAGGGATAATAGTATCGTCAAGGTCACAAGCTATGATGATTTTCCCATTTTTAACCCATTCATTTGTTAATCGATTCGTATAAAAATTAGCGTGGTGTCTCATTTTAATTTAGGTTTCTTTTTATGTGGTATAGTGATATCATAATCACCGGTAATCCAAATAATATTGAAATTGTGGTCATCTGGAGTACCATACAAAACCCAACTAGGTATGTCACCGAAAATATTGTGTCGACTATAACCTCAGTAATTCCAAGTTTAGTTATCAAACCAAAAAACGATTCTAATTTTCTCGTCAAACTCTTTAGTTTTTTCATCATCAAATAAGTAAAATTCTTCTTTTAATCTCTCGGTAATCTTATTAGCCAACCTAGCTAATGGACTTTCTTCTTCCCAAGTTCTATAATCCCAACCTTCAACTGTTGTAAATTCAGCGGACATTGTTGGTGTTTTACCACTGGACTCCAATTCTTCAATTGATTCTGGTGATATCATACCCTCAACCCAGACTGTTGGGTTGTCAGATAAAAAATCATTAATTTCTTTTAGTGTTAGGTGACTGTGACTATGTCCATCAGATTCCCAATAGTCTGATCGTTTCTTTACAATCTCGGTAACATCCTCCGGTAATCCCTTTGGATCTGAAATTGTATTCTCACAATATCCCCTTACGTTTGCCAGAATACAAAATAGTTCGTAGTTCCTTCCTAGGTATATTGACCTTTGTTCGTATTTCTCCCCATTTTGACCGTCCTCACTGTAGTACGGATTAATTCTGAAGTCATCACAATTAACCCAAGTTTCAACACCATTGATTTTTATTTTTTTCTCAATGTATAAATGAATATCACATCCCATAATTTAAATTTTAAATGTTTTAATTAAAAAATCCCCCAGTTAAGAGTAATACAAAATATAACCCAGTACTAATAATTGTCACCCAAAAACTGTGATTCCCCTCTTTAGGTTTCCCATGTAGATGAGCTCCCAATAATAAGTTTAACGATAGTAAACAATACATAATAATTTGACTAGTTCCCATAATAATTTAATTTTAATTTATATTTTATTTATTTTCCAAATCCAACAGTTCCGGATCCTTTTATTCTTGGTTTCTCAGCTAAAGATTCCAAATTACTAATTGTTTCCTCAAATGTTCTTCCCATCACAATTACCGAAATAACAACCTCTTTTAAATGTGATAGGGACATCCCTTCAGTTTTTTTAACCCACAGATCAATGTCAATACCCTTAATGTCTTCCTCATTTAATTTGTGGTTAATATACGCTCTTCTAATTTCCTCATTAGGACTCCCCACCTTATATCGTCTATCAAATCTTGATGGTCGATTTGTGATTCGTTCCTGGAGTTTCTCTGGGTAATTGGTTGTCGCGATATACACAACACCTTCAATTTGTTTAACCCCGTCTAGGATGTTTAATAACCTAGCTGTTTGGTACCTACTTTCACTAGCTATTGAATCAATGTCTTCCAATAAAACAACAAGTGGTCTATTTGGTTCTACCTTTCTAAACGTTGAGATGAATGATGTAAATCTATCCACATCTTCTTCGTCTTTAACATTGATGACAATACCATTTCTCTCGATTAATTTTTGTGATATGAGTTGGATGATACCGGATTTACCACATCCTGGATCACCGTACATTAAAATTCCTCTTTTATGAATAAAATTATATGTTTTGTATTTGTCCGCTCTATTCCAGAAGTTTTCAATGTCTTCCAGGATATCTTTAATTTCTGGTGACGGTAAATGATATAACTCGTCCGTTTTGAATGGTTGTTTCTTTAATGTATGAGTTTGTAGATTACTATTCCAACCTATTTCATAAACCCCAGCTGGTACTTGTGGTACTGTGACATAAGCGGGAGCGTATTCCTCATTTTTTAGATTACTCCAACAAGAAGGAACGTCTGTATCAATTTTATGGCCCTCTTCTAGATCTGGTACTACCCTACCAATGATTGGTTCGTCAAATCTTCTTGGGTCATCGTCCGTGTACTCAAGTGTTTCTTCAATATATTTATCACTCATATTATTTTTTTTTAAAATTTCTTTTAGTTCTTTTTTCCATTCCATACTATTGTTCAGATTCCCCATAATGTTTAATCATGTGTTCTTCAATTTGATTTAAAATATGATTAGAAACCATATCATTATCAGGTCCTGTGGTAAATCTTTGTACTACCTGAATTGGTACCAACCTAGCTTGTCGTGTGACCGCGGTTACTTCTCTTTCTTCCATTACGATATCACAAACAGGAGGTTCCGGGTCAATAATTTCCTCTTGTTCTCCCGATTCATGAATCATGGGTTGGTTGATTTCATCAGGTAATTTACCATGATGTCCTCTCATTTTCTTTTTCTCATCATCCGAGAATAGTTTATAGTTTGGTATTGTTGTCGGTAATTTAAGATCTGTCTCCCTTAATATTATTTCCAAGATGGAAAGTGGTAGTCCCGTTTGTATGGTATCAATTTGTTTGTCCTCCTGGTTGAATGTTTTAAACACGTAATTTTCGTGTTCATTAAACTCTAATTCAAAGTAATTCGGACAGTGTTTGTAGAAAGCGAACTTTTTATTTTCTTTTTTATCGATTAGGTAGATCAAAATACCTCTTGAATGGTTATAGAAATAAGAATCGTCATTAATCATAGCTGTACACCATTTAGTTTGGTAACCGTACGAACAAGATGACATATAAGTTAGTGGTTTAAAAATCAAATAATTTTGATCCTCATAAATCCTATGGATTTCTTTTTTTGATTTCTTAAACATCTCACGATTCTTAGCTTCAAATAAATTTGTCTCCAACATTTCCCAAGAATCATATTTACTAATATCGTTTTCTTGTATTAAACCTTTCTCCATTAATTGTGTAAATTCCACAAATCTACTCATATTACCGTGAGAAAATATCCAGTCAGTAATATAATCCCTAATTAGAGCGTTTTCACAAGAACTGTATGGCATTACATCATCAAGTGGGTCGTTTTCACGGAATGGTCTTACAAAACTCCTGTCGTTTTCGATTGCCGATACTTTTTTAGTAAACATTTTAACTAAAAATTGTGTATATTTTTTAGTTTTAGTCGAATCAAACTTAGATAACATGTCAATGAGTGTCATGTTTAAAAGATCATTTTCTTTTTTTAATTTTTTAATCCCCATATATTATTCATTTATTTCTGTTAAACAAGATCCAAGAAGTATTAATTCAAATAGTACAAATCCCATTATATTAAAAAATCCACTAAACAACTCCCAGGTTGTGATGTCCAACGACCCAAAAACTAAGGAGAATATTGAGTACCAGAATAGGTTTTTTGATAAAAACTCTAAAAAGTTCAGTGTGTACATGTTTATTTGACGATTATTGGTTCAACAATCACTAATATTTCCTCAATACGATCAGTTTTTAATTTTACAATTCTATCCTCTTTAAGTAATAATTCCTCATCACCTGAATTTATATTGTTATAGTATTCTTTTAATTTGTCTTTTGCCGAATATTCGGACTTGTGAAATGATACGTATTTATCACACTCATCCCTTTTATCTAAAAGGGCAAACACTACTTGGTTATTCATGGTAATCTACTTGATATTTTTTTAATTAATTCTTCTTCCTCATTTGTTAACAAATAATATGAGTTCCATATTTTCGTTAACTTGTCTCTTAATTCACGTTCACCTGGTGATTCCTCATCACCCCGAACTACTTTTCTAATTTCCGGGTTTGGGTGTCCTTCTAAGACTCCATCATCGTGTAACCAATCCGCCATTATTTCTTTATCACGTCTATCCATTTCATGGTAGACCTCATCTAAATCAACATCAATTCTTATGTAAGCCATATTGTGTTTTTTTTAAGTATAAAAATAAAAATTTAATAAATCAATGGGAGTCCCCAACATTATGTTTTTCACTGAAAATTAAATAATCTGGGTTAATAACTTTAGATACCTTATTTCGTTCTCCGGTAATCGTTTTAACCACAACACCTTCGTGAGGTACTTTGGTTCCTCTAATGAAATTATTAAATACGTATTCGTCTTGTTCTTCTTTAGACCATTTTCCTATGTATAATAATTCAACGGTTGGTAACTCCAAGTCAATAAAGATCCCACGTTCAACAAAAAATTCTTTATAGTTACCATTAATTTCAACATCAAAACCAGCGAACTTAATATCCTCCAGTTGGTAATCATAATTTTTTTGAATCCCGTATCCATAGATTTCACCGTAAATAATTAAACCACTTTGTAATCTTTCCGGTGTATAATAAGTTTTAACATATTTCCATAATTTTTCTTTAATCATGTATTGGTCCGCGATTGTTCTCCAAACATCTGTTGAGTAGAATCCCTGGGATTCAGATCCCTTCTCAACGTTATGAGATCCGTATACATACTCAAAGTAAACCCACTTATTTCCAAATAATCTCCTAATACGATCAATAATGGATAACTTTTTCTTTTTAACTATCCCATACCTAGCGTTGGTTCCATGAAGTTTTCTTGTTATAACTACTGTGTCCTCACCGGTGAACATATCCGGAACATTTTTTTGATTCGGGAATTTATGGTAAACATGGAAGTTTGGGTTTTGGTGATATTTAAACTTTCGTCCACCTGAAACTAATGTAACGGTTTTTACCGGTGGTTCATATTTGGTGATCTCCATTTTTTCCATCATGTCCATACCGTCATAATACTGATCACCATAACCTGGTATGTACTTAGTGGGGATTATTAAACACTCTGAATAAACACCTCTCAATTTGACCGTACGAACTCTTTGGCCCTTACGTAGGTAATTGGTCACACCCATTTTATCGGATAACTCCTGTGGTATTATCGCGTCTGTTGTGGCTATTACAACCAGGTCACCAACTTTATATTCACCTTTTGGGGTTATGGAGTTCCATCCATTAACCATAACTAATTCAATATTGTCTGAATTTGGTATTTCGGATATTGACCCTATCGTACCAACATAAGCTACACTGTTTTGATTTTCCATATTATAGTTTTTCAAATTCTTCTTTTACTAAATCTATTTCTTCATTCAACCTCTCAAGTGATTTGGTAATCATTTCTTTAATAAGATTTGTATTATAGAGACTCACCTCTTGTTTACTCGGATAAACTCCTCCCTTTGAATATTCAACTTTTACACCTAAACTACAAGATTTAAGTGCGGATTCCAGTTTATACTTTTGTATTTCTAACCTATCAAAATTCTCTTTGATTTTTTTTGCCTGTTCAAATTTTTCTACTTCCATTTTATTTTAAATTTTTAATTTTCACCATCTTCATCAGAATACTCTTTCTTCATAGATCTTGGTTATCTTTATTTTCCCACTCATCAAGTCGTTGTGTTACATCCTTAATAAAGTTTTTAGACTTAGTGTGTTTAACCCACTCTCGATAATCGTCCTCCGATTTGATGTACATAACATCGCCATAATTATAAAACTCCATTTCAGGAAATTCCAAATTTGGGTTATTGGTGTAAACATCAACAATGCCATTGTCTCCGTTGTATTCACCACAAAGTTCTTTTAATGAATATAAACTACTTGGTCTTTCTTCCCACACACTGCCAAACTGACGGACAGAACAGATGTATAAATAACCATCCTCATATGAATGAATAAGTCCTTCAATTTTATTTCTCAAAGAAATAAGTTCGTCCATTGTTAATTTTGTAAGATCCATATTATATGTTTAAATGTTTTTTTGCGTTCTCTAAAAATCCTTCAATATTTCTTTTTCCAACTGGGTTTGCACTATGAACCAAATACTCCGGTAATGGTTGGTTTTCATCTGCACAGTATTCCACAAGAAACTTTGCACAGTCAAGACCAGTTTTTTCTTCTATGTTATCATAATCCAAAGTTCCATTGGTTGCAACATTTCTAAAATATTCATCCATCGCGGTATCACCTAGGTCGTGATCAAATGATACAAATTTAGGGACTCCGTTAAGTTCAATGTATTCAACAAAATCATCATAGTTTGTCACTATATCCCAATCATTGGAAAAGTAAAACTGATTGTGTTTATCTGAGACCAACCCAATTGCGTCTTTTGGGATTCTTACATCATCCAAAAATAATTTATTTTTCATACAATCCGTCTTTTTCGTCGTCTTTCATCATTTTAACTATTGCACTTTCTCTTTTGTATTTTCTCAAAAGATTGAAGATTTCCTTGATATCTGTAAATTCAGATGGTGGCGAGTCGTTTCTTCCTGGAAGAAACATCACAGTAAATCCGTGATTTGCTGCAAACCTTTCGGTTACTCTAATACCATTGATTTCATCAAGATAAATCCAAGGAAAGTTTCCTGATAGTTTTACTTCTATTCCTATTTTTTTAAGTCGTTCAATAAACACTGCAAGTTTATCTGTGCTTATTTTTGTGCTGTTTCTTGTTTCCATCGTATATGTTCCAAATTTAGTTTTTACTTCCATAACATTCAAGTTTTTTATCCGTTACATTCCACAAATCTTTTTTTCCTTCCGTCATATGACAGTTGTGTTTCTTTCCGGTTCTTTTACCGAACTCCACAATCATATCATTATGACGATTACGAATAAAATGAGGACATTCTTTGCAGGGTTTTTTCACTCCGTAAAGTTAAGAAATGTTTTTTAATGAAACAAATTATTTTTTGAAATTGTAGGTGGTTTGGATTGGTCTTTTACCGTACTTCTTTTCCATAAGTTTCTGGTGTAAATCCCAATTCACGATCGATTCGTTTGTTTGTTCCTTCTCGTCTGGGATTAAGGAATAAATTTTTGATATTTTTTTTAACATTTGATTACCTAATCTATTAAAATTTTCACATTCATCTTTAAAAAACTGTACAGGATCATTTTGATACCTTACAGTTCTTGAGATGTATTTATCTCTAATCCTTTCCTTTTCTTTATCTATGAATGGACTAGAAGTTCCAATAAAATTTGAAAACAATTGGTCCAGTCTGTCTTTAGCGTTATAAAATTGATCGTCGAAAATGTTAATCTTAGCGTTTACTATGTTGATATATACAAGTTCAAGGATCTTTGATATTTTTTCATTATCTGACATATTTTTTGGGTCAAGTTTAACGTGTGTTAATAACCTATCAATTCTGTCCATTTCATTTTTCATACTTTCAATTAATTTATCAAAAGTAAGATCTCTAATATTTTTAATTTCAATGAATGTTGGGTCATTGGTTATGAACTCATAAAATTGGTCTCTGGTGACTCCTTTTAATTTCATCCTAGCAGCTATCTCAGTTGGTCTAACCAGATTCTCAATTGAACTGATGAAATAAGATTTTCTCATAAAATCATCGATCACCGGAATACCGAATCTAATTCCAGATGACGCGTATACTTGGTATTTTGCTAATTTACCTAATTGACCCATCTTCTTTTTGGATTTGTCATATCTGTGTTTTAACTCATGTGCTAATATTGAGATGGTTTCAATACTATCTTTTGTAAACGACTCATACATATCACTTGGTTCCCAATTTTCTGAAGCTATAAAACTTAAAGCTAAATCTAGTTTAGAATTTTGTAATATAATTACCATTTTAATACCCGTATCAAATCTAGATTGGTTATAAACACCCATAGACCCAATCACCATTTCACCATCATATTCATCGACAGTTTCAACGGAAACCTCAACTTCTAGTTCCTTTAATTTCAGATCCAAAATGTTAATTTCAAATGTACTCCCAAATTCGTATTTGGGTTCTTTGGTGTTAATTTTTTTCAATTGTTCCGAAATGAAGTTATATAATTTTTCAGCTTCATCTATAATACCTTCAGGTACTCCAACAGCTTCAGTTATCAATTTTTTTGATATATAATTAAGTTGATTCTCGGTTAAAAAAATATTTTTCATATTATATAAATATAAAGGGGACCCATTATAGATCCCCAGTTTAGAATTAATCAATAAGTATGTTTACTTCCGTAAAGGTACGGTGTCAACAATTTCCAAAGATACCGGAATAATTCCAGCTCTAATAATGTTTAACTTCTTAGCACATCCATAAGACAAATCTATAATCATCTTTGACGACTTTGGTAGTCTATCGTTGATCTTGACCAGGATTGTGTCATTATTTTTTAAATTTTTCACCTTAACAATGGTTCCAAATTTATAGTACTTGTGTGCTGCGGTTAAACTGTCACTGTAAAATGTTTCACCTGACGCGGTTTTCCTTCCGGTCCAGTGTTGTCCATAATACGAAGCTGTTCCCTTTACCGGACCACCACTCATCATAACCGACATCAAAAACATCGGTAAAAATAAACTAGCTTTTCTCATAGTTTTTGTTTTTATTTTGGTTTATTTATTACAAATTAATTACCCAACAACACCAACCTTATCATCCAGGTGGTGGTCATCAAGTACTTCAGACCCAATTGGTCGTTTATTCATTATTCTAACTATTTCATCAATAGTGTATGGGTTCATATTATTCCCATCAACACCAACATCCATTTTTTTACCATTACCAAATTTTCTATGTTCTGGTAAATGAACGTGACCATGAAGATGAATAACACCTTTGTTTAACCCATTCCAACTCTGTAATGGGTAGTGACACAAAACAAATGAATTATCATCTATTTTAACTTCCAAGTAATGTTGTACACTTAAAAATCTTGTTTGGATGTTTGCTCTGTTATTTTCAATGTGGTGATCGTGATTTCCTAATATTAGGTGGATGTTTTGACAAACAAGTCTATCAAGGAATATATCAATATTTTCAAATCCCCCAAATGAAACGTCACCCAACATTATTAGGGTATCATCTTGACCCACCTTACTATTAATACCTTCAACTAATCTTTCATTCATTTTTTCAATGGTGTCAAAATCTCTAGTTGAGTCGGTTGGTATCTCACCTTCCGGTGTTCTCCAGTTTGTCGTACCTCTAACTATGTTCTTATGTCCATAGTGTGTGTCTGAAGTTATAAAAACTTTTCCGGTTGTTAATATTTTTTTAAAATTCATATCCTATTTTTTATGGTAAATCATCTAACCAATCAAGATCACTTGGTGGGACAAATCTAGAAGAGTCCGGGTAACTATTAATCATATTCCTAAGTCTAGAAATCCTATCAACATTATAACTTCTATTTGGGTTTGCTGGTCTTGGGATATCTAGGGTCGCTGTTGTACTGATAGAGTATGGATTTCCCATTGTCCCGTATAATGAATCTGAATTGGTTAATAATGTATTATTTTCTATCCCAGCTAGTTCACCGGTTGTCTTATACATTTGTAATTCTTTTTTTACAACCAAAAACAATTCATCTGGGATTTCACTGATTGACATCGGGTCTATTTCTTTATCTTGTTCATTCCAAGCTTGTATTTGATTGTTTCTGTTTCTTTGATGTTCCAACCTAAAGTTTCTTGAGAACGCTATTTTTAAACCGGTGGTTTTATTTATAACATACACTAATCGGTGTGTTGATAAATAATTAACCCAATATTTTTCTTGTGTCACACACCATTTTGTGTTTGATCCGTAGGTTTTGGATGACTCAAAACTTAATGGGGTTATTATAAACCAGGTATCGTCCTCGTAAATTTTAATAACTTCTTTTTCTAGTTTTTTCCTATTTTCAATTTCTTCGGCTTTTTTAACAACCTCATACAATTCTAGAAAATTACTATAAGAACTAATATCTTTATTTTCAATTCTATTAGATCTAGAGTGTCTCTCAAATTCATTTAGGGTTTCAATCTCACCCGAACCAAATAAGAACACTCCCATATACCCCATGAACTCTTCTTTATTTGGACTATAATACTCATTGTCTCTTTTGAAGTTTTTAATCAAAAAATCCAAATACTTATACGAATCAGTTGGGTCCAAATAAGAGATTATATCAATTATTGATACATTCAAATCTGGGTGTTGTTCTTTTAATTTATCTAACCTACTCATAACTTAATTTCAAAACGATTTATCATTTGTTCAATTTTATCTTCTGGGACATCGTGTTGGTTTTTACCACCGTGTCTGTTTTCAACAATAATGGTGAAAACGGTATATCCAAACTCCTTAGCTAAATCAAAATATGGTTTCATTTCCCATTCTTGGGTTGAGGTGTTTGAGACGACTATCTTTGGGTACTCCAGGATCATATCAGTTTTAACAAAACTTTGACACCATTGGTGTGCGTCTTTGATTTTCGTTGGGTTAAATTCATATTTCCCTGATGGAGTTACAAAGTACATATCAGCTTCGTAGTGTTGTCCACCCAATGTTTTAGCAAAGGTACTCTTCCCTGATCCGGGAATTCCTCTAACGATATATAATATTTTATCCATGTGACAAATATAAATCTTTTTTTTTGAAAAAACAAATATTTATAAGTATGAAATTGGTATTATCAGAAAATCAATATAGAGTTCTGCTTTTTGAATCTTCGGATTTTGGGGAGATCTATAAGATGTATTACCAGGAAATGTATCGTAAGATCTGTTATCCGATGTCTAACAACGACTCTGACTTAGCTAAAGACTATTGTCAGTCAGCGTTTATAAAAGCGTATGAGAAATTTGATAAATTTGATGATGTACGTAATGTTCAAGGTTGGTTAGCTAGGTTAATTAGAAACCACATAATAGATCAAATGAGGGGTAATAAAATGAAACATACTTCAGATAGTGAACTGTTGTCCACTCCAGAGGAGGAGCCAAATGACCCAAATTTATTTATGAATGAGTATAGTGAGGAGGAGATTAAAAAAGCTATTGATATGTTAACACCAAACTATAAAAAAGTATTAAAGATGTACTACTTTGAAGGTCTATCTCACCAGGAAATAGCTGACGAACTGGGTATTAGTGAGGGTACATCAAAATCAAACCTACATAAAGCTAAAGCTAATTTTAAGAAAAACCTTAAAAAAATTAAAGGGGAATAAATCCCCCCTTAAATTTTAGGTCAACACTTAGATTGTGTCCGACTCCACCACCTTGTTTTTTCTAAACAAGGAAACTAACTAAATTCTGTCGATGTTGATATTCTTAAATCGTCAATATAAATATCGTGATACCTAGAACTATCAAACCATGAAACTCTACTTGATGGATTTTCTTCATAGTATGTCTGTGTGTCCCATCCGTCCTTACACCAATCAAGGGCCATTTCAATAAATTCGTCCTGATTAATCTCAACACCATACTCATCAATTATACGACCACTTCTAATAAAGTCAAATAATTCTTCTTTACTGGTGTAGAATTTTTTATCGTGGAAATTCCAACAAAACTTCCACCCCATACTCCTTTTACCCAAATGGATTAGAATGTTGTCGGTGAATTCATCCCATGGGGACCAGTTAGTCCATTCATCTGGACCACCACCAATGTTAAAATTATTATTAATTGATCTTGGACTTATGTCCATTTTCCTTATTTTAGTCTGTAACTTGTTTTTTCTTTCCTCAAGTTCCTTAACTGAAGGTATTCTATAAAAATTGGTCCCCATATTTAAATTTTATTTATCCAAAGATAATAATTAGTATTGTTTGTGGTCCCTGGTGTTATAATGTGAAATGGTACCCCAGGTATTGATCCGTAATTAAACATTGACATGTTCACACTTCCACTCATATCCCCCCATATGAACGAATACAAACTTAAGTTCATTCCGGACATGGTCTCTGTCAAATGATAAACACTCTGAGTACCGTTCATAATGTATGTGTCCTTATCAATAAAAGATATTGTGTCATTAAGTGGTAATACCTCACCAAACTCCCCAACACGATAACCAGTAACGACCCAGTCTTGACCTGACAATGTATATACACTATCAATACTTGTGGTGTCAGTTATAATTGGTTGTGGTGGATTTGGTGGATTTGGTTGTATGTTCTCCTTGACACATGACGTGAGTAGAACTAAAGAAAATAAAACTAAATAAATGAATTTCATACTAATAATTATTTAGTAACTAAAGCTTCAATTTTACTTTTAACTGGATTTACCATATCAAGTTCCTTGGTTGAGGTGACAATAACACAGTCCTTAAGGATCCGACTTGGTATGTGAATGTAGAATGTATCCCCATTAAATGACGTTAGGTCCTCGTTTAACTCCACACATCCGTGGATCATTTTCAAGAACAACTTAAACTGAATCTGATCAACAAATACTTCCTCTAACAATGTACCAAACTTCTCGTTGATAATTAATATTCCGTATCCAATCTTTTTCATATCTTAAACGTTAAAAATTTGTTTTAAAACCATAATAACTTCTGAGTAATTTCCGTGTCTTAAATCGGTCTCACACTCTTTAAGTACTTCAATTACACAACCTTCAGCGTCACTATTTGAGTGTCCTTCTGAGATTAGTTTAACCACCGCTTTGTCGGAAGTCATATATACCATCTTCAAACCTTTCGGGAATTTTTTAATGGTTTCGATAGATTTTCTTTGTTCTTTTGTCATTGGGTATCTGTTAATGTTAAGACAAATATACAAGATATATTTTAATTGGCAAAAAAAAATCCCATAAAAAATTACTTCCATGAGATTTTTAGTTATTAACCAACAATATTTTGAAAGGGAATATTAGGTTTTGTGTAATATAAATACACAATACTTTTTAAAAGTTCTTACTTTTTTAATACTTTTTTTATAATTTCCTCTAATTGATCATTTTTTTTACTAAATGGTAGATCATCTATTGTAAAATACCCACATTTACTGTGTTCGTGTCCGTCTTTAGCTTTATTTAAATTTGGTGTTATATTTTTACTTGTTTCATGTAAATAAACATAAATTAACCCACGTTTTGTTGTCTGGTCTTTATCATATTTATTAATAAATCCAACTAATTTTAATTTGTCTGGTAGTACAATATTTGTCTCTTCATTAAATTCTCGTAAAGCAGCTTGTACTGGTGTTTCATCACCTTCGATCATTCCAGAAGGTATTGACCAGACATTTGGCATTGATTCGTCTGGTGATCGTTTACATAACAACACCTTATCTTTGTTTTTGATTATAATACCTGAATACCTTTTAAATTTAACCATACGACAATATTTATAAATATATGATAAAGTTAATTATAAACAATAGTCTTTTTAATGTAAAATGTCCTATGACCGATAAAGACATTAGTGACGGTATGATGGGTAAAAAATTTGATGATGATTTTAATGGGATGTTGTTTTTAATGAAAAAGTCCAACCATTCGTTCTGGATGGTTGATTGTATTGTTCATTTAGATATAATTTTTATTGACAATAATGTAATCACAAAAATACATAAAAATTGTAAACCATGTTTAGACAGTACTGGTTCTGAATGTGAGAGATATCGTGGTTATGGTGATATGGTATTGGAAATTAACGGTGGTGATTGTGATAAATACAATATTAGGGAGGGTATGTCTATTGAGTACCCAACTAAATTAATGATCTAATTAAAAAACCTACAGGGTCTACCGTTGGGTTTGACACATTTTTAGTCAATAACTCTGTTGGTGTTGTTATCTCTTCCGCTCCGGCTAATTGTTGTTCACCTTCTGGTTGTTGTCCCCCAAATTCGTCATTATAATACTGTTGTGATTGTTGTGTTTGTGAATACTCCCCAACTTTTTGGTTGACATATTCCTGACCATATTTAGCATCCAATTCTTCTGGTCCAACCCAATTACCTAACCCAAGAAAATCCAAAAACCCTAAATACCATTTAGTTCTTCTCATAAGTGATCTAACAGATCTATTACCCCATATTCTGGGAACACCACCAGCTAATCCTGACCAAAGTGTTGGATTGGCGTTTTTATATCCCTTAAATATACTCGATCCGTCAGCTAACTTTCGTAAATTTTTAATATTTTCAATTTTCTGTACGTCACTAATTTTTGACCAATTTTTTACTAAATTACCAGTCTCAGCTTTTAACACCCTACCTTTGGTACCAGCTTGGGAGAATAGATCTATCCACTGTCCGAGTACACCCCTAGTTCTCCTGGTTAGTACACCACCAGGTACATTGTCAACCGCAGCTTTTAATTTTGGTGTCCACTGTCCGGACCCCCTAACAAAATTACCAACAACACCTTTTTCCGCTGACAACGTTTTAAGTATTCCAAGAGCCTCAGCACTTTTACCAGCTTTACTTAATTTCAAAGCGGTATCCAATGTTTTAACCGCTGGTTTACCAACTTTCATAGCACCCATAACCGGTTTAGCTAATACGTCACCAACGTACGGTATTACCGATATCATGGATAAAAACCCAAATAAATAATCACCTTGATTAATGTATGAGATACCATTAGCTAAATCTATAACACCAGTTGGGTCAAATATACCTAATATGTCACCAACAGTGTTATACCATTGTGATTCATTTAGATTTTTTTTTCTTTTTGGTAATAAATCATTACATAATGATAATAGGAATAACTTATCATTATCTGATAGTCTATTCCATTTTTCCTCCAAAATTTGTTTTTGATTTTTATTCATTAAAAATACTTAATTTATTATAAATATCCTAAGTATTCAAAATGGGTTAGTTTAGTTTAATTTTGATTCCAAATTCTTAATATGGTGATCTAGGTACCATAAAGCTTTTCTTAAGTCTTCCAATTCTTTTGTTGGGTCCTTTTTACCAGCTCTAGAAATATATTTAACAGTATTACCTAATGAAAACCCGAGATCCCAAGCGTCAATAACTTTAATAGCTTCGTATGGATTTTCACCACCACCATAATGATTTGGGTGGTCTACATGTTCAGTTGTTTGATTTGGTTTTGTATTAATTGCCCAGAAAGCTCCATCAATACTGTTTATTGTGAAGTTTTCCCAATTAATACTATCAACACCCCTATCAACATCTGGTATATTAGTTTCTGTGGATTTATAATCATCAATATATATAACACCACCTGGTTGTAATCTAGAAGCTGTCAATATTGTGTCGGATGTTACACATTCAAATGTGTGACCACCATCAACCTCAACAAAATCAAATAGAACTTCGTTTGAAGTTAGAAACAGTGGAATTGTCTCTAATGAGGTTCCTGGTATTAAATTCATGTATATACCATACTTTTTAACTTCTTCCGATAATATCTCAAAATTAGGTACCGTACATTCGTGTTCACAAATATCAAAAACAGTTATTACTACTGGTGTTTCACCGTATTCACCAGATTGTCTCATTGAAGCTATTGTATCACAAATAATAAAAGCTGAGTGTCCCATATTAAACCCGATCTGAATAATCTGTTTAGGTTTATATTCCCTTATTAAATTTGATAGTAGGTTTTGTCTGTTTGGGAACCAACTAATGTTTCCTTCATTACAGTCGGTTTTCATTCCAGGTAATAGATTCATGTTATTATTTATTTAATTCTTTAATTTTTTCAAGTATTTCTTCTTCGGTTTTACCTTCATTAAACATTCGGTATATTATCACTGAAAAATCATCGGTTAGATAAGCTGCGTCTGAATCCAAGTATTTCATTATGTTATCTAAATTTTTTAATATTCCTTCCTTACTAAAAAATCTTTTATTAAATCCCGTCATCTTCGTTAACTATAGAAAACCTATCCTTTAATTTTTTATATTTATTAATGATTTCATTTTGTCCAACATATGTTATTAACTTACGTTTAAACAAAGGTAGTAATGTTTGTTCTATTGGGAACTCACCATTACTGGTCATTTCAAATACCGGTAGTTTTCCGTCTGTGTTTTTATCAACCGTATTAAAATTATCAATAATTTTTGATATTGTCAAATCTGTGGTGTCAGAAAATATTAAATTTGTTGTTGTCTTTTTTTCTGGTGACTTTTTGGACACCTGTTTGATGTCGTATCTCCACACATATTTTTTATTTGTGTTTTTATCAATAAAATAAAAATATCCGGTAGTACTTGTTGTATTTTTTTTATTCTTTTTTGGTTTGATCTCTACGTTATCGAACACTATTGTCCATACTGATTTAGCGATATTGAAATACTCCAACATTTTTGGTGCGGTGTATTTTAGGATTTCAATAAACTCTTCAGTTTCAGATTCATCCATTTCTGGAATGTCTTTAATTTTTAAATCCCTAACCAACAATTCGTCGTCAACTGATAGAAATCGTTTATTGGTGTATACGATTTTTCTATCCTTGATTAATGTTTGGACATTAGCTAAGTGTAGGGACAACTCAATAAAACTTGGGTACAGTTCCAGATTATCTAGTTTTTCACCCATTTTTTGAAAGTACGAGAGTAGCTTGTACTCTTTATGTTCCTTATCGATTGGTTTTTCGAACATCCAGTCGGTGTTCATTAAAAATTCTATTTTTTTCTTTCGTTTCATCAATCATAATAATAAACATAAATCTTGTTGGTGTAAAGATTAATCTGTTCTAACAACATAATATCGGTCCTGATTTATTGTGTAGTAATCATATGTGTCGTCATAACCACTAATTCTACCATAATCACTATCACTAACTAAATCATCTAACATTTCATCTTTATCAATAAAAGGACCATAATCCATCCCATAATCATCCAACCATCTTGTCGGGTTATCTCTAATCTCGGACAATCGGTCCTCAACAGCTTCTTCCACTGAATCATCATCTAAATCACCATCTGGATCATCTTTAATTACTTCAATTTCAGATTCAATTTCACTAGTTCTATCTTCAATCTCACTTATTCGGTTTTCATTTTCCTCCTCATGTTCACCATCCTCATCGTCATCACTATAGTATATTTGTTCAACCTCTTTACCGTTTTGATAAATCACCCATCGATTAGAATCGTACTGAGTTATTAATTCATTATTCATGTAATCGGTAAATTTAAAATACCTTAAACTTTCAGTTACTTCTTCCGTTAATGGTGATCTAGCTCCTCTTTCAATTAAAAATTGTTCCTGAAGTAATGATCTTCTTTCATATTCTAGTTGTTCAATTTCACGTTCCTGACTACCACTAAGAGTTTTTTCAATGTCATAACTTTCTGGACTTTCATATATGTCATTTCTAACGTCATCTTCAAAGTATTCAGCGACTTCATCACCGTTTATGTATCTTTCTAAGTGGTTTGAATCAAAATATTGTTCGGGACTATCAACCCAGTCTTGATAATATTCTTTTAAAGCTTCATCAAATTGGTCTTCAGTTCCAACTGCGTATCTTTGACCGTAAGTTGTGTCATTAACAGATTTAAATATGGTTAAATCACCATAATGACCTCCATCCTCAACTAAATCATAGACATCATGAACCTCATCCATTAAATCATTGATGTCAGATTCAACCTCATCCATTTCAACAACAATGTCGTCAGATTTTTCATCATCTTCCTCTTCTTCTAGTTTTTGTTCTAATTCTTTATGTTTTCTTCTAAGTTCTTCTAATTTTTCTTGATCTTCATCATCTAAAAGTTTAACTGAACCATCGTGGTCTTCCATGAATTTAAGAACAGCGTGTGCCATTTCACCGGTTGTGTCCCCATTATTTAGGTCCCATTCATTTTCTTCACGTCTTTCCTGAGATTCTTCTCTCTCTCGTTGTCTTTTTAATCTTTCAAGATATTTCTCGTACGGTGTTCCCCAAACTCTGATATGATTGGAGTGTGTTGTTATTCCTTTAATCGTTTTGATACCGGTACCAGATAAATCAACCACACCATCAATTCTAATGTCACCCAAATCAGTAATTTTTTCCCTAAACTTATGATCACTTAAATCTAAATTCCCGGTGATTCGTATTTTTTTACCTTTAAATTGTGGGAGGTTATGAATTAATTGAGCGTTACCATTAACACCCATTAATAATTTTTTATACATCTCTGGTTGGATTTCGACGTAATTGTCCTCCTCATTCTCCAGGATAATGTTCTTAATTAAATTAATTAATTTACTTTCACTAAGTCTTACTAATTTTTTCATATATAATAAATATTAAAATCTTTACAAATATAACTTTATTGGGATATTTATATATAGAAATAAACCTAATAAAAACATTAGTCATGGGATGTGGATGTAAAAACAAAGGGAACCAACAAGCTGCTCCGGCTCCTCAACAACAAGTTAACACTCAGAATGAGGGTACAAAAAATCAAACTGTACAGGAATCTGTGAAAAAAATTGTTGAGAGATATTATAACAATAAGAAATAATCCCTTTGTCAACTAAAAGACTTAGAAGGTGGGAATGTTTCCACCTTTTTTTGTATTTATATTAAAAGTAAAGTATGAAGCCTTCAGATATTATTGAGTTATTTAACGATGGTGAATGGGAAAAAATTTCCAAATTCTTCAATAATGATATAATGACATTTTTAAAATTTTCAATTAGTAAAGGATTCTCAAATCGTTTGGATATATCTAACATATCCTGGAGGGAGTTTGAGGAAAATGAAAATTTATTTGATTTTTTAGCTGAGAACGGTTTTTTGGATAACGTTGACTACGATTCATTGGATGATGATCTTAAAAACTATTACTTATATTGGTGGTTAAATGAAAATCCAGATGAGTGTCTTCAGTATATATCTGGTGGGATATTATCGGATGTTGAGATTAGAGGTGAGGGTGAGTATTGGTTAAGACTTAGAGACCGTGATGAATTGGTGGTGTTTTTTGATGATACTGGTAGGGATGTTACAGCTCGTGATTTAGCTAAAGGTATTTTTGAGGAGGAAGATAGGTGGTATGACAGATTCTGGGACACCACGGATAATGTTTACCGAGATGTCATCGATGAACTTGATGATAGTAATTTACGGGTTTTAGCTAGTCGTATTCTCAAAGAGATCGGTAACCAGGATCTAAACATAGAAGATTATGGGTCTGATTTCTTTCACGAATTAATGAAACAACAAGGTAGGGAAGATTTTTTCCAAATAACTGATGATGTTATTTATGATTTAATAAAGGATCAGGAAGCTATGGAGGAATTACTTGATGGTGACCTAGATGAACTAAAAGGTGAGTTATATAATGTACATGATAACGCGTATAACAGTGCGTATGAGAGTGAATGTTATGATTTAGTTTATGATGGTCTTGATGAATTCTTCTCATCAAAAATAACTGAGGAAATGACAAAATCTGGTGATAAAACAAAATATACCCCCTATATTAGAATTAGTGATTTTTATAACAATGTTAAATCATTTGTTTATGAAAATAGGGGTCGTGGTTATAGTGATGGGTTATTGGAGTATCATGGATCATATACTGAAATGATGAGGTCCCTATTTGATGATAATGAATATGAGCAAATTGATTTTAGAATTCCTGGGTACCCTGATTGGGATCGTGTTAATAACAACATAAATGAATTTTTCTCAGATTATATATAATGAAAGTTTCAGAACTAATAGATAGATTTAATAATGGTGAATGGTATAAAATTTCAAAACTATTCAACAATGATTTATCCACATTTATAAATTTTTTTGATAAAAAAGGATTACTGGATAAGATTGACATAGAATCAATTAATCGAAATGATGATGATGGTACAATAAATCAAGTGTGTTTAATGTATTTGGATAAATATGGTCCTGATTACTTTTTGAAGTACCTTGGTGATGTACAAAAAAATGAGGACGGGTATTTTTTAAAATTAGATGATTTATCTGAGTTATCTAAATTATTTGATTCTGGGGACAGTCGTGGTATGACTGATGAAGAGATTGTCAGTGAGGTACTCAGTCCAGATTGGTTTGAGATGTATACTTTTTCTAGTCGTGATGTTGATTGGTACAGTGATATTGTGGATGATTTAAATGATGATAACTTAAAAACTTTAAAGGGTGTTGTATTGGATAAATTATCCGGTGTTGAGTTTGATAGTGAAGATTTCAATGATGAGTGGTTTTATGACCAATCAGACGATAATGGTATGTTCACCATAAATGAAACAAACATAGACCAGGTATTTTCTGATAAAAGTGTTTTTAATGAATTAATGTGGTTAGATAGTCTAAGTGAGACTAGAAGTGAGTTATATTCACTATATTCATTATCTTATAATGAAGCGTGGAACGATGAGGTATATGAACAAATTAAAATAAAAATTTCTGATTATTTTGATGGTGATCACATATGGGATAACGAAGATGTTTACTTTAAAATAAAGAATTTTGAGGGTGACTTAAGGGATTTTATGACGTGTATGGAGGATTACTCAGATTCAATAATTGATAAATACGACTACTTAGACATGGTTAAAATGTATATGACTACGTGTGGTGAGGAACTTAGAATATACAACCCGGAATACGCTGATAGTGATCTAGTGAAAAAAAACCTGAACGAGTATTTCTACAATTATATTAGTTAACTATTTATATATTAAATTAATTTTCATATCAATTGTAAAAAAAAGATATGAGATTAATAAACAAAAATTCTAGAAGAGGTGTTGTTAACTTATTTTCAGAATTTGTATTATCCAAAATAAATAAAACAGAAAATTCCATAATTCAGGTTACCGACTGTGGACCTTTTTTCGTTGTTAATGGTTTAACGACTAGTTTGTCAATTTTGGATTTAAACAAAGTAAGGGATGAGTTTGTCGACTGGTTTAGTGAGGTATTAACCGATGTTGATATCGAAACCATAAATATAATCGATCTGATTAAGTATGGTGAAAAAATAAAGAATATTGAACGTGGGTGGGTTAAGGTAAATAGGTCACTGTACGTTGAGGAACCGGAACCGGTATCTGAAGTATCAGTAAGTTCTGAATTCCCGTATGGTCACAGTTTAAATTGTGGTCGATTAATGGTTTATTATTCCCACTACATTTTCAACCACTGTTACAGTTCAATTGGTACCGATGAGGTGTATTTTTATTTTACAAAAGAACTAGATGAGGATGATGATTTTAAAATTAGGGTCATCACAAGTAAAGGTGATAAAGTTGACCATAGAGTTAAGTCGATGATACTGGACGTATTTGATTTTAATCTGGAAGAGTTTAGTAGTAAACTAACTAAGTATGATTTAATACATGATGTACTAGATCCAAATAAATCCAAACCTTACCTGATCCAAGACAGATTAAAAGATACTATTTTATTTTAAAAACGAAACCCCCATTTTAAGTGGGGGTTTTTTTATTTTTCAAAAAATTCTTTGATTATACCGACACCATCTTCCAGGTCGTCAAAATCCCTTTCGGGAGCGTATAAATTTGTACTAGGTTCTTCACTTTCCGGGGATTCAATCAACATAAACGCTGGAACAAATTCATTCTGTGTGACTTCCACAAACATATCATATTCTTCCTTGTGTTTATTTATATCCCTATCATAATAAGTGATGTTCTCTTTATCCAACATTTCTTTTAACATGTGACAATATGGACAAGATTCCATAGTGAATAAAATAACTACCTTATCCATTTATCAATTCGTTTACCATTCCGTTTATTTGTGACTCATTTAACACACCAACCTTGGTGTCAATGTTTTCACCTGAGTTAAATACTTTGGTTGTTGGGATACTACGAATACCAAGTGACATAGCTATCTCACGATTCAAATCCACATTCATTGTAAACATGTGAACATCTGTTTTATTTTCTGATGATACCTTTTCAAATATTGGTTTCATCATTCTACATGGTCCACACCATTCAGCCCAGAATTCAACTATGATTTTTTCACCAGAGTTTATTTTTTCCTGTAAGTCAACGCTACTAATTTCCATTTTATTTTAATTTTGTTAAATTTTTAATGAAGAGACTAACCTCATCAAATTGATCAGTTCTATAAATAATCTTCATTTGATAAATATCCTCATCTCTACTTTTGGATAAATATATTAGAAACCCGGATGGTGATATAAACGAAGCTTCATCGTGATACATGGTACCGTTTAAAGAATATCCATCGAGATGTTTAATGGTATATTTTCTTTCCATCAACATAACTGGAGTTATTTTAACTGGATCTAAGTAATGTATTACAGAATGTACCTTACCAGTATTCTCCTCAAGTTTTTTAATGAATTCTTCTTCTCGTTTAAACATTGTATTCGATTAAAGGTGGGGGGTTTTACCCCCCCACTTATATTTAAATCATTTCCTCAGCGGTTTCCCAGAGTTTTGTGTTTATGTGATTGTTCTGTAAGATATTTTTAATACCTCTAAGTTTGGTTCGTCGACCGGAGTTTGACTTATATCCAACCCCACCACGAACAAACTTCTCCTGAACAACATTGAACACCTTCCAAAGATCATCACCTTCGTCCTCAGATCTATTTGGTGTTAACAAGTCCATAATATCCAAGTCTGTCGGTTTTGATCCGGTATTCCATCTAAATTTAGATGATTTCATAGCAAAGTCAATCTTTTCTTCTAGAGTTAATTCTCTTTCCATCATTCTATCAATTGACTGTTGGATTCTAGGTAGTCTTTTGGAGAAGCTCTCAGTTAACTTTTTAACATCATCGAACTCAAACCCTGTATGTCTAACGTCAAATCTGTCAGCTACTGAGGTGGGTACAATCAATCCGTTACTACAAACTAATCGGTGTAGTCCAGATGTAATTGATAGAGCGGACATACCGTTGTGTGAGTTTCTAATCACAGCTTCAACAAGGGTATCACCAACTTTAGGTAATTCACCATTTCGAAGTCTTAACTCATGTAGGGAATGAATTCCTCGACCACTTTGTTTAACTGAAGATACTTTCCACCCTTCACGATCAAAAAATTCAATGATTTGATCTGTCGGTACAAATTTGTATCGACTTGTCATTTTTGGTGACGCTGATGTAGCGAATACTGATGGAGCTACTTGTTTGATTAATTCTGGGGTGTAGATCATGTTATTTAATTTAGATTAATAATAACACAAATATAAGGGTTTTTTTGGTATAAACAAATTTTTTTAAATTAATTCATTATTATATCACCAAATTTTGTTTTCATTACCAGTTTACTAACCTCAGAATGGTCATTAATTTGTGGTATTTTCATTTCAACAACGATATTAATAATTTGTTCCCTGGTTAAAATTATATCCAAACCTTTTTTGTGGTTATCTTCCGATTTTTCCCTCAATTTTGTGTAAAATTCCTCTTTCTGGATTTCACCAATTAGTATTAATAGGTCATTTGGGTTAGTTTCAAAGAACCTAATTAGATTTGAGATATAAATCTCGATGTCTACGTTTTTCATATATAATTAAAAGTCAAAGGTTGCTGGACAGTGTTGTTTCATCTCTGGTGGGAAATTAGGTTGTACATAACCCATAAATTCATCCTCAATAAAATATTGTTTAGCTGATTCAGGTATACTATTTTCATCAATCCCGGATCCGGATGTTGATAAAAACTCCAAACAAGTTAAATTAACAATTGATTTTGGTAGTTTTGTCAATCTAGGACAATTCAATAAGTTTAAGAAAACTAAAAACTTACATTGTCCGATAGCTTCTGGAATTGATTTGATATAATTGTCAACAATTAACATTTGTAAGTTGGTAAATTGAGCTATCTCGTTTGGTAAATCAAGATATAGGGATCCCTTACTTGTATTCTCAAGTGAAACATATGTTATTTTGGTTTTATCTTTAACACTAGCAAATAATTTTTCCAATCCAAATATAGCGGAAAATTTAGCGTTAATGTTTGATGGGTAACTTATTTCTAAAGATGATCCACCAAATTGTTCGTCAATACCAAATTCAATTTCCTTTGTGTATATTTCTCTAATTTTTTCTTTGTGTTTTTTCATTAACGGACTATTGATGAGAGCGATATCTAACTCGGTTAATTCCTTTAATGATTTATTTTCAAATTGTTTTACTTTTTCTCTCAAATAATAAGCGACTACATCTGGTTCTGAATCCTGAACCATTTGAGCGTTTAACGGTAAACTTAAACCAATGTATTTCTTTTTAAGTTCTGGTGTTAGATTCTTGTAAATTTCAGAACCACCACTTCTATTACTCAAATCTGGACCAACCAATTCTAACCACAATTCAGCTTCAGCTTCAGACCCTAATTCTTTAATAGCGTCAGTACTAACTCTAGCACTCTCAATTCTATTCATATGTTCCCTATCCTCATCACTAATTGGTAATGGTTTAAATAAATCCTCCTTACCTTTTAGTAGTGGGAACTTTTCGGTGATTTCATTCCAACTAACTGTTTGACCTCCGGACCATCGTCCTGAGTTAGTAGCGTCAGCCAATCTTTTATCACCATATCTATCAACAAGGACAACACCAGCGTGATTTGGGTGTGTTCTATAGTTTGCTGGTTGTGTTAAATCAATTACGTAATATAACGTTAAATTTTGTTTTAATCTGTAATTGTAATAGTAGTTACCCGCTCTATCCCAGGATGTACACCAACTTGAGTTAGGTGCGTATTTTTTTCTAATTCTGATACATTCATTTTTTATTGTTGGTAAAAATACTAATAATTCATCATCTTCATATATTGTTTTGATATCATCCAGGTCAATACCTACTTTCGTTTCATCCTCTTCGTCCACAGGTAAAGCATCAACAATATGTTCGAATTCATCAAATGTCATTAACATTAACGGTTTAGTGTTGAATGGTATTTTTGAATAAGCGGTGGCGTAAGCTTCAAGTCTTGGTAAGACAATTTCAGGGGTTAATTCTGGATTTTCAGTTGCGAATTTTTTCCAACCAACACTAACCACAATCTCTTTAAACTTATCGTTTAATACCTGTTGTAGTCTTTCTTTTGGCATTTTAAGTATCTGTGATGATACTCTAGGATCCATTTGTTCAAGATCTTTTATTTTTCTCTTCATGACCATTAATGGTACGAATTGGTTTTGTATCAGATCATTTAGATCAACATCGGTATAATTTAAAATATTTTGTTCTTTTGCTGGTAATACGTCTTTAACCATATCGAAAGCTTTAAAATTAGCCTTAACTTGATTAATATCCGCTCCTTTATTTTTGTCCATAAAAGCTTTAAAAGTTTCTGTAGACGCTTTTTTAGCTTCTTGTTTTTTCTTATACTCCTCTACTGTTGTTTTTAAATCGTTATATGTGTATTGTACGATATCTCTTCTATCCGGTGGAAAAGCTTGTTTAAATCTTTCAAAATCTGAAATGAGTTCTCTAACATAATCCTCAGTTGGTGGGTTTGGGTCCCCCTCTGTCTCACCACTAAATTTATCAATCATTTGTTTGATAACTTTTTCAGACATAGCTTCCGATAAAAGATCTTTTCTTTTAATATTTTTAACTACCGTTTCGGATAATATCTTTATTAACTCCATGTTCGTATTTTATCAATAAATATGTTAATAATAACCTTTTTTTATTTATTTGTCAATTTAATGTATTTATTTTTAGTAAAAAATGATAGAAATGAAGAAAGCTACGGAAGTCAATGGATGTCGTAAATGTAATAAAGGATTTACAAAAACTCAAATAGGTATTGTTATAGTTTCCGGATATATTTTATTATCCTCAATATATGGTACAGTAATGTTGTTTAAGACCCTATTGGAGATGTTTTAAGTCCTTGTGAACTTAAGTATTAAGTTTACTACCAAATCACCCTGTGGTTGTTGTTTAAACCCCTTATTTTTAACTCTTAGAGCTTTTGAGGTGTCGATTGTGTCTGGAAATTTTATTGACATGTCACCATCCGGGTGTGGTACAATAAAATCATCTTTTTGGATTTCATCTAAATTTAATACTTTATTGTAAATTAGGTTATTTGAAATCTTTTCGAACCCATTTTCGGGTGTTATTTGTACTCTAACCACCAAGTCACCGTACACTCCGTTTCTAAAATCACCAGACCCCTGTACTTTAACAAATTGACCATCGTCAATTCCGTGTGGTAATTTTATGTCAATTGTTTTTATCTCATCTTTATCACCAGTACCGTGACAAACGTGACAAGCGTTTTTAATAATCTTACCAGAGCCTCGACAAGTATTACATGTCATAGATACCATTTGAATAAACATACCACTCCCCATTTGTCTAATGACGTTTCCGGAACCCCCACATTCGTGACAAACTAATTTATCACCTCCAGTTCCATTACATGGGTCACATTTTGATTTTCGTTTAAAATTTAATTGTTTTACTTTACCTAAATAGGATTCTAATGTTCCAACGGTAACTGTGATTACAGTACTATGTACTTGTTGTCTTCGATTACCCCTATTAAACATATTAAACATTTCATCGAAACCAGGAAAACCACCACCAAACGGATTTTGTCTGGACATGTCATATTGGTTCCTTTTTTGTTCATCACCAAGAATATCGTAAGCTACTGATATTTTTTTAAACTCTTCCTCACTACCACCAACATCTGGATGTTTTTCCTTAGCTAACTTTTTATAGGTTTTTTTTATCTCATCTTGTGTCGCTTTTTCACTAACACCTAAAATATCATAATAGTTTTCTGTATTCATTTGTATTATTTATTTATTATATTTATTACATGAATTATATCGTTGTTCTCTTTAAAAATAAAGAAAGAAAGAAAATAATAAAGAAATTTAAAAGATTTGATCGTGCTAAAAAATATTATGATCAATTAATTAAAAATAATGACGTTATATTTGAAAAGGTTGTTGAGGAGAATGTTGATTGTACTTTTGAATTGTCTTTGCTTGAATTTAAACCTGTGGATCATACTCCGGTATTCATTAGGGATGAGATTGGTAGACAGTTTAAAGCTGAGGTCGATGATCCTGAATATAAGATAATAAAAATAAATCCGTTTAAACTGGAGGAGTTAATTTATGATGTCTCAAAGAACAAAAGAATATCATTTAATAAATTCATAACTGATTATATTTCTAGTAGATCATTAAAACTAATATCAAAAATAAACAACAAAATATCTATTCAAAATGACGATACCATAAATCTTTTCACATTTAAAACTGAATCAGAATCCTTTAGATTTTTAGAGATACTCGAGAAATTTTTAATCGATTCGGGTAATAAAAATTGTGTTTTAGTTTATGACACTAGTAAGACACAAAAAAAGTATATTTATGATATATTAAGTAATATGGGTGTTAGTAAAAGGAAATTGTATCGTAAATACACATCATTTCCCGGTAGGAAATAATTTACGAAACCAACTTACCCTCTTAGGTTCTTCCACTGGTTCTTCTACTGGTTCCGGTTCTTCCGATTTTTCTTCTTCGTTGAAGATACTCCCATTTAGAAAGACAATTTCTGTTTCCGATATATCTATTTTAAACCTCTTAAGGTTACTGTCGAATATGTTGAATATTGTTTTAGTTTTAGCAAACTCATATTCATCCATCTCAAATATTACTGTTGACTTTGATTTTGGGAACGTTGTTTGTATTTTATCAGTAACAACTGCTAACTCCTCTAAGATTTTGTTATCACTTTCATTATTTTCTCCCATAATGTTAATTTTTTGATTTCTATTGGTTTTGGTAGAATTTCAGATCTATCCATATTTTTTATCTGTTGGATAAATTTTAACTTACTTCGTTCAAGTTCTACTTTATCTTTTTCAATCTCACTGTTAAGCCAGTCTACTTGGCTCTCCAGTTGTGTCGGCATCTTCTTCATCGTCATCTAGTTCAATCTTTTTATTGTTTGATTCAAACAGGAACGTTAAGTTTTGTAGGTTATCAAGTCTTTGTTTTTCAAAGATACTTTTTAACTCATCCACTTTAGAGTTAAATAACCTTTCTTTTTCTTCTTTATCTTTGTTATATTGTATGATGTGAGTTATACTGTTAATTATATCATCAACAGATTCCTCAGTAAATTCACAAACAAATGAAAAATGTCTACTTCCTTTATTTGTACTATCATTCTCAATCACATTTTTCTCGTTTACATACTTTTTAAGTATCTTCCAGGTGAGTGGGAACTCAATATCAAATGATAAATAGTTTTTGAGTTTCCTTACGGATTGGATGTATGGGTATAGATGTTGGAATTCCTTGAATAAGCTCATAGTATTTTAAATAAAAATGTTATTATATATGAAAGTAATAACCCGTAAAATACTAGACCTTTGTTTCCGATGTCTAAACTTTTTGGGTTAGAACTAAACAGTGATATTAATGTGACCATTAATAACCTAAATAGTGTTAGGGTTGAAAACACAAACACGAAAAACAATATTGATTCCAACCCTAACATAATTTATTTAAGCTTTTTTAGTCTCCAAAATTTCACCTCTCAACGTCTGTAATAACGCTTTCAATTCTTGTGCTGTTTTTCTAGCTCGTGTTCCAGCACTTTTATTACCACCAAAAAACTTGGTAGTATCATTGTTTAGTGACTCAGTTAATGTTTTAATTTGCTCTAAAGTTTCCATTTTTAAAAAATTAATGTTTATTGATACTAATTATAGTCATTTTTAATTTGGTTGTCAACACTATATATTTAAATTTTTATCTAATGACTTGTAAATGGTGTATATCATATCCACATCTGACCGAGTAAATGGTTTTTCACGATCAAACACATCGGAGAAAAATTTACCAATAGAATCTTTCATATTTTTATTATCTTGTTTATAGTATATCTCATCAAAAAATGATTTAAAATAATCGTAATGGTCTCCATTTTGATTAAATTCCAACCCTTCCTTGGAGAAATTATCAACGGTTTTTTTCCAACACCAATCAAAATGTTTTTGGTTATCCTCATCCGATAAAGTTATTTTAGTTTCATTATCCACATTTTCACCTAAATAAGTATCCATCACCAAATTATATAGTGAAATTGTGAAATCACAATATAACTCCAGTTTTTCCGGTATTATATTATTAGCGTTAAACCAGATGTCAACTTCATCTTGATCTAAATTTTTCGATAAGTAATTAAAAAAATTCTCCATAGGGTATCTATGGAGAATTATAATAAAAGATATGTAAATGTAAATTATTGTGTTTTTCTATCGTAAGATATTAAATTTTTAATCTTGTTAAATTCTTCATTTATTTTTTCCACTTTCTTTTCCTCTGCTGATTCCAATTTAATATTCATACCTTTACCTTTTTCGGTTCCTGGTTTTTCATTGAAGACTGGGCTAGTTACCCTTTTATATGATTGGTTTTTTAACTTATTTAATGTTTTTCTTTCTTCAAATTTGTGAAATCTATCGTTGGCTTTTGATTTAAGTGCGTTTCCACCAGGTTCATTTCCGGTTTTACTAGACCCAAGATAATAATTTTTGATTGACTCTTCATTGTGATCAACCCCATCGGATACCGGTATTTGTAATCCACCAATTTCATAATTAAAGTCTTCACCCTCATCAGAAAGTTCAAAAGCTTTTTTATCCATATCACCATTAGCCATTGGGAACTCCTCTGGATTCATATCATATTTAATTTTTGACCCTGGTTTTTGATATTCATTCATTTTTTTGGTTAGAGCTTTAATATAGTCATCATTTTCATTACCAGACTCTTTATGTATCTTGTTGTATGTATCTAAACCTTTGTGTGATCTTTTCTTGATATTATCTTTTTCCTCGTTAACAATTTTTTCAATTATTGAGATAATTTCACTTTCGGTAAATAAAGCTGATTCTTTTACTGTTTTCTTTTTCTTACCTTTATTTGATCCTAAAAATCCACCAACATTAGCAGCAAATGTAGCCATTTTAATGACCTTGGTGTCGTTTGATTTCATAGCTTTGTCAATACATGATTTAGTCACCTCACCATCTTCATTAGTTAAATCTTGTCTTTCACACCATTTTCTAAAATTACCTTCAGTTCCTTTTTTCCCCATTTTACTTGAGTCTTTTTGTATGAATTTTTCAGAACTTTCATTTCTAACTTTATACTTTCTATCGTCAACAGTAAAATACTCATCGCCACGTTCTCTAGCTTTATTTAACTCACCACTAAATTCATTACCTTCCCAAACATCAGATTCGTCAATTTCACGTTCCATTTCTAATTCATACATAATTTCTTCATCATCGTCATGTTTTCTACTTCTGTTTGAGTGTACTTCCCCACCCATTATATCAGAGTCTTTGTAAAAATCCATATCTTCAGATTCTTTCATGTCTTTTCGTTTTTTAGATCTTAGTACTTTAAGATCCTCAGCGTCTATTTCATCTTCAGGTTCAGCTAATTTTGCGATATTCTTTTGTTTTCTAGATAATGTTTTTTCTTCTTCCATTGACATTTTTGAATACCCACATTCGTTACACTCACCCTCAACCATTTCACCTAACCCACATTCGTTACACATTTTACTCTCAGCTGTATAATCAAATTCATTATCAGGATTAATGTCTTTCATGTTCATTATTTTTTCTAAAACTTCCTGAGCTTTTGATTCCATACTTTCCCTTAAAAGTTTTTTAAATATACTACGTTTTAATTGGTCTTTTCTCATTTTTTATTTTTATTAATAAATATCTAATTATTACGTTTATTCCATTCTGATAGGATAATTGTTTTAATTGTGTCAACGTCGATACCGTATTTTTCAGAAACAGTGTTTATGACATTATTTAAAACCTCATTTTCAAATATGTTAAGAGCTTTAATATCCCCCTGATTACAGTATGGAAAACGTTTACATTTTTTTTTAACCTGAACGAATTTTCCTCCCGGTATTTGTGTTTTTGATTTTCCTCTCCAATCTTTTTTACTTGTTGACTTGGCCCAGACCTTGGGTGTTGAGTATTGACCACTAGAAGCTGTTGACGTAGCCTCCTTGGTCTCAACTTTTTGGGGTTCACTAAACAACTTTGTGGAGTATGACATTCCGGCCGCACTACTTGTGGAGATTTCTTTAGTCTCCTCTTTTTTGTATTTTTTTGTATTGTTTTTTACGGATAAAAGAAAATCATTAATATCCCCTGGATCCTTTAAAAATTCTTTTATTTTAATCCTAATGGTTCGATTGGACAATTTTTTATCCCTAATCAATTTTAAAATTTTAACAATGTCACCTCTATCATTTAAGTAACTCAAATAATCACCTTCTTTTTTTCCCTCGATTTTTCCTCGTTTAATGTCCCTTGATATTCTATCAATAATTTTATCCTCAAATTGTTTATAGGTATTAGACCCAAAAAAGTCTTTTATCTCTTTTTTAACAATTGATTCAACCTCTCTTTTATCACTCTGAGTTAACGCCATTTTATTTAAAAATAAATATGTAGGTTATTGATGTTAGTATCGCAGCACCAACAATTTCTATAATAGTTGTTTTTGTTTTTAATTTTCTAATATCATCTCTAAGTTTTCCATTTTCTTCATTGACAATTTTAAACTTATCCTCAGTCATTTTTATTATCTTAACGTTATTACTATCTTTCTCCTCTAGAACGTCGATAATACCATCCTGTTTTATTGATTTTTTTTCCAATTCAATTATCTCAAGTCTGGTTAATTTACTTTCATCCCGTAATCTATCTAATTCATTTAAATCTAATAGTATTTGTCTTCCTATAGTATACGGCAAACAAATCTGATTACTATCAACAACACCAGATTGTCCAAAAACCGTATATGTGTTGAATAAAATTATAAATGCTAGGAGTCTTTTCATAATGTTAGTATTTGTATCTTGTTTTAAACAGGCTATCCACCTGTTTAGCGTTAGCGTTTTTAATATCCTGGGATTTTTTATCGTAGTAGTTGTTTATAGTTTTTTTCTCAACTCTAATGTTGTTGATTGTAGAGTCTATTTTTGATATATCTTTTTTATACGTTACGATCAATTTGTCCAGTTCTTTTTGTCTTTGATTTACTTCATTAATATTTTTATCAAGTTGTTCTAATTTATATTTAATTAACTCACTGTTGTCGGTGGTTTGACTATATAACTTTGTCAAAATAAATACAATTGTACAACTGAATACAATTAATAATATTTCTTTATAATTTTTAATTAAAAATTCTTTCATAGTTCTGATAGTTTTTTTCTGTCAGCCAAAACCTTACTCCATTTTGACTTAAATTTTTCATAAAAAGTTTGTATTTTTTTTAATGTTTCAATAAAAGGTTCATCAACTTTTGACATTTCAGAATTTATATAGACACCTGTTGACTCACCAATTGAGAAAAAGAAGTCTAGGTCCATTTCAGTTATCTTACCTGACCATTCAACATTATTATCATAAACATTAAGTTTGTTGAATTCAACTAGTTCACTAACATCAGTTCTGAACTCGTTCATACTGTCTTGGAAAGCTTTCTTATCGTCACTTGTTAACTGTAATTGAGACTTATCTTTTGAGTGTAGGATCATTATCCCACCAGATATTTTAAATCCCCTAGTCTTGTCGGTTTTTGATTTTTTTTCATCGTTATCTTCAATTTCCTCATCAGAAACTTCAGCTGTTTCATAACCTGTCGGTTTTCGGTCCATATCGTCCAGATCCTCACTTATAATACCGTAGGTTGATTTAATACGTGTAAATTCCTCATTTAATGATTCATTAGTTAATAACTTTCTAGAAGCTTTAAGTAAATCCCTAATTTCATCTTGTCTATTCATCTTCAATTTTTTTTACAAACCATTCAAAATTAAAAGCTGGACTAAGATCAGTATTATATAACTCAAAATTACTTTTAGTTAAAATACCCTCATGTCTTTCAGCTCCATTTATTTTTGTATTGTGTCCAATACATTTAAGTTTTATTGACATATCTTCTGACAATTTTTTACACAATAAAACACAAGATTCCATTTGTTCTGTTGTGTATGGTTGCCAAAAAATATAATCTCTCCACTTTCTTTCAAAAATGTCCCCATTATAAATATCACCAATCCAATTAATGTATGAATTTTTAAGTGGTACTTTTTCTAACCAACCTAGGTTTTCCAGTGATACCACCACGGACTCCTTATTCATCTTATCCAATGAAAAATATTTTAGGTATTTTTCTGGACTTAATGTCTGGATGATTTTACCGTCCCTAGTTATTACGAAGTTTGGTATTTTTTTGTATTTTTTATTATTCCTGTATTTTAATGACTGTATATAGTTTATTGAATTCCTACCGGTGTGAGTTAAAATTATTTTATTTTTATTGTTATTTACCTCACCTTGATCCGTAGTATATATGTCAATAATGTCAATCATACATTTTTGGTATATGTTAAACGTTTAACTTGTTGTTCATCCTTGAAGAATCTATTCTCATCGAATAAATTTTCGTCTGGTGTGGTTGGTTGGACCTCAACTGGGATCTCAACTATTTTTTCAATTTCAACTATCCGGTCTACTGGAACCTCAACAATTTTTTCAACCTCAACTATTCGATCTACTGGAACTTCAACAATTTTTTCAACTTCTCTAATAACCTCTACCGGAACCTCAACAATTTTTTCAATTATTATTGGTTCAGCTTGGTCGGAGCTTGTAGGTAACTTAGTCGGTACTTGGTCGGTATCTTGTATGGTAACTTGGGGGGTGGTTGTGGGGTAGTTGTGGGGTAGTTGTGGAGTATCTTCGTCTTTTCTTTTTCCTTTAAAAGCTTGATTTGTCGCAATTACCAAGGTAATTGCCAATGGATCAAACACAAATATAAGGATTAATATAAAAAAGTTAGCAGTTTTTTTTATATCCCAATCTAACATCTCACTCACATATTTTATCACTCCAAGTTCACTTCCCGACAACTCTTGGGATTCCATATTTAATATCTCAACGTCAAGTTTTGTAATACTGTCATTATACCCATCAACTTTTTTTGACAATTCATCACGTCTTGTTTGAGCTTCTTTTAATTGGGATTCAAAAGTTTTACGGTTTGCGTTATTAGCTTTTGTTATTACCTGTCCGGTTTTTCTATCCACCGATTGAGTTGTTGTATTTGTCGATAATCCATCCCGTAATTTGGTGATGTCCCCATCAAGTATTGTTTTTTCTCGATTTAATTCACTTTTTATTTCCTCAAATCTTTTTTTCTTAACTTCAACATTTTTTATTTGTTTTTCACTAATTTCAAGTTTTGATATATTTCCCTGGAATCCGGTACTTAATAGTCCATATATACCAAGTGATGTAATTATTGATAGGGTAACTAAAGCTATGGTCATGTATATTTTCAAAACACCATAAGTTTGTTTCCATTTGTCGTGTAGATAAGTCGCGATAGCTATTTTGGATATTTCCAAAAATGATCCCATAATTATAACCGGTATAGCTACTCCAGAAAATACCACAGATAACCCTATAACACTATAATAAGCCGCTGTACCAGATAAACCAAGAGCACAAAACAATAAAAACCAAGGTAAAAATTTTTCTTTCATATCAATTGTTGTCTATTTATAAATACTATTATAGACATTTATTTGAATATGTCACTACTTCTAACTGGGTTCCGTGTTAATTGGATTAAAATAAAAAACCCCACGAATAATCGTAGGGTAATTAGAAATATAGGGAGATACCAAATTTACAACTCAGGTAATAGTCCGGCTTTTTCGACGATATTCCAGACTCTATCTTTGTACCTATCCACGGATTCGGTCTGATTAATATGGGTAAAACCCCTATCGGTTAATATAGCTAAGAACGTGATTAATTCACAAGTCATGTGGTCAATCTCATCAATGGTTAATCTTTTTTTTCTGATACCTTCCTTAAGAATATCATAGTTAACCTCAACTTTTCTACGTAAATCAGACATAAACAAAAAATTAAATTAATAAATATAAAACAAATATATAGGTTTTTTTTTAACTGGCCAAATTTTTAATGAATTCTTCTAAGTTTTTTTAAAATCTCATTAATATCATCTTCGGTTTGATACCCTAAAACATCATTAGTAAACTGTGTGTCATAAGTAATATCCCAATTATCCGGTGTCCCTTTAATTATTGCCACTTCCCAGGTGTTTCCATCACAATAAGATCCGTATCTTGTTGATCCTGGTATTTTAAACCTAACGACAGAAATACCGTACCCATTTGGTAAAAACAACTTACCTTGTTTCCCCTCACCAACCTGGTGTGGTTCAAAAACTATTTGATCGAAAAAAGACATAATATTATTTTTTGATGAATAATTTTGTAAAATAATCCATAGGTACCTTATATAGAGTTTCATAGAACGTTACACAACGGGTACCAATCTCAATAGACTGAGTTAAGAAGGTTACTTCCTCACCCTTTTTTACTTTACGACCATTAATACCACCACCATTTTTAAACGTGTACAGAATATAAGTGTCCTGAGTTGCTATAAATTTTTGACCTTTTACCATGACTAAATTTTAAATATTTAACCAAAGATAATGGTTTTTTTTTAATTTCCAAATATTTTTATAAATAATCAAATAATTCTGAACTTTCGTTTCTAAGTCTACGCAAAGCTTTATCTTTAATTTGTCTAACTCTTTCTTTTGTTAGATTAAAGTCAGATCCAATATCTTCTAACGTTCTTGGTGTTCCTGTTAATCCGTAATAATCTTCAACAATAACTCTTTCTCTATCATCTAGAATATTTAGAATTGACATCATTTTATCCTTTAATTGATCTTTAGTGTTGAAAATGGAATCTGGTGACTCCGCGTCATTGTTAACAATAACATCGATCAACGTATCACCTTCACTATTTATCGACATATTTAGATCAATAATTGATGGTAGTGATGTGAATTTGTCATCCATTTTTTTACCGGAGTTTTCAACTTCTTTTTTAGCTTTTTGTAAATCCTGAACAATATTAACCGGGAGTCTTATGGTTCTAGCGTTATCATTTAATGACTGGATAATACTTTGTTTAACCCACCAAACCGCGTACGATATAAATCTAAGATCCTTACCCCAATCAAAGTTTTTAATAGCTTTCATTAACCCAAAGTTACCTTCAGCTATTAAATCTTGGAGATCCATACCCTGGTTTTGGTATTTCTTAGCTACCGTAATTACAAATCGTAAATTACCGAGTAACAGTTCTTCCTCAATTTTATCCCTTTCGTATTTAGTTGTCGACTCTAATTTCATCTTTACAGCTAATTCTTTTTCCCTATCTGGGGTCATTACTTTAAGTTTCCTGATGTCTTTTAAATAATAATAAAGTTCTTCTTGATTAATTGGTATACCCCCATTTTTTTCCTTCATATTTCGTTATCCCCTTTTTGACTGATTGTTTAGTTTATTTAATTCTTGTTTAGTTAATGATTCCATACCATACTGACTTATTTTATCTAGAATCTCGTCCACACTTAATTTAGACTCCATGTTATTTACAATTTTAGTAAATCCACTCAATTCTTCTAAAAAAAATTCACCAACAAGTGATTTATATTCGTGTAATGATTTTTCATCACTCTGGATGTCATTTAAATAGTTTTTAATTTCTGATGAGATATTAGTTCTGAACCCGTCATTAGCTTGTACTATGAAATACGTAAAGTCAATCTCTACTTGTTTACCATAGATTAATAACACGTCCTCTAATTCGGACAACTCACTTGGGTCAGTACTAAAATGTATTACTATATATTTTGGTCCGTAAGTGTATTTAATGTTTTTGGAGTTTGAGAATCCCAATAAAACATCACAAATCTCTTCAGCTAAATCTTGTGTATTTCTAATATTATGTGGATACACGAATAGTAAATGTTTCATATTACATCATTATTTTTGACACATTATCAACTTTTTTAATTTTTACAATTGTATCAGCCCATTGTCCAACCATTGGGTTATGGGTGATGACAAATATTTTTTCAAAGTATTCTTTTATTTTGACAAAAAATTCAGATACCATCTCCAGGTTATCGTTAGATATTTTACCAAATACCTCATCAAACACAACGATATTTGGTTTTGGTAAACTACATATCTTACTTAAAACGGATCTTAAAGCTAATGAAGCTATTGTTCGTTCATATCCAGACCCAGATACCATTAATTTTTCAATTCCGGTCCCATTATCAATCATTACAAACTCAACTTCATTTTTATCATTTATTCTAATCTCCAATTTAAAGTATGAACTGTCTTCCATTAATCTTTGTAATTCTGAATTAATTAATGGCATCATTGTTTTCATAATCATTTTAGACAACCCGTTTTTACCAAAAGCTTCCAGGTACATCTTGTAGATCTTATCCTTTTCCTCTTCCTCAGATATTTTGATTATAATCTTTGAGTAATTATCAATTTTCTCATCAGATGACTTTATTTGATACTCCTTATTTGTGATTTCTTGGGTTTTAACCTTTTTATCACCTTCAAGTTGTTCAATTTTAAGGTCAGCTTTTATTATTTGTGTATCAATCTGTTGATTTTCCTTTATTTTATCCTGAACATCGTTCCACCTACTAATCTTATCATTTAAGGTTTCAATTTTTAAATCACAACTTTCAACACTTAATTCATACTTTTCTTTGATTAGTTTGTTTTTCTCATATTCATCAAAGTCTTTTTTAAGTTGTGTGTAGGATTTTTCTTTAACCTCAAGATCTTTCCATTTTTTTGATAGTTTGTCAACTTTAATTTCCCAATCAGATAATTCATCAATCTTTTTCTTTGTTAAAGCAGCTTCCATTAATTTGATCCCACAATGTTCACATTGAATCCCGTCACCATACTTTTTAATCAAATTTTCAATTTCTTGTACTTTGTTTTGAGAAGATACTAGCTCTCCATTTGTGGTCTTCATTTCATCTTTAATTTCATCGTGTTTATCCTCATGATAAAATTCTTTTGGTTCAACAACATTTAATTCAGAGATTTTTACAATAAATCCACTTTTTTGGGTCTTTAATTGTGAGATCTCCTCATCTGTTTTTGTTGGATTCAACATACTAATTTCAGTATCTATGGTATGTTTTTTCTTTAACATGTCGTCACGATATTTTCTACCAGTTGTCAATCTATCTTCAATGTCTAATAATTCTGACGACAAAGTTACTATATCATTCTTTAATTCGGAAATCTTATTCGAATTATTTTCAATGTCTGTTTTTAACTCCTCAGTATTGTATACGTTTGACATTTTAGACTTACTAAACTCTGAGTAAATTTCTTTACCAACTTCCTCCTTCCTTTTTAAAAACTCTAAACCCATAAACCTAGATAATACTTGACCTCTAGCTGTTGGTTTTGATTCCAGGAGTTCCTCCAGGTTAGTAGCGGTAGTCAATATGGTCATTAAAAAATCATCCTTAGTCCCGATAGAATTTTTAATAAAGGTTTCAGTTTCTCTTCTTTGTTCCCCAGTAAAATTTTGTAATTGACCATCAGAAAGTCTTTTAAAGAAGTCTAGATCGGTTTTTACATTCCAGTCACCCTTTTTTGACATCTTTCTTTCGATTGTACGAACGATTAAGTAATCCTCACCATCAATTGTTACCTCACCCTTTACCGTGACTTTATCGTGATTTGTAAACCTATTAAATATCTCCTCAGCTTTTGTTGTTTTTGTTGTCTCATTAAAAAATAAGAATAACAATAAATCAACTGAAAGTACTGTTTTACCACCAAAATTAGGTGGATCAGACTCGACAACTACAACACCGTTACATTTGTCAAAATCCATAACCTGGTTTTCACCGTAAGATAGGAAATTTGAAAATTCAATTTTTCTAATGTACCACTTTTTAAATTGTGTGTTATCAATTTCTTCCTCCGACATTTTATTTTCAACCATTCTGTTGATTGATATTACATCATCAATATAATCATCATAGTTCTTAGACTCCAAGAATTTTTTCAATAAATCCAACTGATAATTAACATCAGTAACATTTAAGGATACATCAACCGTTTGTTGGGTGTCGTCCTGTACTGCTTTGGACTTTGTCAACACATTCACATTTGTTGTGTTATATTTTTTCTGAAAATAATGTTTAACCCCTTTAATTTTATCTTGAGTAAAATTCTCGGGTAAATCTTCCCAAACAACTTGTATTGTTGGGTTCTCAAACTTTGAAAAATCTAATTCATTTATCATTATATCGTAATTAAATTGTTTTGGTGGATTAAATAGATCCAGTTGTGTCATTTCTATCTTCAATTGTGAACCCAGCGCTGTCGTGTGTTGGTTCGTTTTCAATAACTTCGATGTCTATTGTTTCGTCGTTATTTGAATCAGTAAAATCCAAATTATTCAACTCATCGTTTAGTTTTGTATTTGGAAAAATACCGGAGTCTTCAACCAAACTAAACGGTAAGTCTTTATCACCTAGTTTTACACTTAAATCAGGAGTATTCATACCATCCAATCGTTGTTCAAAAAGTTTATCAATTTGTTTTTTCATCATATACTTTTCTTGTTCGATTTTTCTGTTTCTTTTTTCAACTTTTCTTTTGTGTTCTTTAGCTTTCTTACCCATTTTATTTATTTTTAATCGTTTATTGTTTCGTTGTTATTATTTGTCATTTCCCTCACTGGTCTATTTTCTTCAAACCATTCAATGATCGAATTTAAAGCCCAAACTGATCCAGCTGATAACATTCCATCAAAGAATACATAAAAAAATTCATTATGTCCAATAAAATGTGTTACCGGTGAAAAAAAAGTTAATGATAGAAAAAATCCAACCCAAGTAGAGGTACACAAAACACATTGTATTAGTCCCGATAGGAATTCACCCAGGTACTGAAATGGAGCGTATCTGTTATTACCCCAATTATGGATTTTGTTTCTTAATCCGTTAAATATTGATCCATACACCAATATTGTTGTCATTCCGTAAGCGGCTAAAATAAAAATAATTAATTCCATGTTATATTTTTTGATTTATATTTGATCCCCTAAGATAAACCGCTATTTTTTTACTTGATTCATCCGTGAGATCTTTGTTTATTTTTTCTAATTCTTGAATTTGTTTGTTTTTATCGTTAATTTCCTTTCTTAACTTTTGTAGTGTTTCCTGTAACATCTTTGTTTCCTCGGTATTTTCTTTTGGTGTTTCTTTTAAAATGTCTAAATTACGTCTAAGTTCATCTAATTGTTCATCTTTTTTAGACATTTCTTCTTTCATTTTAGTTATACTTTCATCTAGTTCATTTTCAGTTTTTTTGTCGTAAATATATACTATTTTTTCGACAGGAACTTCCACTTTTATCTCTTTAATTACCTCTCTATCTACATATTTGATAACTTCGACTTCCGTAGGGGGGGTCGGAACTTCCTTTATAACCTCACGATCAACATATTTAATAACTTCAACCTCCTTTACTTCAGTTTGATTACTTTCACCCAGAAAACCGTATCTTTCAATATCAAACCCTTGTTTAAAACATTTAAAAACAAACTTATCAACGTCTAAAATATTATTTGTTCCACAATATTTAGATATTGATTCCAGGGTTTTTTTATCAAATATTTTTGAGAACTTCTGATCCATTTTCCAAGTCTTCGTATGATGTTATAAAAAATTTAAGGAATGGTTTAGGATTAAATAGGTCGGTATATGTGTATTCCTTCGTTTCGATGTCGTACATACCAAACCCGTGTCTTCCAATACTTTCACCAATATTGTTTTGGACTGTGGATCCAATCATATACCCTTTACCAGTTCCAAACTGAAACTCAGCTCTTTTATGTATGTCGCCACAAAGTACGGTTTCAAGACCATCAAACTTTTCAACATCATAAGCTTCTTCACCAAACTCAAATCCAAGGTCTGTTTTTAACCCGGATATTGGTCCGTGAAATAACCCTATTTTAATTCCTTTAGCTTCACTAAGATCTGGTGGGATATTCCCTTGGTATTGTGAATAAACACACCAGCTAATATTATCATCCTCATAAACACCCCTATCTTTATAATATACAATATTATCATCTTTAAGTGAGTCAATTATTGGTGTTAAAGCGTCCAACCTTTCAATGTTATTCACTAAAAAATCGTGATTACCTGGGATAATGATTGTTTTACAAATTTTAGAACACTCCGTTAAAACCCAACTAACCATCTCAATTAACTCTGGTGTCATTTGATTTTTGGAGTGGACTAGATCACCGGTAAAAACAATTCTATCTGGGGTTGTTTCACCCCATTGTTTAAACATTTCTGTTAAAATTGACCGATATAGATCATGGTCCTTAAATAATCTGATGTGTAAATCAGAAAAGTGTACAAGTTTTTTTATCATTACATTACAATTTTTGGTGGTGCTCCTAAATCATCGTGTCCATCTTCTTTAAATGGGTTTACTGATACAGGTATTGGTTCAAATCTACGAGGAATTATTGTTGATGGGTTTGGGAAGAAAGGATCAACGTCTTTTACTTCTCTCATTTTTTCTTGAATGGTTTCAATATCACTCTGTTGTATAACTGTCCAACGTCTATTGGTCATAAATCCATCTAACCATATATAAAATTCTTTGTGTGTCATATTTAATCCTCCTCAATATTAAAATCATATTCATCTTCATTTTCGATTTTATCCCACTCCAATTCTTGGTCCCCCCTGAAATCAACTTCTTCGTAAAACTTTTCTTCATCTTCTTCAAAAAGTTTAGCTTCCTCATCTGTTAACTCGGCAGAATACTTACAAATTGTTGTATAAGATTCAAACCATACTAATTTTTTTCCCATGTTTTTTTAATTTAATTCTCGATTATAAAGGTTTACTAATATTAATCTAGCTAGTTTAAACTCCCTGGATCTGTTTAATCTCAATCCATATGTCTTAGATATAGTATCTAGATATGGCATAGCTTGGGATATTGTCATTTTACCTATCTCCATTAGTCCACAAATAATTCAAAGTCTGTATTGACATGACCACAATCATTACACATGTAGGTTGGAAATGGTACTAGGGTGTCTTCTGGACTTCCGGTTAATAATTTAGGTACTTTCTTTAACATTGTGACTTCTTTAAAGAATTTACTCTCACACTTTTCACATTTAATTGTCTCTTGTTGTCTGAGATCAATCTTTGGTCTTATTATATCATCCATATTTGTTATTATTACATTTCAATAAACATTATTACCTCATTAATCGGTATTCTTACGTGGGGTATGTTTGTACTGCTCATTGGGTGTTTAACCATAACCTCATAAAACCCTTCAGGGCAAGCTTTTACTGTTGGTGTATTACTTATTCTTAAAATTTCTTTTGTTTCTTCCATGTCGGAAAAAAGTATGACAAATTTATCTGTCGTATTAAAAACTAACTTTTTCATATCTATTTATTAAAAATTGCTTGGATTACTATTACTATTATTATGAATAACAAGGCCCCAATCCATAATGGGGAGGTTACCCACCACCAGGACCAATCAATGTGTCCGGTTAATTTTAGAACTAGGAATATTAGGAATAAAATCATATTTAAACTAATACTCCCATTTGTTTCTTTATTACTCATGTTTATTTGTTTTACTAATTATATTACTTTTTTTTGACTTTGTCAAATTAGATTTAATATCCATATTAAGGATTAGGTCAATTGTTGATTTATCAACCCTATATTCCACATATTTACGGTCCTCGGTTAATCTAACAATGATACACCCAAGTAGTTTTACGTTTTCATACTTTGACCCCTCCAACATTTTCAATATTAATTTACCATACAGTGGTAATTGGGTTTTATAGTGTCCAAGTGCGTTGTTTGGTAAATACACAAACGGATATTTCATTGGTTTTGTATACCTTTGGGTTAAGAAGTTTTTTTCTTGGTTTGTTTTCCAGTCAGTGATTAATATTCCAATCTCACCCTTAGTACTAACGACCAACCACACCTTATCCGGTTGTCCTGTATATCCAAGTTCTGGGTGACCAAGTACTATTTCGGTGTCAAGTAAAACACACCCCCTATCTTGTAGTAACTTGATATATTCTTTACCAGCTATTATCATTGTGTCACTAACGATTATTTGTTGAGCGTCACAGTCAAATATTGGTTGTCTAACTTCCTTACTAATATTAAATTCTTTTAGGACGTGTTCCTCAAGGAAATAATGTACCCTGGATCCCATATTTGTTGATTTTCTACCTTTCTCAGCCCACTCATTTAATAATCTTTCAGTTTTGTCTGGATCACCACCGGACATTTCATAAGCTTTTTCTTCCGACGGGAACTCATCGTAGAATAACTTCATAACCTTGGATACTGATGGGAAATCAGTTCTTAAATTACCGTCCAGATCAACCATTGTATATTTATGTTCTTCTTCTTCAAAGGTCAATTGGAGTTCTTCCCTTTTTTTATTTAGAATTTCTCTAATTTCTTCAGCTATTTTTTCTATTTCCATATTTAATCTTTAATTTGTATAAAGTATTCTTCTATATTACCCCCAAGATCACAAACGTCTTTATCTTGTGGTAACTTCACTATTTTTATCTTTTCGTACAGTTTACCTCCGTTTAATTGTCTATATAATTTAACCGCGTTGTTAAAAGCGTCACCATCTAAAGCGATTATCACATTACCTTCAGCTTTTTCGTATATTTTTTCAAATAATAACTCCGACATGTGTTTACCTAACATGGGTATTGAGTTGTCTAGAAAAAACCCATCGAATACCCCCTCAACCAGGTATATATCTTTTTTCCAGTCGATTAGTCTCTCGTTGAAGATGATCTTATCTTTTTCAGCTTCTGGGTTCTTATATTTAAATTTAGTTCTTGGGTCCCAACTTCTAGCGATATAGTAGTTTAAATTTCCCTTTTTATCGTATGACGGGACAATTATTCTACCGGAATGACTACCTTGGTCACAAAAACCAATATTATATTTTTCAATTATTTCATCTGTTATCCCCCTATTTTTTAAATAATTGTACGCTTGTCGTCTAACTGGGTATACCGGGTTTGATTCACTAAACTTTGTGTATGATTCGGGTAATACCATTTTTTGGTATTTTTTCTTTACTGGAACAATACTCTCCGGTCTTAAAATACCATATAATTTTTTATGGGATTTATCCCCATATTTAGAAAATAACTTGTTTAATGACCCGTGAGTGTCTTCACTATCACCACAGGACCAGCATTTATATACCCCCGTAATGTAATTTACCTCCAGGTTGTGTTTGTCTCTCCCATCATCACAAACAGGACAATTAAACGATATTTGACCTTTGTTTTCATAGTGTAGTCCATAGTCACCAAGAACTTCCATTAATAAATCAACTATAGCTTCTTGTTCATCAACCATTTTAAAGTTTTTTACAAAAATATATATTTAATTCCAATAAAACAAAACTTCACAAGTTTTTTCTTATTTCTATATTTATTATAAACACAAATAGTATTAATGCCAACCAGTATTACATTAACATCAGTTTCAGGTTTATCACCATTTCACATATACGTCTGTGATACCGGTTTTACATCTTGTATTTATGTTAATACGGTGACACCAATTGATATTCCATATCAAATAGGTATACCACCATTATTTTCATCACTATCAAATGTTGTCGTAAAAGTAGTCGACACAAATGATTGTGAAATTAAACAAACCGTTTTAATTTGATGTCTGTATCTTGTGGACCATATTGTATATACGTACCTGGTTACCCATATAGTGGGAATTATACTAATGCTGGTACATATGATACATATTCATACTTAACTGGTAACACAACACCAACATATTACATGTACTATTTAACTGGTGAAACAAAGTGGTGTTTATCAACAGTACTTGGTGGTTCAATTTGTGATCAATTTGGTCCATTGGGTTCAACTTCATTGTGTCCCGATTTTGATCCATCCTTTTTTAATGGTAGTGGCGTTTGTTTGACACCGACACCAACACCGACAGTTAATTGTAGTATTCTTGATTTTGATTCAATATTAAATTGTTTTGTACCTGTTACACCAACACCGACCGCTACCCCAACTGTCACACCAACAAACACACCAACACCAACAGAGACGGATTTATGTGGTGGTTTTGGTATTAATTTAACAGTTTCCTACATAACCTCGACTCCAACACCAACCCCAACACCAACCCCAACAGTTACACCAGAAATTACAAGGCCTTGTAATTTTAATGGTCAGGTAATTTTTAATACTTTAGATGAGTTAATGCGTTGTCCAAATAGTAGTGAATTTGTTGATTGTTATACGGGTCAAAAATATATCACATCAGAATCTGTATTTTTACCAACTGGGGATATTCTAACAATTGGTACAGTGTATAAGATGAACGTTAATAGTGTTTCAGTATGTGCGACATTTACCGGATTGGTTGACAATATAATCGGTGTTGATCAAATTACTATTATATCGGTATTTGGACCATCTAGTGAGGGTAATTGTATTGTTTGTGTTCCGGATTCAACACCGACACCGACACCGACAGTTACACAAACAATGACACCAACACCATCAACAACACTTCCGGTGTGTCTTGAGTTAATAGTATCTAACACAATACCGTTTGAATCTTCATTCCAATACCACGATTGTATTTCTGGAGAATTAATCACACAATCAATCGGTCCAAATGGATCAATAACAATATGTACCAAAAAAGAACCTTCCGGTCCATCTAACATATCTTGGGATCCAACAGGTGTTAACTGTTATCCGACAACACCAACACCGACACCGACAAGGACAATGACACCAACCCCAACAATGACACAAACACAAACCCCAACAATTACTCCTAGTCAAACACCACCACCATGTATGTTTATGATGACAATTGATACAAGGATAACAAATCCATCGACAAGCCCTGGAAATAGATTTAAATTCCCTAACACACCGGGTTGGGTTGACGTAACCGTTGAGTGGGGTGATGGTAGTACTGATGTATTTGGTGGTGGGTCACATGTAGCTCATATCTACCCAATTGGTGATATTTACCAATTAAAAATTTACGCGAACCCTGGTGGGTCTGTGGTTGGTTTAAACTTTGGTGTTGGTAGTAGTGATGAAATAAAAATATTAAGTATCGACTCTTGGTGTGGATTTATACCTACTGAGAATGATAACTTACTTGGTGCTGACAATTTGGATATGTCATCAACTATTGGTGTTCCTAATATTCCTCTTGCTATTTCAACTGGAAATATCGGTTCCCTTTGGAATATGTTTCAGGGTACTTCAGTTACTAATATTAATAACGTTGGGTCTTGGGACATCTCAGGTCTAGATATTATAGACTGGGGTAACGGTGGTGGTCCTGGTACTGGTATAAATTTAACACCGACTAATTATAGTTCACTCTTAATAGGTTGGGCTTCTTTAGGTTCCTCATTATCGGTGGGTACATACTTTGATGCTGGTACATCACAATATAATAATGTACCGGTAGTTGTAGCTGCTAGAAATTATCTAATCCTAACAAAAGGATGGACAATAATCGATGGTGGGCCAATATAAAAAAAAATATCGTCTAAAAAGACGATATTTCAAATTATCATTATTTTAGACGATATTATTTCCAAATCTCATTGGACTTCATATATCCTAGAACACAAGTGTAAGCGTCTGTCTGGTCGAAATTTTCCTTTTTTAGTGTGTTGTTTTTAGTGTATAACCACCTTATTTGTGGTTCTCTTTTAGCCACATGTTCCCAAATGATCATTTTTTTATCAATATCTTTAGGTAACCCACCAAATAAGACGAATTTCTTTTTGTCGTTTTCTTGTACTAATTCCGGGAACGCGAATTTTCTTGAGTTATATGTCGATATAAATTCTGGTATGATACCTAATATATTATATATTTCTTTAAAGATGAAACTATTAAACCTTAATAGTGTCTGAATTGTATATATATTGTTAGAATTTAATAATGGTTCCTCAATTATAACTTTAACAATTCCCAAATTTTTATATTCTTTTAATTTTTCTGAGAATATTTCAGATTTAAGTATCAATTCTTTTAACTTATCGTCGGGTACCGGTTTTGGTCTTGGTGATACGTGTGTCAACTCCAACAACTCTTGTGTTTTTATCTCAAATAGAGCCCAACCTATCGTTTTTGTTGATATATCTAGTCCCAAAACCTTCGGACTATTCTTAATACTTTTTGACATAATATTCTTTTTAATTTAAAAATAATATATATCGAAAAAAAATGAATAATTTATTAAAAATCTATTTTAACCAAATACTGTTGTATACCGGTTCTTAGTGTTGGTGATTGTAGTTTCGACATAACAAGTATATCTTTATTCTCATCCAATAGAGCTATTTCGGTAATATAAGATTTGGTTCCTGGGGTCCAGGTTGGGTTTGTTGTGTTTTGGAATTCAGTATCATTCAGATTTATCTTATACCTCATCTCGTAAATTGTGGCTTGAATGTCTGACTCCAGTGATCCGTAAAAATAATATTCATCACCAAAATTTAAATTCAAACCGGTCGTTCCGTTAGGTACCAATTCAACATAATCATTTAGGTTATAATACGGTGCTGTGTTATATAATTCGGGTGTAATTATAAATGTAGTCCCGGTAAGTGAAGTCTCCGTAACATACCCATTTAAGAATTGATCTGAAATCGCTGATGTATAATCAATTATTTTCCAAAGTGATGAATCAGGTCTTTGACCTGTAGGTACTAATTGACATATAATTTCAAATGTATCAGCGTAATATCCGTTTGGAATGTCACAGGTTGTTGGACAAATTGTTGTTGTTTCGGTGACAACAGGATTAATTGTTGTTGTGGTGGTGACTGGTACATAGTCAGGTTGTGTTAAACATTGGAATTCCCCACCAAATCTAATCGCTACGTTTTTTGAAGTTTCTGGAGTACATATGTTACTTTCTGTTATTTTTGAGTAATAATTACAGTGTAGGGAGTTTGTGAAGTCCACAGTGTTTGATAACCTATATGTAACATACAACGTTTGACTACTACCTGTAATAATACCAGTTAAACTAGTTGTTATATCGCATGTATTTGGTGTTATTAGTGATATTTGTGGTGCTGGTAGTGTCCAATTCCTATTTGATTTGTATGACATAGCAGCTACCAACTCTTCGTCATCAATTACCACCATTTTATTGTCTGGGAATACTTTACCAACTCTATTTGGTATACCATCAGAATTAGGGTTTGTGTCCCATAAATGGTAATATCTAATTCCTGGTTGATTCATATCTGAATTCTTCTTGGATTTAATGTATTGTACCTTAAATAGGTCTTTATCATCAAATCCAGGTGGGTCAACCCAAAAAGTTTCACCAAAACAACATTCAGGGTTTTTGTGCCACATTAACCACGGAACATGGAATTTAAAATTCCTAGCTTGACCGGTAGTGTCCTGTGGGTTTGTTGGGTCGTATGGTTCCAACGCAAACTTTTCACCATAAAATAAATCTATGGTCTGGTTGGTGTAGTGTACTATTGAGACACATTTTTGTTCTTCTGGTTTAACCTCAATAATCTCATCAAATGAATTATAATAAAATGTTCTACTTGTATCTGACTGTCCCAAACTAGAGTTATAACCCAAATACTCTTTTGTACCTATGTAATCAATCGATCCAAACTTGGTATAATCCTCAAAAGTGTTATAATTTAATCCAGCTGGATTCTCCGTCCATGGAATATTCATATTCCAAATTTTAACATCAAACTCATCAATATCACAAACAGTTTCAAAATTAATAGCGTCCGTACTCCAGTGTGGTCTAGGTGTTACACTGTCATATAAAGTCGTCATATTTGGTGGGTATATCAACGTTCTAGCGATACATCCAGGTAATAACCCAAGTAAATTTGGTGTTGGTCTATCTAAAGTTAACTTATTACCACAAACACCAACTATTTTATAGGTTAGGATTGGATAACATGAATTTAATGACACTAAACAACTAACTTCTGGTTCTGGTGGACACACAGGTCTTGGACTTGGTGACAAACAAGGTGTTTTGGTTGGTGTAGGTGTTGGGGAAGGTGATATACAAGGGTAATCTTTTGTTGAACTTGGTGTGGGTGTTGGTGTGGGTGTTGGTGTTGGTGATGTTTCGGGTGATCCTAAACCATTTCCACCCCCATTTCCAATACCTAATGATGATTCATCACAATAAATTAAATTATCGTCATTTTCGGTCATTAGATTCTCAGTTAATTCTGTTAAAATGTTACATGAGTCTATTGTCGGTGTTGGACTTGGTGTGGGTACTGGTAAATTTGTACATTCACAGTTATATGATGACTTTCCATCATAAAAAATAGTTATTATATCACCAACACTTGGTTTTTTAATGTTTGTTGTATTACAACCAGAGTATATGACATCAATAGTATTTGACCCGTCGAGTTTTGACATGTCAACAACGTAGTTTGCACTTATAACATACCTATCACTAGTTAAAGCACTCCAACTAATTGTGTCAGCTGTTGTGTTCCCGGTAAAAAATCCTCTTAATGGTGCTCTGTTATACACAGAATCAACCACCGAATCCATATATGGTATACCATATGTATTCCCACTAGTACCGTCAACAAAATATGGATATTTTATACTGTGTTTTGTTGATTGTGGAATACCTGTACTATTTTGTGTGTTAAATGGTGGTTCAAGTACATAACTATTGGGGTAGTTATATAACTCTGGTAGTTTGTTGTACGATATTTCACTATCACCGATTTGGAAATACTTTATATTGAAGTTGCCCTGGGATAGTTTCTGTCTACCGGTATCTGTTACTCTGGTATTTACCAAACCACTTGTATTTTTAATTATGTACGCCATTTACGAATAAATATTTAGAATATCTTTTTAGGTGGATTATTGACCAAAATTTCACAACAATCACAATTGGTAACATCTACCGTACCGATGGATAAAGACATACTCAAATTGTTTCCTTTACAGAACCCAATATTTGGTGTTAAAATGTCGTCGGTATATGTTCCAGTTATGGTGTTATTTCCGGTTATAACAAATGTTCCGGATCTATTATAGATTTCCTGGATACCAGTGAATAACGGTGGACAACCATTTAATGATGGTATTATAGCTGACGTACCGGAATCTATTGGTAATTGACCATAACCATTAACTGTCACCACACAATCGTATGTTGGTACCGGATCAATAGCTCTTTTCCAATATTTAAATACACTTTGTTGGTTTAATTCAAATGATATTGATGTCCCAATTGGTAGTGGGTTATCCAGTGATATTGTAAATGAATTTGTATTTACATCTAATGATAATGTTAGGTTATAGACCGATGTTGGTGCTGGTACTAATGTAGCTGTTGTGTTACTCACACTTCCTGTTGAATCTTTTACAAAGATCAAATAAGTTCCTGGTGATAGGTTCATAAATGTTGGTGCTAATTGATATGTCACTCCTCCATTTATTGAATATTCATATGGTGGTACACCTGTCGTTGCGTTAATAATTATACTACCATCATTACCACATATTGGTTGACTTTCAACTACTTTGAAGTTTATTATTGATAGTGGTTTACACTGACCCACATTAACAATTACTGAGGATATTATTGACGCTCCAACTGGTTGCCACCCAACGACTGGTGGTGTGACTGGATTTGAGTTTACGAATTGTCCAGGGAATGGTCCGTCAATAATCCAATTGGATGTTATTCCTGTGTTCCAATATAATTCATAATCACCACCTAGTGATAACCATTGTTGTTGACCATTTATTAATCCATTAGGGTATAATACTTCTTGATAAACCGTGTCTTTAATCTCATATTCGTTTGTTATTAGATTGAATATTGCTATCGACTGAATATATGTTAAACATAAGGTTTCACCAAACGGTATTGTTGTTGTTGTGGTTACAGGTATAAGTGTTGTTGTTGTAGTTACTTGTGATTCTAAAATACAGGTTGTTCTAACAATAAAATCACCATAATAATCGGTAACAGTTGCTGGATATTCACCAACATTTAAATCACTTAACACCGTACTAACACTTCCATTTTCCCAATTTATTTGGTATGGTGGGGTTCCACCTGTAATTACCAATGTTAATAGACCATCAAAAGATGTATTGGTTGACGGGTCTACCGATAAACATTTAACACCCATGGGATATAATGTAAGTACGTCACACTCATTACCTCGTTTAATTGGTATTGGGTTTGGTTTAAAATATGGTATTGTTGTGGTTGTGGTTACATGTGGTATTTGAGTGGGTGTTGGGGTTGGTGTTGGGGTTGGTGTGGGTGACGGTGATATTGGTGGTTGTGGACACGGGTTTGATTGTTCACATAATACACAATGATAATATAAAACCTCATCAAACGATAATGTTGTCACATCCACATATAGGTCTGGATCACAACTATAGATTGGTGGACTCTGGTTATTACCAAAACTAACCAATTCAAAACAACCACTAAAATTTTGGTTTGGGTTTGATGATGATATGGCTTGATTAAAATAATACGTTTGTCCAATTGTGGCCGAACTAAACACTGGGGAGGTACTTACCCCCTTAAAGGATATTAGTTCCCCATCACAACAACCACTAAAACAATATGTGGTGTCTGTCTTATTATAAAATGATACAGTAACGTCAAGTGATGGTGATGTTACTGAAAATGAAAATAAAAAATAGGTCAGACTTGGTTGTAGGTTAATAACCTTCGACGTACCGTATCCATCAACAAAATTAAATCCGTTATAAACTGTTGTTCCGGTATTTTTAACCGACCATATAGCACCCATAGTGTTTTATTTAATAAATAATCGTTTTTTTATTTTTTTAAGTATGACTTCATCACTTCTATGTATTTTATTGTGGAACTTTCCGGATCTATATAATCAAAATGTCTAATATCTTCCGATAATTTAACTAAAGGGTCGACATTAATGTAATCCCCTTTGTAGAATTTTGTACTTTTTAAATTTTCGGTAACACCAGCCATGTGTAATATTGGTGATTTTTCATATTTTTCTATTGTGTCAGTAGCCCAGGAAAAATCTAACTTATCGGTAACTTTAGTCTCAACATTATGTAACCATAAATTCCATAACAATGACCACATTTCCGCTGTCCAAAACTGTATTTGACCTGGGTTTATTGGGAATCTTTTTTGGTAATCCATCATTTGATCGTATAGTGGTGTACAATCACAATATATTTTACACCACAAATCACTATTCGTATTTTTAATTAAGTATTGACCACCACCTGAATTTTCCTGATTATCTTTTATTACATTAATGTCAATCCCAACAACCTCAGCCATTTCCTCAAATAATTCATTTTTGTAAGTACTAATGTGTTGGTTTTCGTATTTACGACAACAACTTATTATATACTCATACCCAATGTATGAAATTGTATTTGACATGTATGTTATACCATCTTTCAATAATGAATCAAAATCTGGAAGTTCTCTGAAAATAATATCAGCGTCATGTAGAAAAAATAAGTCACCTCGACTTTCATCTTCTTTAATCCATTTATGTATTAGAAATGGTTTAATACTGGGTATGTATGATTTTTTTTCCCTATCATCAATATAAAAGTGTACATTAACACCCATGTCCCTTAATTTTTCACCTTCTTCTGAGGGTGTGTGGTTACCGTTAACTAATCCAAAAATTATATGAATATTTTCAGGTTTAATCCCGTTTTGTATGAAATTATGAACATATACCTTGGATTGCCAATGGAAGTATGGGACATCTGGTTGTGCCGTTACAAATAGAATATCTTTCATAAATAAAATATATTTGTAAAATGAACAAAGTGAACCTAATAAATCTTATTTAAAACTAATATTTCAGTAAAAATGAAATTAGCTGCGTTTGTTGAATTGAACTGTGCTGTAATGTCAAGTTGATTTGGGATTGTCGTATCAAAAGTAGTTTGATTTAAAGTACTAAAATTATCACCTTCAAAGGTACCACCGGCATTTTGTGTAAATGTAAAGAAACCCGAAGATTGTATTTTTGCATTTCCAGCAGTACCCACAGCTCTAATAGTAAATGTTACTTCAAAAGAAAAATGTGATGACGTAACATTTGGCATATTAAGTGGTCCAACAACACCAAATTCAGCAGAACCTGATTTTACTCGTAGTGTTAAATCGTCACCATTGTTAGCACCTAAGTCACCGGATACCCTAACAACAAAAGAATCACCAACAGAAAATCCGTTTGTTGGAACGTTTAATGTACCCACACCAGGTCCAATAATACTTAATTCTGATGTTGTGCCAGATACTGTAATACTATTTCCTGTTTGAGCATATAGACCAAAAACTGTTGGTCCAGGAATTGTTTTATATTTTACCATTCCAGATATGGTATCCCTAACTAAATAATCGGTAGCGGTTTGGTCCTGTGGTGGTGTATTCTTTATCAATAAATTATTTATATGTACCGTACAAGCTGATTGTGTTGATATGTTACTTCCGATTACTGTTGAAAAGTTATGATTTATCACGTTTCTACACCCTCCGACTATTGTCGAATAGCAAGAGTTTATTATATTCCCGTTAGCCAGTAATATTGACCCCCCACCAACAATTGATGAAAAAGTACCATTAACAACATTTTGTATACCACCACCAATAAAATTATAATTACATAAAGTTTTATTACCCAACGCTGGACATGATCCACCACCACCGGTTATCACGGATCTGTCCCCACTGACGGTGTTAAATCCACCTCCACCAACAAATCCAGCTAAACCTAATACAGTATTACTGATACCACCACTAACGACAGAACAATTACCGGATGAGTCTGATGATGTCCCAATTCGTTGTGTTGAGTCCGTTCCGGGTCCAACTTCATATAATGTTGTTCCGGTAAATCCGGATATTACTTGTTCAATTGTAGCTTTATATGAGGATCCAGCTGGGTTTCCTTGTGATATGTCGGTTGGTATTACGATGTGTATAAGATCGTTTAATGTTACACCAGAAGCTAATGTTTGGTCAGTTAAAAAAGCCATGTTATTTTTATTTTATAAATATTACTGGAAGTCATAAATATCCCCAGACATAAAATAAAACTCAGTACCGTCTTGGAATAGTTTTTCTGGGTCAAAGTTTTCACAATACAAAATATGGAATCTTTCACAACCGTCACTTGTGATAATTTTTAAACCGATAGCTGGTGCGGTGTCAAAAGATGGTGGTAAAATATAACTAACTATTGGTGGTACCGTACTAGTCAAATTATCCAATGAAATACAGTCATCACCAAAAACATTACAGACGTAGATCATATAGTTTGGTCCCAAACCGGTTATATTTGTTATAATAACTTGTGTCATTATGGAATTGTCGTTGTGGTGGTTATTGGTGGTAGTCCACAATCAATACATGATATATCATAAACTATTTTCAAGTTAATAATAAAATTAGACCCATCGTATTGGTTAAATGAATATGGTTGACAAGATTCTTGGATTTCGGCACAATCGTTATATATTATAATTTCATTATTATTTACATCAAAATCAACATTACCAACACCTGGGAATTGTTGTAAAGTTTGTCTAACAGTATCTAGATATTGTAATTCGGTTGGGTAATCTGTAATTCCAGATGAGGTGTAGAACGTATTTTCAATCACGCTGTCGTCAATTTTAACCTCAACAATAAATTGAGCTGAGTTGATAATACATCCATAGTCGTTCAAAGTTAGATCATAAAAACCTTCATTAAACATTTGTAATATCCCCCGTTTACCTAATTGTCCGGTGTTTTTAAAAACTTTTTCACAAACCGTATATGTTTCATATGATGATACCAATTTAGTACCTTTTAAAATCACTGATTTAGTCAGTGAACATCCGTCCGAATCAACTACTTGTAGGGTATATGTACCCGCTGATAGGTTATTTATTGATGGTGTTGTTTGACCACCTGGTGACCAAAGATATGTAAACGGTGGTGAACCACTGGTTATCATCGTTGATATTTGACCATCATTACCTGTTACCGGATCAAACGGTAATAGAGTGAAAAATACATTTTGACTTGGGTTAACGTAGAAATTGGTTGTTTGAATACATCCAACTGAGTCTAAAACATAAGCGGTGTATGTTCCAGGTGCTAACCCGTTAAAGGTGTTTGACACTTGGTATGGGTATGTAACGGGACTACTAGTTGGTCCAACAACTTGGTATGTATATGGGATAATCCCCCCAGTTGTAGCTATTATTTTAACTGACCCATTATTAAGTCCACAGGTTGTATTTGTTACGGTGGTGTTGACTCTAAATTTGTCAACATTTTTAATTTCAATTATTTCGGTATATGTACAAACACCATCATCAATTATCAATGTATAAATTCCACTGGATAATCCGTTATAGTTAAATATTGTATTTTCATTAATGTCAAATACAGTATTCCCAGAGGAATCGATTAATTGGTAACTATATGTTCCGGATGGTACACCAGAATTTAGTGTAACACTTATAGACCCGTCTAAATTACTACAAAAAGAATTTGTTACCGTGATATTTGTCACACTAAAACTATTGGTGGTAATGACGTTTGTTGATCCAGATGTTGCACAAAATCCAGAATCCTGGACAAACACATTAAATACACCTGACGACACATTTGTGAATGTATATGATGTTGAGAATGATATTATGTTTTCCCCGTTGGATCCTGAGTAGAAGAATGGTCCGGTTCCACCCAATAACTGTACTGTCACGTCACCATCACTACCAAAGCAACTGGGTTGGGTAGCTGTTATTAACCCAATACTCACATTATCTACTTTTCCAACACCTGTAATATTAGTTACGGAACAACCAAGTGAATCCGTAACTGTAACTGGGTAAAACCCTTCTGTTAGTCCGGTAATTGTTGATCCGGTTTGACCAATACAACTATATGTGTATGGTGGTGTGCCTGTAACCCCAGTTATATATATTTTACCATTTGGTATTCCAGAACAACCATAGTTATCAACAACATATGTTCCAAAATTAAGGGTATTTGATGTGTATACTAATACGGTTTCACTTGTTCCGGAACATCCACCCTCATCACTTACTGTGACATAATATGTGTCAGCTGAAACTGGGTCAAATACCGCAAACGTACCACCATTTTTAACATCTAAAACATTACCTGATATATCATATAGGGTATAACTGTTAGACCCAAAAACTGATTGTGTTGTAGCGGTTATAGATCCGTTGTCATTCCCACATGTACTACCACTGGATGATAGACTTACGGTTATACCACTGGAAATGTTAAACCCATATATACTTGGTGGATCTGGTGTAGCGTCTTGTATGTATACAAAATAACTAAACCCAGTTAGATTATTAGCTGAATAACCGGTCACACCAACAGATGTTGGTAATAACCCAGTTGTTGTAGCTTCGTACACAGTGAACGTTGGGCTATCCCCAGCTATATCAAATGATACCGCTCCTAAACCACTGTTGGTACAGTCCCCGGTTACGGATAAGTTATATATTGAAATGAATCCCATTAGTTATTACATAATATATTAAAGTTTATACCGACATTAATTTCAATTGTGTCTGTTGGGTCAATTGGTATACAGTTATTATTATACACCGAAACCGTTTCCTTTGTTTGGTCAATGAAATAACTTAATCCGGAATCCTGTAATTCATCAAGTGCTTCACTTAGAGCGGAAACCCACTGTTGATTTGTTGGTATACTACTTGAATAAGTTAATCCATACCCAATATAGAATGGGTATACATTTAATATAACACCACCAATTCTAATGTCAACATACCAATTAGTCTCCAGTGTTGATAAAACACAGTCATTATTTAAATCCAACCCATTGTTGATGGCGTATGTGTTAAGTGTGTCCGATAATACAACCCCAAATGATGTTGTCAAACTATTATTACTCCAAGGATATAACCCACACTCAATAAATTGTGTCGGACAATCATAAACAAATATTTGTCCCGTAATCTTACATGAGTTACATGGTACTGGTAATAATTGACATCCAGCTTGTCGTCTCCAAACAAATTTTTGTCTGTGGAATATTGAGTTTTCCAACCTAACCCCCCCATTCCATAATGTTGTAGCTGGTACCATTTGTTCTACTAATCTTAACCAGTAGTCACCTAAACCATTAACATAGTCTATCATGGTTCTATACGTAAAATTATCATTAGGAACATTTATAGATTCCTGTGATTCTAGGTATCTCCAATATATAGACTGTAGTGTTGGGTACCCCCCGGTTTTACCGTCGTTAATATATTGTCTATTCCTAACATTTATCGTATTTTTCCAAAATGTTTGAGCGAACTCAAAGAATGTTTTTTGTTTTGGTTTTGGGATTATTTCAGTCCAATCAATACCACCTCTTTGTGGATATGGTGTGTTTGGATTCGGATTACAGTACGTCGGTTGGATGTAGTTTAATCCTTCCTCTGGGATTGGGTAGTTATATTTTCTTGACATTGACCATACGTCATAAACCAAACCTTGTGACGGGTTTAGAAATATATCCACATTTTTAACATTTAACACCAAGTTTTCGTCATAAGCTATGTAATAAGCGTTAAAGTTACCATCACTAGTATTTCTTAATGGACCAACATCATTTGACCAACTTTTATTATTATCTATTGTTTTTCTAAGTCTAAATCCTAGATCCATATATGGAAAATCCCTATATCGATTTAAATATTCTTCACCATAATTAAATGGTTGTAGTATTGTTTGGTAATTCGGATTAGATCCGGTAAAAACACTATTTGTTAGATCCACCTGTTCTGGCATTCTATGTTGTGGTGTAGACTCAAACCAACCACCCCCTTTTTGGAAGAAGAAATTTTCGGAAAATTGTGGGTTTGTCGGGTAACCATTTTCATTAATCGGGTAATCTAAAATAGTTGTCTGTACGTCTGAACTAATCAATGAAGTTGTAAATCCGGTATATTTAACTCCCATGATCGAGAATATATCTGTGGTGTCCAATACTGGTAATTCCTGGACATAAGTTCCACCGGAAATTTTAGCGTACTGTACACCGAATTCATCCATGTCAATTTTTTGATCAGCTAAGTAAACATGTTCATTAAATTCAACTAAAGCTTCTGGAGCTCCTACTAGTCTTAATAAAATTTCAATTGACTTTCTGGTTCCTTTAGATTTGAATAAATAAGCCGAATTTAAAATTAAATTCCTGTAGTATTGGTAATTAAGTTCGTCTGGTGTCATACCTCTTGACCATCCAGTAAATTCATTTGACCCAGTGTTAAATACTGAGTTTAAAAGTTCATCATTACTTATTGGTGATATATTTGTTTTCCAACCTAGTGTTTGTGCTAAATTCTTTAACAATTGTGATGGAATATCATTACCAATATTATAATTAACTGAATTCATATTTGATAGAGCTGATATAAACATTTTTGTTTCATCAAAACTTCTACCGTATATCTGTAATAGTTTTTCAAATTTTTGATCCGAGGTGTCAAATTCCTTTAAAGCTCCGGTGGTTAAAAATCTAGAGATTAAGTTTGTTCTATACTCATCTAATAAATTTGTGTATTCATTTAGTTTACCTAAATATTCGTCAAACTTTCTAGTTTTAATATCTAAGTTCCATGGACCTTCCTTGGGGAATGTTAAAATTTCATTTGTTATACTAAAAGATCCGTCATCATTCTCTTTAGGTAGTATGAATGTCGCGGTATACTCTGGTACAACCATTCTGTTTAGTAAGAATTTTTCAACCTCATCAAAATCTTCGTTAAATGATTTATTTGTGGTTAACTTATTTGGTCTTAAATTGTATGGGTCTGTAATTGTTGTATTACCAGAAAAAGGATTTCCAAGAACAACAACAGTTAGTTTTGTGTCAGCTGATGGGTCAATCGGTGAGTAATAAACTATTGGGTATTCATTATCATAAAAAAATAGTGAATATTTTAGGTAATTTTTTGTGAAGTTCCTAAGTGGTGATACTTCTATTTCCTTTAACTCAAAGTTTCTATCTGCGTTTGTTGTGTAATCAATATCAAATGTGTTATATAAATTATCTAAATTAATATCGAAAGTTGTTTCGTTTTCAACTTGATCATAAACAATGTTAAAAGCACTGTAATATGTACCAAAATTTGGTTGTTGGCTATATACTTGTAAAGCAGCTGGGAAGTAATTTATTATTTTTGTTATCGAAACTGACATTCTTTTACTTAGTGACCCATATAGTGTGAAGTTACTAACTTGTGATAAATCAAAATTTGGATAAACTCTAAAATTTTTAGCTAGTATTGTTCTAGACTCCTCAACACTATCGATATTCATTGAATTTAGTGATATTGGGTCGGAGAAAGCTCCTATTGTGAACGTCCTATCTTTTTTCTCACTTAACGCAGTGGTAAATTCAAAATTAGCTTGTGTTAAACCACCTCCAGCTACTAACTGGAACCCAACCAAGTTGTCCGAAAACGAACCTTCCCCGCTTGGTAATTGTGGTGGACAAGTATATTTTTTTATAGCCATTACGGAATTATATTAGAAAAACTTTTACTAAAATCAATATTACCCCCTCTATCCTGTCTAACCTCATAAAGTAGGTCGTTAAATTGATCTCTAATCTCATAAAGGTTGTATTGTTTGTAAATATTGTTATTTTTATCGTACATCGTGTAGATCCCGTCATCAATAGATTTCGTTTGATTACCGAACATAGCGATAGCTAATGTTGATATATCGTGTTCAACTATTTCAATTTCCGTCGTTATTGGGTTAAAAAATGTATTTGTTATTATGATGTTTTGATCTGGTTGACCAATAAATGGTGTAGCGTTAGGTTTGTTAGTTGGTGATGATGATGGTGATAAGGTACAGAATACTAAATTTGTGGTACCCTCAACATATCGATATCTAATTGATTTTTGTGACGTGTTTGTTAAATTTTGATAGACCGGTTCACAATAAAATGATGAGGTTATAATTCTAAAAAAATTAGGGATTTTTGTACCGTCGGAATTTAAGTACTCAACTCTAAACCCAACCAAACCTTGATTAATAAATTTATTCCTATATTGTGTGGGTACGTTATTTAAATCAATAACCAAACCTTTTACATTCGGTAAAGATGATAATATTCCACAATCGGTTATTACCGTTCTAATTTCAGCTGGTCTAATGTAAAGTGTGTAGATACCCAATCTATTAAACACGTCAGCTGGTAATTTTAAATTATATAATCCACCCAATATCTCAACATTAGTGTTCCCACCTGTTAAATTATTATGAAAATATGGTCTCAAAATGGTACTAGCGTCCAATTTTTGTAATATGAAGTTGTCGGTATCATCCCTACTAGGAGTATAATTCAATATAATCTCAACGTCGTCTGGACTAACATCCGCACTTCTTATTGTTCCGTAATTACCTGTTGCCACAATTAATTTGTTTTAATTTTAGTTTATTTATAAATACTAATTATAGTCATTTTTAACTTTGAAAAACCCATAACCGTATTTAACTAAGTCACCCAGATTATCTACCTCCCCCAGTCTTTCAATATATTCAAGAGCGGTCAACTTACCCCTATCAACATACACGTTTGTTTGAACCTCTGGTTGGTCAATGATGTTAAGGTAACTTTCATTCTTTGTAATCGCTGACAATATCATGTCATTTAACGTCAATCCAGATGATTGTGTAATGTATAATGTAGTTCCATCCTCGTAGTCATAATAATCAATATCACTTATGGTGTAAGCGGTATATGATCCACTTGGGTCCGGTCCCCAATATATCCCAACATTACCTGATGTTCCAGTTACTGGAATACCCAATTTAAATTTACCCCCATATAGATTATACTTGGGTCCATACTGTATTAAGTCATTAACTGTTGATTCTGTGTATCCAGTAACGAGAAATGGTACAGATATGTAATTACTACTTACAAAGTCATTTATATTTGTATTTGAGTCCCCTGTAAATATATAATCATAACTTATTGGGGTTCCAGACCAATTACCACCTGATGGGGTAAATGTAGCGGTTCCCTGTGGGTTAAAAGGTACAATATTTGTAAATGGTACTGTTACCGTTTTAGATACCGCCCAGTCAATAACATATGTCACCAATTCCAAAAACTTTTTAAATTCTAAGTCTGATGTATTATATAGGGAATATGTGGTTGGGGACATTGTGGATCCTGAAAACAAAAAGTTTTGAATAACATCTTTCTGTAATACAGCTCCGTCAAATGTTGAGTAGTACCCAATGTCAATAGCTGTTTGGGTGAACATTATTGGTATGGTTAATCCGGTCAATAATGATGTACCTCCAGTACCCCCACTTAATATGTTGGTCATACCAGTATATACACCGGTGGTTCCGGTTAGATATTCGGTGGTCGAAGCTGTAAACAAACAACATGGGTCAATAGTGTAAAACGTTTCACCATCACCGGTATATGTTACCGTAATTAAATCACCCTTTATATTTTCAGGTGATATTTTAAAATAATACTTTTGTTCTTCCATATTATGGGTTTACGTATTCATACCAATTAATCTGGTTTATCAGTATTCCACATCTAGTGTTGTTATCAGTTCTAAAAACTTGGTATGTTTTTTCATCATAATTTAACTTAACCTTATAATAAAAATATTGACCATTATCAAAATTAAATTTATTTGGTGTTATTAAACTTTGTGGTTTGTTAGTCATTCTAATAAATGTACCCAATTTAGCGTCAAAAAATTTAGCTGACATATAAAACTCATCGATATTAATGTAAGACCTGTCTCTTAACCAATAAATAAAAAATCCTTCCTTATCACCAACATAATCTAAAACAAATTGTGGTTTTTTTATATCTACGTTTGGTTGTAGTGGGTTAATTGATACCGACTCGGTTAGACCTTGTTGTACTGGTATTATTATCGTCAAATATATTTTTTGGTTTTTTTCGTCATTAGTATCATATAAATCCAATTTAAAAAATGACTTGGTAAATGGTTTTTTAAAGTAATATATTTCTTGTGGACTAAAGTCCTCATAAATGTAACTGGTCCCCCAATCAGTTGGTGTGACCGTTGTGGCGGTTATTGGTTGTAGATCCTTATAAAAATTAAAATTGTGGTATATTTGTGTAGCTTTTTTATTAATAGTAAAAATGGGTGTGGATAAAACAAAATTCCACTCGTCATGACTAAACCTGACCGTTTCAAAATCTTTAGCTATACCAATAACTTCCTTGACCATTTCGGTTTCGTATTCCTCAACACTTTGATCCCTACCCATAAAATCCCAATTCATTTCAATTGGTATATTTATTTGGTTATCAATATTATCCCTTAAAATTTTATATTTATTCACAATCATCTATTAATGGGTCTTGAATTTCGTTTATATTTTTAACATTGGTTCCTTCCGGAATTATTCTAAAAATTGTGTTAACAAATGGGTAATGTTTTCCATTTGTAAATGGGTAATCAACACCAATATTATTTTGGTCAATAAACCCGTACGGATACAAATCTCTCCACCTAAAACCATTAGATAAATTTGAATAGAAGCTGTAGTCTGGTAGTCCAACAATGTTTTGATCCTGACTTTCCTCCACGTAGTCTGAAAATTCCCTAATAATTATTGGGTTGTGGGGGTAATAATAATACCCAAACTGATTTGTCTGGAAGTTATCGTTGGTCAGGTAAAACCAATTATTGTTAAATTTTATTTTATGACAATATCTGGATATTAATCTTTCTGTTTGTTGGTAATCGTTCCACTCACAAAAATCCCCATCAAGTGTGTCCCCCGAAATTACATCTTTATTATAAAAAAATGGTCCTTGTGATGGTATGGTTTCCGATGTGTAAGTACTTTCAGATATTGTGGTATTGGATAGGGTGTTAAATTCATCCCACCAAGAACTTGGTTGACTATTAACTAGTGGGATATTAAACTCCCAACCTTGTTTTAGTTTCCTTGTCCACCCAAAAAATCCTTTCCAGATTGTCGTGAAATATAATTGACTGATCGGTCTATTTTGATTATCTCTAAGTGGGTTTATATCTATATCAACATTAAATGATAATGTATACGATTGGGATCCTTCTTTAGTTGAGCTTCTTTGTTTATTATTGGGGGTTAGAATAGCTATCTCATCTTTAATGGTATTCTTAAAGATGTTTTGTTCAAATCCGGATTTAACTAAAACAGATTCATTACTATTTGTTATAATTTTGTGAACTCTAACATAATATTTTGATGTTGTTTCATTTTCATTTGTCTTACTTATCACTCTTTTAAAAGTACCCGAGTTGTTAGTCAGGAAGGTTGTACCGGTAAATCCTACATTTCTAATGTTAAAAATATATTCATCACTACCATACCCAAAATCACCCAATTTAGTCACTTTAAATGTGGATTCCCCATTATATGTTATTGGTAATTTAACGTATTCACCCACACTTAGTCCGTGTTTTACTGGGGATCTAAATCGTATATGTCGTCCATTAAGATCACTACCCAATGTAATTAAATATGGTATTCCATCACTAACCACCCATGACCAAGATGTTGTTGTGTCATAATCAACAGCGTACATTTGTTTTGTATGATCATTTTTAAATGGATAACTCATGTAGTGTGTCCAATTATATGTTGTGGCACTTTTATTTAGAAAATCTATATGGTTATTTGGTGGTACTGTATACCCAACAACATTGTTATCAGTTCTAATAAAATCAAACTCTTGGTACTGTGGGTAACCTTCCCATGGGACTGTATTTGGACTTGATGATAATAATTGTGATGAAGCGTTATTGATTGGGTTTGTGTAGTATAGATTGTTTTTATACGGTGTGTAAGTTGTACTACCACTAAATTCATTTTTAAAGACCACTATAAACTTGGTTGATGGTCTGAATACAGTTGATTCTTGTCTTTCATTATCATATACGGTTTCAAGATTTAGATCAACAATACGATCAAAATCAACAATTTCTTTGGTGTTTTGTGTTAACGAAATATCAATTTCATCATTAACATTCGGTGATGTGGCATATCTAAGACTACCAAGTATTATATTTGTTGTTGTTTCTACACCCATATTAGTCGATAATATTTACATATAATTTTATAAATCTATTCACAGCTGTTTTACCGTTTTTTAAACCAAAGTAAAAATGGTATGGAGCTCCCACTATAAATTTATTTTGTAATGGTGTTCCATTTATTACTGGATTACCAGAAGAATCAATATTAGTAATAAAACCATACTGTAAATTTGGTGGTACTGCTGTCATAGTAGATGTTTGAAAATAGTTAAATGGTGAGACGTTATTACTTGTGTCCAGTGATTGGTATTTTCTTGATGGTAACCTACTTGACCCCAAAACCCAGGATGTGTCCCAATTGTTAAATTCATTACCAAAAATAGTGTTATTATCATTTAGTGTCCAACGGTATAGTGGAACTTCTTGTGTACTATTATATGGTATTAGATCCTGTAATAAGGGTGAAAAATTATAAATTTTATATCCGGGTGACAAAGCTCTCCTGTTTTTGTATTGATCCTCACTAGTATTGTAAAATACACCAAAAACCGGTTTATTAGCCGAGTCAACCCCAACCCAAATAAACTGATCTGGGTAGTTCGATCCAACAAATGGGTTTATTTGGTATTCAGAATTTATTGACATTGACTGAGCGATATCACCATCAATTCTAGAACCTGTTCTTGAAAAATATTGTTGTACTGAAGCGTCATTTGTATTAAAGATCTGTTGTAGCCACGTTGAGTTAACGAGTCTAGATATTATACCCAACTGTAATACTAATGATGAATCATTGTATGATGAGCTTGTTAGTGTATCTGATAAGTATTCCCCACTAAATTCCGGATTTGAGCATATGTAGGATATGAATTCATCCCTTTTACCCAAATCCATGATGGTTGTTGGTGTTTTTATCTGTCTATTATTTACCGAATTATCGGATGGACTGGTACTTTGTGACCCAATAAACCCAACAGCTGGGGATATTCTATATGGGGTAGATCGATAAAAGAAACTATTACTAGCTGTATTATAGTTTATTATCTCTTCACAATATTTGTAGTCTGTAAATTCACCAAATTCATCATATAATGTCAACTTATTAAATGTCGGCATGTATAGTGTTCCGTTAACCCAATTATTTTGGAACATGTGTGAAAATACTCCACGACAAGCTGCGTACATTATTCTAAATCTAGCTTTCCATTCCAAAAATAATTCAATGTCAGAACCGATACTACTGACATATGGTTCGTTCAATAAATAATAACATCCATTAATTACTTTATCATTATCAGCACATGTTTCATTTACCGTAAAACCAGTCCCGTAACCATCGTAACATGATAATTCAGTCATACCTTCACATGTTAAACTACCAGCTAACGATTCTGGTATACCTGAATCAACTAATATATTATTTGGGTCGTCTGACTGTAGTTGGTATTGGAATATTGTATCACAAATCCCTTCATCTGGTATTTTATAATACATGAAAGAGTTGTTTTCATGTAAAACAAATCTAGTGTACGGGTCACCGTTATAACCTGGTATATACGGGCCTTTGCTCTCCAAATTGGTTGACGTTGGTAATCTATCACTTCTCATAACAATACCAAATCTATCATTAAAATTAATACCTTTAACTGAACTTGTATTACAATTCAAATAAGGACTAGGACAACTAGTTGATGGTATGTCGTAATAACTAATGTAGGCTGGAGAACAAAGATACCAAATTGTATTTGTTTGGGCTTTGTAATTGGAGGATCCGGATCTCAATCCATCAGCTATTGGTGGATTTATAGCGTAACCAGATTGATTATCATTTGACCAAACACCGTTATTATCAGCTTCCGCTGAAATGTCACCTAAATAACTACCGAAAGTTGATAGGAACGATCCACCACCCACATACATAAATTTGGTTGGGTATTGACTTTCGTCCCAAGCGTCTGCCGTACCACCACAAACCCCAATAGGTCCAATTGTCGTATTGGATAAAACCTCCGAAGTTACCCCTCTGTAAGGTAATACATCATATTCCGCTCCCGTTGACCAATCAATTGAGTTAAACCCATCAATATAATTAGGTTCAATTCCGGTATATGGTTGGACCGATGTGTCAGCGAGTAATGGTCCCGAAAAATACGGTAATACGTGTCTCATTTCAAGGCCTGAATTTTCAAAATCAAGTGATGAGTAGTAATACGGTAATGTGGACCCACTATTTGTGTATTGATTAAACAATGTGGAATCTGGTGTAAAACTAAAAGACTTGTGGTATTGACTTCTGCCACCATTACCCGACGATAAATAATTTACATTTGTTGGTACATTATGTCTAGCTGGTGTAAAATTACTACCTGTGGTATATCTTCGTATAGGATAATTTAGTTTATAATAACCAGTCACCGAAACTTGATTTGCAGCTTTTCCGAATAAGGTCCCTAATTCATATTTAATTAGTTGTCTATCGGTATATGGATCAACCCCTCTAGTTAATATTATAACACCCAAATTTTGACCGTCAAAAAAATTATCTAAAGCTTTTGCTTGTTGTTCATATTCATTATTACCTTGATATTGTTCGTATCTCCATTTAACAATGTGATTTAAATATTCTCTAGGGAAAAAACCAGAACTAATTTCGTTAGACATGGACAGATAATTTGATATTGACATACCGGTAATAACTTGGAAATACTCCATGTCAGCTGGGAATCTATAACTACCATTTTCGGTATTCGCACTTATAGGTACTGTTATTGTTTTATTAGCTGGTTGAGTTGGGTCTCCTGGAACGTAAAATCTATTCGCGTAGTCGATGTTCACACCGTGTACCCCAGGTGGTAATGTTGTCCCAGTTATTGATCTACAATTAAACTCATTATAAAGTGTACCCCCAGTTGAGTCCGTTAATCCTGTAATTCTATGGATGTCCCCAGACATTCTTGGGTTTTGGAACGTTATCATCTCTCCCGGTTGGAAAGCGTTATACATATTCCAATCGACGACAATTACCAAGGGTTGATCCTCAAAGTAATCATCAGCGTTATTAACGTAAGTTCTAATGAAGTTTTTACCTGAAAAAAACTTATCTCTAAGGTTAAATCTATTTAATTTGTTTGGCCAATGTTCGGTAATTGGATACCCCCATTCTGATGGTGGTGTACCTTTTTTTGTTAAAAAAGCTGTAACACCTCTACGTGGGTTACCTAGTCTGTCGATACCAGAAAATAGTTGGTAGAATTGTGCCGCAGCGTCAAATGAGACTCCTGGGTCATCTTCATCAATACGATTCTGATACGGATTTCTTGGGTTACACCCCAATTCTGGGTTTTGGTAGTTGTATGAGGCTGTTGTATCAGCTAAAAATGAATTATTTGTATCAACAATTCCCTGACCAAGGTCGTCTTCAGGTTCATTTAAATTAGCTAATAATGGGTCACACGGACAAGCGTCACAATCTGGATATGTTAACATTGGTAATCCAATTCTGTTAAATGTGTTCCAGTTAACTAATCTAGGTATTATATATACAATAAAAAATACTAATAACGCAATATATAAAATAGCTGCGATTATTTGTGGTATTACAATGAACACCGCTGGGAATGAGTATATCGCGGTTCCAATCGCTTGAGCGATTTGATACCCTAACCATATTGGTATACCAATCGATACCAACCATTTTAAAACAGGCCAAGAAACTATCACAAAATGAGCTATTGTTATTAACACAATCATTGGTAGTGTCAATATATTTAAAAGCAATTGTACAACAAACTCAATAAAATCAAAATTTCTTTGTAGGTCGTTTACTGGGAATTTATTATTTTCAGTTTGACACCGTCTATCTGTAATTTCTTTAATACCCAAATGTCTATCTTTATTTTTACCTTTCTTGTACCTATCAATAAATGACGATACTGTATAAACTTTATTATAGTGGAATTGATAAAATGTATCCTCACAGTTTATAGCCACATTTTTGTCCACATAGTCATCCCAATCTAAACTAAAAGCGTATGATCTTATGTAATTAAAATAATTTTGATTTCCAAAACTATATACAACCTGTTGTGGTTGACTTATATCAACAGCTGTAGGTGTTATTCTTACAAATTCACCAACATTAACAGGAATTGAGTTTAAACTACCTGAATATAATGTCCATGGACCTAAACCAGATGGTCCTATTTCCACAATATATGATTGTACATTTGTTGTTGTGTCACTCACTAAACCACCTTGTTGGGTAAACGCTCCCCAAACCGTGGATATTGTATTAGGTGGTATTGAGAATGTTGTAGGTCCTAATGAACCCCCAGGATATGTTATTGTAGCTGGTAATGTTGGGTCTATTGGTGTAAAAATAATATTTACGACATTATTGTTTGTTAATCCGGTAATTCCCAAGTTTGGGTCCCCTAGGTATGGTGACTGACTTGATAGTGGGTTAGATTGTATAAATACACTAAATGTCAATACGTTTGATGTCACCACAGGTCCCAATAGGTCACCAGATCCAACAATTGTTAAACTATCCTCATAATCGGGTACTGGTATATTTGAAACGTAAGGTATTAGAACTATGTTACTCGGATCTGAACTAGTGTTGTCCCATCCATATTCTCTAATGTTTGGTACAAGGTAATTAGCTCGAATAAAATTATTGTTATTCCCGGTTTCATTTTGCCATTTAATCTTAAATCTATATTTTGATTTTGTTGGTATTCCAACACTTGGGTCGTTTGAAATTACTTGATTACCGAACTCGTCTGTTGTTATGTAATCTAAGTTCATTGGTAGATTAGCTAACCACGTTCCGTTTTCATCAATAATTTTACCATCATTTTCTAGAATATATTGTTCTAGTATCGGATCCCCAAACTCATCAACATTTATTGTTTGTCGTATTGATAGAATTTGTCCTGGACCGGAAACTAAATCACAAAGATTCCCCATGTCCAATTTTGGTACACACCCAGTACTTAAATAGTCATCATTTGATGTTGACACTATTGACCCCATAAAAATAGAGGTTGGTTCAATTTTAACACTACTTTCAGTTGTTAAGTCAAAATCAACTCTGGTGATACCAATTTGACAAACGTCTTCTTCACCCCATAGTGGTGAGACCTCAACAATTTTATTTAATGTCTTTATCTGTGGTAATTCATTTAAATCTGTTGACGTTTTAAATGTTGTACCGTTTAATTGGGTTTCGTTAGCTTGACCCGTACGTATTAAATCTTGTGGTGACAAAGAAAAACAACCCATATCGGATAAATCTATATCCATGAAAATGGTTTGACTACCTGTTGGTACACCGAATATCATGTAGTCACCACTATCGTTTGTTTTTACCGTAAATTTGTAGTATTTGTCATAAACTTCTATAGTTGTTTGATCAATAAGAACTTCTTCCTTTGTTGGAAATGTCCCGGTGGCTGAGTGTCCTGGATATGATGGTTCTTTCGGTAATAAATTATACCTATACCCGTTTTCATTTAATGTTGATAATGTTTTATACGGATATAGTTCAGAAACCACCGGATTTAATTCATCCAAATCTTCTATCGGGATAAATAAAGATACTTTAGCGTTTGGTAACCCATAACCCCCATTAACAAATACTCGACCAACAATGACCCCATAATCAGAACAAATTCTTGTGTATATATCACTTTGGTTAATCTTTAATGATAAGATCTCCAAGGTTTCAAAGTCTTGTTCTAACTTGAGATTAATGTATTTGTCAACACCTACTTGTGTTCGTATTCTATATGATTTAGGCATTAAGTCTTTTTTTGATAAATAGTTTATTTCCTATTTTCAAAAAATAGTCCTAAATATAAAAAAATAAATTATCAAGAGAAATTAATGTTCTTAAAATTAAGAACTCTGACAGATATATCCTTATTTGGGTATCTTATTTGATAAATTTGACTTGGTTCAGCGAAAATAGTATCAGCTACCAATTCTATTTGTTTTGTTGTTGGGTTGGAATATCTCTGTGACGTTTGGTTTGATGAATATTGACCCCCAACTTTATTAAAGAATCTAATATCGGAAATACTAATCACCCCGTTTTCACTTTGTATTAGTCGTCTAATTTCAGACACATTAATGTTTCTACCTAATTGTTGGTTTAATGGACTAAAATACGAACTAATAATATCTATTGTTTTACTAATTAAAGACCCTTGGTTTTGTGTTGAGTCTAGAACAACGTCAACTTCAATACTAAGATCTATTGGACTAGCTGATTCTATAGAAATGTAATCATTTATCATTCGATAGTTAGATAAGTAATTAGCTACGTTTGATTTTATTGTGTTCGATATGTTATCAGTTAGATTACCTTCGGTGTCGTATGATAACATTTTTATTTTAATTTTATTATTTTCCTCCAATACCGATACCTTAGCTGGAGCACCAAATTGTGATGGCATTGTTCTTAAAATAGATTCGTAATCATTAATCGTTACCGCTCTGTTTTGTGCCGCAAAGTTAAATGATACATATTGTCTAACCTCCTCAACTGTTGGTTGGTTAGATCCACCAATAGCTGCGGTAACATTATTACATTTTAATGAGTTTATTACCAATCTATTCTCACTATCAGATGGACCGTTAACGGAGAATGAGACGGTTCCTATTTGTGTGATCACATTAGAACCTAAATTTGTCGCTTGTCCACCACCTATTCTATACTGTATAAATAAAGTTGAGTTTGATTTTAAAGCTGATCCCAATCCTAGGTTATTTGAGTACTTATTTAGATCAAAATAAGCTCCATTTCTAGCAAACTCCCGTAATTGTTCTTCAGCTGAAACACTACCCCCACCAAATGTCATTTTTAAAAATCCTTCAGGTGTATATTCGGTAACAAATTTTGTGTTAGTAGTTATATATTTCCCAACTTTAACCCCTGGTTGGTCAGAAACTTTGGTTGGGTCCTCAATAAAGACTCTGTCCTCAGCTAAAGCTTTTACTTCGTACCATCTATTATCTAACCCTAAAAATTCTTGTGGTTGGGGTATCGTGTTATATTGTGTACCGTCTTTGAGTAATACACTAGTAACACCTAATACGTTTTTTTCTGGTAAAAATAACTCAAAGAATGGTCTAACATCGTTAGCGGTTATAATTCTTTTAAATACCTTTGTTATACCATTAACAACAACTTCTCGTTTTGTTATGGTGTAATTACTTAATGACCCATCTGAGTTAAAATTAGGTACTTTCAATCTATTTGGTGATCCTTCAGAGTTAACTGGTGATGAAAAGTCTATATCATATACCGTTTCAAATGGTTGTCCAGCTCCACTAACCTGAGATCCCCTTCTTAAAATACCACAATATCTTAAATCTTCACTGTCCCCAAAAGCTGGAACCTGTATTGAGAAATCAACCAAAGCGACTGATGGTCTTTGTCCTGGGATTTTTAAACCATATGTTCTAGCTATGTTATATACTGAAGATTTTTGTTGAGCGTATTGTAAAACTGTTTCTTGGATACTTCTATCAATTTGAAATTGTAGGTTGTCGGTTACCGCAGCATTTAAATCTAACATCACTGAAAAAATACCAGCGTCGTTAAAATTTTGAATTAGGTCTGGATAATAAGTTCTAGTAAAATTAATCAACTCAGTTCTTATCCCCTGGAAATCCCTTGTTGTGTACGATATTTTCTTTTCAGCCATGTTATATGTTAATAATTACAAAATCACTGCTTTCTAAAGCTTGATTGGTTATTCTATAGTCTATTCTAACTTTAGCGGTGTGTTCTCTATCACCTATATTGGTTACCTTAAATTCTCTCTCACCAGAATCCGTAATATAAGTACCTTTGTCTTCCAAACCTAACGAAGCGTCAGTTATTTTTATGTTTGTTATAAGTATACCTGGTATGTATTTTTCAACCGAATCTCTAATCTCAAACTCAATATCACTAAATGTTGGTCCATCCAATGGTTCAAATATATATTCATATAATCTTGTACCAAAATCTGGTAAAAAATATCTACTACCCTTTCTAGTTAATAAAAGATGAATTAGATTATTTCTAATTTCTTCATCAATAGTATCTGAAGCGTCAAGATACCTCCCAACAAAAGAATCCCTAAAGGGAAATGTTATACCATATGTTATACCGTTAGACATATCTAATAAATATAGTATTCAGATATTTTATATAAATAAAAAAAATCACTGATTTCTCAGTGATTCCTTTAAATTAGTACTTCCTTTTTGGTATAATGGTTCGTAAGGACAGTGTTTACAACCGGATCCACAACACTTTCCTCGTTTTATGTGGAATGATTCTGTCATTACAATATTACCAAACTTATCCTTATAAAAGTCAGGTTCGGGAGTCTTTTTGGTGATCTCCCGAACATATAACTGTTGTATCCAATCGTTTGATGAGTTAACTGTCATCTTAATTCTTTTTTCTTAGATTATAGTACGCTAATAAAACTTGGTAAGTTAAAGTAACGTTGTTTCCCCAGGTAACTTTCATCTGTTAAACGATTTCACAAGCTCCACCAGCACAAGCGGCTTCACCTCTAAGGTCAGTGTTATCTTGTAGTTCGATTACTTTTGTTAGATCAACATCTTTTAATGTAATTACCAATCTTTCAAAATCCTCTTCAGTACAATCTTCAAAAGGTGCTTGTGTGTATGTTCCACCATTGTATGGTAAAACTGACAATCCGTTATAGAACTTTCTATTTTTCCACATCCAATCACCAACTAAATCCCATTCATCATCTTTGATAGAAACAGTTGCCGAAACATTATGAGTGTTTTGACCACTTCTATGTCCAGTTCTTACCCACTCTTGTGATACCTTCTTAACTCGTTCCAACATTTGGAATACTGACTCATGTCTTAAAATTGACCCTTCAGGTGCTTTCTGTGGGATTGTTATTACCGCGGTATCATGTGGTCTGAAATATTCATCTTCAACTAACTCTGGGTGATTTGTCACTAAGTGTTGGTATATTGATTCATTTTTACCAACTCGGATTCTTCTTAAGTAGAAATCATTGTGCCAAGCGTGAATACCAGAAGATGTTCCTAAGACTAATGATGAGGTTCCGGATGGTTTAACCGTTGTTGTTCTAGCTGATTTGTTAATACCAATTAGGTTAGCTACCCTTTGATTTTCCTCTTTAACAGCTTCAGCGGCTAATTTCATATCGTAACCTAATACCACTCCAGATCCAATACCTGTCATACCAATCCCAATAAGAGCGTCTTTCTCAGTTGTTCTTTTCCAAACATCTCTTAAGTAATGGAAATCTGTGTATCCAGCCTGTAGTGTACCAATGAAAGCAGCTCCTTTAACTCTTTTTTCAAAGTCTTCTTGTGATTCAATATCAGAAGCGTTAACCTCACATAGGTTACAAAATTGATATGGTCTAAGACCGATTTCACAACATGGGTTTGTCCCCCAATCTTTATCGTTTGATAAATAAATTCCTGGTTCACCAGCTCCGGATAACTCAATTCGTTTCCAAAGACCCATAAAGTATTCTTGTGTTACCTTATGTCTAAGTAATACCGCTGAGTTATTAGCTCTACCTCTTTGTGGATTCGACTCCCACCAGTTTCCAGATTTACAAGAGATCATTTCATCATCATCAGCTGAAAATAGTGAAATAAGAGCGGCTCTTCTAATCCCACCAGCTAGTACCGCGTCAGCGATATGACAAACGATGTCATGTGTTTCAATCGGTGTTAACCTACTTCCATCAGTTTTATTTTCCAAAACTTTTGTAATATTGTGTATACAATCTTTCAATGGTTGTGGTCCTGGTGCTTTACCACCTGATGTTACTAATAAAGACCCTTTTTGTCTAATATCTGAAAAATCAAATATTGGTGTTGACGATTTAGATCCAAAGTATGACTCCATTAATACTTTAATAGCGTCAGCCCACCCTTCAATTGAATCACCAATCAAATATCTTCTGGTTCTACTTGGATTTGGTTTTTTAATCTCCGATAATTTATCTACGTGGTGTTTTTGTACTGAAAACCCTACACCGGTACCACCTAACAATAAGAACATTGTTTCAGCGAAAGCGTCTGTGTGGTCAATCGGTAAATAAGCACAATTGTAGACCCTATTTGGTGATATCTCAATAGGTTTTCCACCAAATTGTAATGACCTCATCGAAGGTAATATTTTTTTATCATACACCATTTTATACACCTCTTCGATCTCATCTTTGATTTTAGGGTATTTCTTTTGGTGCATTTCTTTATTTCGTGTAACTAATTCGTCCCAGGTTTCTCTTCTATTTTTCTCTGGTAAGAATTTAGCGTACTTCATGTAAACAGTAATGTCACTTAATATTCTTTGTGATACATCCATGATTTAAAATTTTTTTATTTAATTTATTGTATTATTGGTGTTATTGTTTTGTTTTCTTTTTTCCATTAACTCTTTAACCCTTAATCGTTGTCTCTCTTCTTTTTGTTCTTCCAACCCTAAAAAGGTCATTGAACTTTCAGTGTCGATTTCAATCATAGCGTTATCAAATTTACAGTTCTCGAAAACCACTCCATCATCACCAATTCTTGATTTTGTTATGGCTATTGTCGCTAACTTCATTTCTTTTTGTTGTAGTGTCTTAGCTACTGAGATTATTACGTGACCTACCTGTGCCTTTTTAATTGATCCACCCATTTGGTCGGTAGTTACCACTTCAGAAGAAATCGATGATCTATTCCCTTGTGTAGCTGTCCATCCAACAATGTTTAGTTCGTGACACATAGCCTCGAAAGCTCTCATAACCGATCCTTCACTTTTCCATTCGTCACCTAAGTTTTTATCCGGAACAACACAATCTATATAGTCTAAAACCACCATATCAACCCTCATACCATCAGATATTAATTTTCTGATCTCATTCTTTATCTGTGACATAGTTTTAGTGTCAGAGGGTAGTTTTTTTAACTCCAATCTGTTGTCCATTGTCTCTTCAATCTTTTTAACTTTACTAATTACTTCCTCTTTACGTTCAGACAATTCATCTGGGTGTATTTTTGTCCAAAGTGTAAAGTGTTTTCGTTGGATCACTTTTGGATTGTCCTCAAAAAATATTTGAAGTACGTTTTTTCCTAAGTTAAAAGCGTGGTTTGATATCTTTGTTAATATTGTGGATTTACCAACTCCGGTTGGTGCTAAAATTACACCAATTTCACCTTTAGCTAATCCACCTTTTAACAGTCTATCAATACCTGGTATTCCCATTGGGATCGGGTGTCTGTAATCTTCTTCAAGAACTTGGTCTATGTTTGAAAAGACATCTAACATTGATGTGTCTTTTGAACCAACCATTAAAGCCTCTTTTACCATTTCTTCCAGTGTGACGTAGTTTTCAAATTCCCCACCATCGATAATTTTCTGGGCTTTTTTCATCACTTTCTGTAGTTCTTGTTGTTTACAGAATTTAAGTGCTTTCTCTTGAACAAAATTAGATCCGTCCAATGGAGCTTCTTTAATCTTAGATATTGTATCCAAGACTATTTTAGAAGCCATTTGATTTTGTAACTCAGACTTTGTTATTTGTTCTAGTGTCTCAAAGGATGGTGTATGATCGTACTTTATATGATACTCTTTGACCATTTGGATGATTATTTTGAAGTATTGGTTTTCAAAATAATTTGTATTAAGTACATCTATTATCGACACAGAAAAGTCTTTGTCTAAAATTATTTGATTAAGTAGTTGTAGTTGAAAAGTGTTACCTAGATATTCAAAATTTTTGTTAGTCGCCATATTTTTTTATTACTTTAGTATTGATAAATAGTATTAATTCTCGATAAATTGCGGATAAAAATAATTAAATTTCTTACCAGAAAAAATGTCAGTAAGGTCACCCAATATGGATTTTAACTTTGGTCGTAGGTCTACGGTATATCTTACCTTTGGTGGGTATACTTTAGCGTCGAATGTTCTCTGACAAATTGTCATATCGTCCAACTTAATGTATATGTTAAAGTTCTCATCACCATCCGTTATTGACGTGTTTAATATCTCAGGATTTTCAGTAATTTCAAACTGATTGTCCAACATATAAACTACACTTCTCATTTTTAAATCATACTGTAGTTTATTACACAATCTGTCAATATATTCGTAGAACTCAATAGATTTGTGTGCGTTTTTGTTGAATCCCTTAACATTAAAATATCGTTGAACTACAATGTTATCGTTACACATTAATAAAAATTCAACTTTCGTTACTTCTTGATTTTTCATATTTATTTATTTATTTATTTGTTTTATTTCTGTATTTAGTTTTTTCTTTCCTTGAAAGTTTTAAAAATGGTTTTAAAAATTTAACCCAAGCGTCATCACCTTTCGGTAGGTATTTGAAGAACCCGTCTTCCATCATCATTTTAATTAGATTTCTGTGTCCTCTACCGTTGGGATCTAATGATTCCTTACAATAAGATTCTACCAGTTCTTTACCTTCATCACTTATTAGTGGTTCAGATAAATCCACTAATTTTTTATTTACCACAAAGAACTCATCACCATATATCCCCTCCCTTGTTTTTCCACTTAGTAAGTTCTGTAAAACAACACTATCTTTTTGTTCTTTTATCAGTTCTTCACCTTTGTTTAAAATATCGGTAAAAGAAATTTCATTTTCAAGTATCTCAGGAAATAATTTTACAAAAGTTTTTTCACCCAGGTAAAATATCCCATCAATATTGTCTGAAGTATCACCAGCTAAGATTTTATAAGTTTTAATATTGTAGTGTGGTATTTCAATATCATACATTTTTATCTTATCACCCAGTTTATAAAACTGTTTTGTATTTGGTGAATAGATCCTAACTTTTTCGGAGATTAACTGGGTTAGATCCCTGTCACCGGAAAATATTGTTTTATCCTCATCAAGTGATATTTGACAATAATAAGCGATTAGATCGTCAGCTTCACAATGACCAACTTCAATTTGTCTAACAAACATCTCCTCAAGATATTGTTTTACTCTTTGTTTTTGTTGGCCAAAGGAAACTTCCTTAAAATCAACCTCATCTGGTATCTTTCGATTTAACTTATACTTTGGGTAAAGTATCCTTCTCTGTGATGTACTGGTTTCACTGTCCCAAAAAACGACTACCTTGGTGTAGTTTTCTTCCTCTAGAAATTTTCTTAACGTGTTTAGAAAGTGCCATATACCACCAACATGTTGTCCTTTATTGAAAAAGTCTTTTACTCCGTGAAATCCTATCTTTAATAGGTTATTACCATCTACTAATAAAGTTTTTGACATTCATACATAATTACGTGGTTTGACATCTATCTAATAATTTCATAATCCATATTCTGGATCTTTTCCAATGAATAAACTTCCAGGTTTTCCTTAAGTCTCATTTCAGAATTAAGTTTTTCCCATCTTTTTTGAGCCTTTTTTCTCCAAACTTCAATTAAGTGTTCTAGTTTGTGTTTTTCAAAGTTTTCCTTTTTTTCCAATTTAATTTCTCCGTTGGATAAAATGTGTTCCTTAATGTTTGAATAACCAAAATTGGTATAATAATACCTCTTTTTTGTTTTTGTCTTCATACAACATTTAACAAACTCATTAAACTTTGTAAACTCTTCCGGATCTAACTCTTTTAGGTGAGCTTTAATTATTTGGATTATTTTAGAGTACTCCCTCATTTTTGGTGCTGATGGTACTGGATCAACTAACATCCCATTCCATTCTTCTTTACCATATATTGGTCTCAAATAATTCCTAAGTTCCATGTAAATTTCATCACTTGGGAATAAAAATAGGTCGGACTCAGTCATACCATTGTATCTAATGTATGGTTCAAGTCCATCGTATTGTGATGAACTTTTTATGTTCCCATATAATGATGTGGTCTCAAGAAAACATAAATCCATTTTGTCACCATACTTTTCGTTGAACATATCCACAACTAAATGTGAACTACATATCAAAGCTAATAATTTACCACCTAAACAATTAAAACCAAACGGTTGTGTTGGTACAATTATAGCTCCGTTAACCATGTGTCTGTTTACGTGGGTAGCTCGTAACGTCTCACCAAAAAAATCATTTCTAGGTTTTATTGACAATACCGGTGAAGCTATTTTGATAAACCCTAAGTATTTACCGGACTTACCTTCTTTAACTCCCAGTGTAACTTGTCTTCCTATTTGTGATTCCAAGGGTAAACTAATGGTTATCTGTGCTAAATTATTTAATGTATTTTGATCAACAACATCAACAACTATGTCCATGTCCTTTGGTTCTAATGTGTGATCATTAAATAATTGTTTACTCCAATGTTCAACATCGATATTTACAATTTTTTCTTTTTTTCTTTCAAGAAAGTAATCTTGAATTGTTGGTACTTTGCTGTAAAAACTATTTAGGGTTTCTACCATACCCATAACTTCCTCGTGGGTTAATTTGATTTCCATCATTCAGTTTCTTCTTTTTCAGTTTTCAAATCAAAATCTCCCTCAACACCAATAACTTCTTTCCAATAGTCAGCGTATTCTTTCTTATATTGTTCAATCGATGTCTTCTCTTCTGTAGTATCTTTTCCTGGTAAGAATCCATGTGGGGTAACTATTATCTTACCATCCTCATATCCAAGACCATTTATGTGATTTTTCATTACAGACACTTTAGTTCTTGAAGCAAACTTAACAGTTCTTTTGTCTTTGGTTGCCGTGATTTTAGTTGTTCCAGCTCCTTTTTGATTCCCATATAAGAACACCAATGAGGAATTTAACCAAATCGCTTCACCACCTTTAGCTTTAATTTTTGGTTGTCCGAATGGATTATCCGGTAATTCAACCCAAGGTTGGTTAACAATAATTAATGTGTTCTCATATTTTGAGTCGGACTTACGACTTCCTGAAATACGTTGATTGATGCCCATACCAATTTTATCAGCTAAAACCGAAGCGTTATGTTGTTTACCACCTTTACCTTCATATGTCATTTTACAAGGAACTGAGCCAACAGAATCCCACATGATACATAGTGAATAATCTAATTCACCCTTTTCTTGTGAATCTAATAAGTCGTTAATGTAATCCGTAATTTGTTCGATATAATCAAAGTTGTTGTTAAAAATGTAAAATCCATCCCACTCCAACTCACCGGTATCAGTGTCAACAACTTCTTCACATTCAAACCCCATAAGTTTAGCGTGATCAAAACTCCATTTTTGTTCAGTAATAATGAACACTGGTAAAATTCCCTTTTTTTGAGCGTCGACGGCTGTTTTAACTAAGGCGGTTGTCTTACCTGTGTCACTATGACCCAGGAACATATTAATGTGTCCCATCGCTGGACCAGGTAACCCAACCGCGTCTAAAAAGGCTTCTCCAAGATCGAAGAATCTTTGTGGTTTGTATTTAGCTGATGTTGAGAATTTCTTCTTAATACCACTAAAATCGTTTTTCTTTATTGCCATATATTTGTTTTTTAAATTAAAAAGTTAGATGTCGTTGTATTTTTTCCGTGTATATTCCAAATTATATTTTCGGTGTTGTCTATTTCACATATTTTACATTTATTTTCACACCAAACATCCCTCCACATATTGTCCTCAAAAGCATAAATTTTTGATAAATCTTTTATTAAATTAAGACTCTTAAGGTTAAAAGCGAATGTCGCTGGGATTTTAAAATCACAATTTTCAGGGTTGGCTCCTAAATTATGAGCGTTTACTAATCTCATAACATTACCATTTAACTGATACCTTATTGTTGATGATAAAACATCCACATCATTTTCTTTAAAGAAATTAACTATATTCATTATGTAGTCTTTTTTATATATGTCATCATCATCTATTTTCACAAAAATGTCATATTCTTCATAATTTTCTACAGCTAAGATTGTATTGATATGGTTTGTATGTTGGTGTTGGTTTAGAGTATATGTGAAACTATTTTTATCGGTCTTAACGTCGTCAAATATTTTTTGGATGTAGTTTTTTTGATGTGTTGATCTTTCCATCGTAATATTCACCGAGTGAAATATATCCTGGTACGTTTGACTATTTATGTCTTGTACACATCCTCTTAACATTTTATACCTATTTAAACTTGGGGTAAAACACAATACTCTCATTTTTTTCCATTATAAAACTTGGACACCCATTTTAATCGAATGTCCAAGTTTGTTAAAAATTAAAACGGTAACTCCTCGTCAGTGTCGTCATTCGTTTGTGGATCCTCAACTTCATTAATCGATTTTGATCCACCACCAATTGTTGTAGTTTCCTCAATGTCGTTGGAATATACATATTTACCAGCGTCGGAATCCCATCTTGGTGTCTCACCTCTTGAGATAGCTTCAAGATACTCAACTGGTTTTTTAGAGTATACGTCCTCCCAAGTTAATTCATTATTAACCCATCCTTCAGTTTCATCAGAATCTGAACTGATAGAACTTGGGTCGTCATACATAATTGTTTGGATTACTGTATAAACCCCTCCCTTTGGAGTTTTAGCTTTGGTCAACTCAAGGATTAAATCTCTACCATTTTCTGGATTTGTGATATCACCCTTAGCTTTCCAAATTGGAATGATTTTATCTAGGATTCCTTCTTGTTTGTAGTTGTGTTTGAATCTCCAGAATTTAACTCCGTCTTGTTCGTTATCACGGTCGATAACTTTAACAATATAAAACTTACGTGCTTTATACTGTTTTGCCAATTCTTTATCGGAATCTCTACCGGTTGACATTAAAGTTTCATAAACCTCATTCAAAGGTGAACGTTCGTTGTCATTCTTTCCTGGATCGTAAAATTTCTGATATTTACCATCCACTTGGATTTCGTGAAACCATACTTCTTTGAAGGGTGAAGATCCGTCACTTGTTGGTAGAATTCTAATTCTTCTTTGACCTTGTTTTTCGGTATCTTTTAAGATAGCTGCGAAATACTTTTTCATTCTCTCTTCCTGAGACATTTTTGAAGTGGAGGAAGAACCACTTTGTTTTGATTGTTCGTACTGTGCTAGTACTGCGTCTAAGACATTTGTCGCCATAAAATATATAATTAAAAGTTTACAATAGAAAGTATAAGTTAAATAAATTGGGTTGTCAAGTAGCTGAGTAAAAAAAAATGGGACTTTTGATCCCATTCTATTAAATTATTTAAATTTGTTAAATTCATCTTCGGGACTAGGATCAAAACTATCCCCAATTTCTTTACTAGAAAAATCCTCAACATCATCAGTTGTTAGTACGTATTCATTTTTACCTGACTTTTCCATTTCGTCTTGTTTGTCAACAAAGAAATCAGATAGTTTCTGTTGGAATGGTCCGGAATCCAATGACCTTAATTCTAATTTTTCTTGGGGTGTTTTTGGTCTATATTTTTCTAATTTAGTTTCTAAATCATTTATTTTGTTAACTAAGTTGTCCATCTCACCTAATTTTGACTCTAGGGAACTCAATTGGTTAAATAGGTTATCAAAATATTCTTCTTGTTTGTCGGACATCGTTTTTTGTGTGTCCACTAAGTCTGTAATATCTAGTTCTTCAGTATCACCCTCCTCACCTTCATCTTCACTTTTACCTAACTCTTCAACATCAGGATCTTTTGAGACATCCACAGCTTCTGGTCCAGATGGTGCTGGTGGTGCCGCTGGTGGTGGTACTCCTCCAGGTGTTACTGGGGGTGCTCCAGCTGCTGGGTCAGCTCCTCCAGGTTCAGCTGGTGGTGGTAAATCAACTGGTTCGTCAACAGGAGCTGCTGCCGAGTCTAATTCAGCTTGTTCGACAATATATTTATTAATAGTATTGTACCTTTCGATTTCCTTGATTATTTTTTCGTCTATTCTCATTTTATCCGTTTAATAATTGTTTAATTCCTGTAGTAGTCTCAACTTGAATTTTTTTAAATTTATTCATAGTATTGTCAACTCTCTCAATTAGTCCGTCTTTCATTCTTAAGGTGTAACAATCACCGGTATCTAAATCACAAACTTCTTTATACCCATTACCAGAATCCTTTTCACTGATTCTAGTATTTTTTCCAAGGTAGTTATCTAAAATTAATTTTGTATTACTCATAATATTGTTTTTTATATATATAAATATATCAATTGCTGATAAAATTACTTTTTATATAGTTCTTGGAATTTCAATAATCCTTCTTGGATTCTAGCTTGTATTTTAACCTTATCGTCCTCAGTTAATAGGGTTAAGACATCGTCATTTTGTTTTATTGGCCATTCTAATACGTAATACTTGAGTAGTGTATCAATAGCTGGTGTTGCTGACGAATTTATTTCTTTGGTTAATGAAACTATTTTTCCACTAAATTTAGCCACAAAAAAGTCTAAGAATTTATCCAAGGTTTCAAATTGAGCCACGGGTATGTTTGTTGTTTGTGAATTACCTCGAGTAACACAAAAATATTTAGTTGTCATGTATGATGTTAAATCACCACCATAAAACTCAGTTAGATTTATTGTTGAAAAATTATTTTCATAAGCTTCGAAACCGGTAGACACTCCAGTATCAGCGTACATAGCACTGAACATGAAAGAGGCTCCGTTTTCTAGGTAAAATAAATTGTTTGTTGTATCATCTTTAAATTTTAAATCTTCCAATTTATTTATAATTTTATCAAACACATCTTTAAACGTTACCTTGGTTAATGTTGGACTTGTTAAATTAACATATAAACCGTATTGTGGTAACAACTTATCTGAGCAGTCTTGGTTAGTTGTTAATGTCTCCTTGGTTCCTATATTACCCAATATGGTATCTTTTTGGAATAACACGTTGTTAGGGTCCAATTTTGATCTATTATAACTTTCTTTAATCTCCTCCCTAATTTTTGATACGATGTTTTTTGTTAATGACTGAATGAAATTGTCTATCTTTGGTATACTGTAGAAAGGTTGACGTATACCCTCAAACGAAGTGTCAAATCCATTTTCACTAATCCTATGTAAAACTTTTGTTATCATATAAGGACCACTAAACATTGGTACGTATCTTAAATTAAAATACATCATCGGTTGGATTAGTGCGTTCCCCATCATTTCAACTGAACAACTATAACTTCTGTTTTTGTAAATGTTATACAATGAATTACTTTGAGTTGTCGATGTTCTGTTTCTATTTTGGTTTGCCATATTATCAATAGCTGCGATTGATTCACTTGTTGGTTTACCTGGATCCTGTGATACACTAAATTCTTTAAATATTTGTTGGTTTTGTGGACCAACGTCTACGTTAAATCCAACTACTTTATTTGATGTGGCCCAATTAGTTTTATTTATTTGGTTTTCAACTAATGGATTATCACTAGCTCTACGTAAATCAAAAGCGTCATTTCTAAACCTGTAATCAATATTCTCTTTCATGTCCAAATGTTCACTTGGTTTTGAAGCGTACATACATAAAAACTTTGGTGATGATTTTCTATAATCAACATTTAAGAATGTACCAAATAATGAATTAGCAAATTCCAAACTACCCTCCGATCTAGGTATTGGGTTTTTAACAACGTCCTGTACATTATAAAAATTAACATAAGCCGGTAACATGAAATGTATAAAATTATTCTCCGTTAGTATGGTTGTTACCACATCCAATAGATTTATTTTTACATTGTCATTGTCAATTAGTGTTTTAATCTTAAAGATGTCTACGAGTATTTTATCACCAATATCTCTACTAGCTCTATCAACCAACATAACATCCTCAAACAAAGTTTTTGTTTTAAAATCACCCCCAGCTATCCAAGTATCATTTAATGTTTTAAATAATTCCCATAATTCAAATCTAGTTTGTTCACCTTGATATTCCTTAAATTTACTTTGGTCTTCAATTGATATCGTCACCACACCTGGTAAATCTTTTCTAACTGAGGTCATAAGTACTTCAAGTGAATCATTTAAATATTTCTCAGATGAATCTAAATATTTATTCATTAAATCATAAAATTTAATATAATCTAATGTCGGGTCTTTTAATTTTTGTGTTGCGTATATTTTAATAATCGGTGCGAAATCAATAATATTTTTTGAATTAAATTGTACATTTAAATCAACAAAAAAATCTGTGATGTATGATCCGGAATCTTTATATTGTAATTCAGGTATTTCTGAGAAACCAACATATAATTCCAAATCTTTCCATGTTTCTGGATATATTGATTTGGATTGAGCTAAAGTTATTGTTCCACCACTTGTTGGTAAAAATCCAGGTGTTGTTTGGTTGTACCCCAAATAACTAATCGGGTCCACAAAAAACTTATTTGAGAATGTATAGAATACCCGTCTATTGAACATTGTTGGGTTTCCGATTTTTAAAACCGTGTCATACTCAATAAATTGTTTAAAGTAGGATTCAAAGGTTAGCTTTTGGTTTGATACTGTTTCAGAAATTATTAAATCCCCAGTAGTACCGGTTGGTTTTTTTACCACAAACATTTTTCTCATTAACTGTTGGAAATTTTTATTTGTGATTTCAGTTTCAGTTTCGGTTGTTTGGGTTGGACTTATTGTTTGTTTATAATCATATACACTTCTACTGAAATTTAAAAATTCTGATTCAAATAAATCTAATATACCTTTTTCAAAGGTTGTAAAAATTTCACTAATTTTTGTATAGTTGTTAACGTCACCGTCAATTAAAAAATTTTGTTGTATTGACTGACCGGATAATATATGTTTAAAGTAACTATCTGGTGATGATTTAACAACCCTACTATTATCAAAAAACCCAAAATTAGGTGCTCCCCAGAATAACCTAACCGATCCGTTGTAAAGTGAAGTATTGTCGACAACCTCAAATTTCATTTTACCAACTTTAAATAGTTCACCTTTAATTTGACTAACAGTAGTTCCAAACGATGGTAACACATAGTATTCTGTTTCACTTTTTTTAGCTAAAACACTCCAAGGTGTTAATTTTAATGTTCGTAATGGATCATTCGGGTCAAATCCAATTTCCTCTAGAATTTTTGTATCTTGTGTATTTGTTAATATTATACCACCAGTATCAATTAAACCCTGTAAGTTTGTGTCTTGATATGGGTCAACACTTAAATTTGTAACATAAAAGGATTTTTGTTCGATGTCTGGTAAAGTTGTGTTAATTGTATATTCACCAATCCCATTTGCTGGTCCAGAAATTTGATTTACGATTGTAAACCCAGTAGTAACCCCAGAAAGAACAATTGTTGATCCTGTAAGTAATTCGTTTACATTTATCTCACTAACTGTAAATGTTGTACCACTCACTTTACCCTTACCAATTACTTGGGTTGTTCCAGAAAATAATCTGGTTCCTTGAAAAAATGTGTTAAAGTCGTCAATTAATTGTGGGTAAAATCCCGTATTTATTATCGTGTTAGTTTTTGTTAAATTCAATATTTCATCTTGTAGAACAATTTTTGTTGGTGTGTTTTCAATATTAACGGTAAAGGTTTTTGATGTAGCTGATGGTGTGTATGGGTTATAACTAAACTTATAATCAAAATCTTTCCACACCTCATCTAGTATATCAACCCCAGTTTCATTCCATGTTTTATATCTGTGCCAAATTGATCCGTACTTTAATACCCAAGCGTATGGTAATTTATGTACCGCTCCAAACTTTTTAAATGTGGATATTAAATAATCTAAATCAGTTGTACTATTGTTTGTATCATCAAAGTTTTTATATTTCTCCCTAAGAGTTGATAATGGTAAACTATTTAAAAATAAAAACGCTGCCGATTTAAATGGGTATAAATTAAGTGTTTCATACCTGAAATTGTATACACCTTTCTGTATAGAGTTTATAAAATATGGGGTGTTAAAAATTGACGTGGTTTGATTACTACTTACAGTACCACTGTAATTGACATAATTTAAATTACCTTCCGTGATAAACTGGTTCTCATATTTCCTAGTTTCATAAAATGATTTTAAATTAGATAAATTAATTTCCTGACTAAATACATTATTTTTATAATTAAAATTGGTTATTGGTCTACAAGTATTAAAATTATAATCATTTAAAAAATTCGTAATAGTTTTTAACGTTGGGTTATATTTTAGAGTATTCTTCGTATTATAAGCGTTTTCACTTAATAGTACTGTCTTGCCATTAGCGAGATAGTTGTTGTCCCAAAATAAATTTGTTATTGGGTACATATCCGAAAAATCAAAACTGTTTGATGTGGTTTGATTTTGTACATACTCAGTAATATTAGTTTCCGTTTTATCGATTAGACTGACATCCGGTTGTGATTTTTGATTCCCAATTATATCTGAATTAAACAACCCGTAAGGTGAGTCCACAAAATTTTGAATGTATGGTGTGACAAATTCACCTCTGATATATTTTTGCCAACTCTCACCTTCCCCACTATTTGATATGTGTCTTAAAAATGGTAAAAAATTTGTTTGGTTTAATTGGTATTCTCTTAATGTTTTTATTAGGAATGGATTATCATCACCCAAACTATTAACAATATTAACTTTCTCACATTCAGATTCAACAGTGTAAACACCAGAGTCATATCCAGAAATTCTACTTAGTTTACTGTAAAAACTATTTAGAAATATTCTTTCATATATTTCAAAGAAAAATTTAACTTCTTCTTTATTCTGGAAAACTTGGTTTGACACCGGAAATTCAATACCATTTAAACTAGATCTATTTGGTCTACCATCTGAGTTAGATAGTGGACCTGGATCCGGAATTTCTTCCTCCCTAGTTGTAAATCCTTTAATCCATTCTTCAACAAACTCAACCTCCGGCCAAATTTCAGGTGAGAAAGCTCTAGCTGTTGTTGACACTGATGGGTCACCTGGATATATTAGTTCAAATTTTTCTTCTCTGTCTTCACCGATGGTTTCTTTAATTACTTGTGGCCAAGGGTATATTGGTGTATCGTTTTGGGATGTATCTTTAAAGTCAACACTTTTAACAGTTGTGTTACTAAATATTAATTCTTTTCTATACTTGTTATTGTTTAACCCCCAAGCTTTTATATGTACATCGTCAAGTAATCTAATGAAAGCTTCACCCTGAGCGTAGAACACAGCTAAAATATTTCTAATGGATGGTTTAAATCCTAGTTTGTTATTTTTATCATTTAATTTACTGGTAATAGCTTTGGTCATATCCTCCTCAATTAGATTCCTAATTTCCAAAACTGTTTTTTCTATGGTTATTATTTTATCCCTAAACGAATTTTTACCTTCAAAATAATAAAACGTTGATTGTGTTGTCCCAGCTGAAAAAAATTCATTCTTACTATCTGTAACAAATTTATCATAAACGGGACCTGAAGAATTTTTTACTGTTGGGTTTCTTTGTAGGTAACTCTGTTCAAAATTAATATCATCAACAGTTATTGGGTACTTAAATGTTTGTAGTGATATGTCAACGGGAACTGTTTTTTGTACTTCATTGACATTTATTGTTACCCTACCGTTTTTACCAAGTACCGGATTGTCGGACAATTTTTTATTATACTCAGTTATGTATCCTTCTAATATGGTTATAGCTTCAGTTCTTAATGTTTCAGTGTTTAATTCTTTTTTAAATTGATATACCTTAACATCTGTGTTTTTAATAACTAGATAATTTGTGGTATCCATAAATTTATTAAACCACGATTCTGTTTGTGACTGAAACACTTTTTGATTGTACTCGTAGATAATTCTTGAATAGTTATCTATTTCGGTTAGTACAGCGAAATTTTGTTTTGAGAAACTGTTTAAAACATCGGTTATGAATAAATCTAATCTGGATTTTAATTGTTTTAGTGTTATCTCTGGGAAATCGTCACCAATTAAACCTTTTGATTTATATTCCGAATAAACTTCTTTTATTTTTTGGTACCCACGACTAACCGTTTTTTTACTGATACTTGATACGTTTGTTTGATTATCTGTCGTTGTGAATTTAACTGTACTAACATTACTGTTGTACATATGTGGTACCGACATTAATGAAGCCCAATTTATATACGAAAGTAATGTGTATTTATAACCATAAAATTTTAATTTAATTACAAAGTTTCCACTGGACGGTTGGAATGTCGATGTGAAGGACTGTAACATTATAGGGTACTTAACCGCTTTACCATAATACCCTTTAAGTGTTAGTGTAAATTGGGGGTATGGTAATTGAAAGAAAGCGGCGTATGGTGAGTTGTCCCCCCCTTCAAATAAAGCTCTACCCTTAACGTCCTCTAATGTAATATCAATAACCGGTAAATAGTCTAGTCCAACTGAAACATTTATGTCAACAATACCAAGTAATCCATTATCAATTGATCCTGGTTTACCGTTACTATACGTTTCTTGTGTAATATAATAATCACCCTCTTTATTTGGGTTTTGTATTGAATTTAATTTAGGTTGGTTCACTCCTTGTCCGGTTAAGGATCCCTTACCTGTTACCTCATCGGTGTATGAATTATCTAAAAATGTTTTAAATCCTGGGTTTAGAAAATTAATTTTACCAACTGAAATTGTCCTAACTTGATCATTAACCGCGGTACCTAACGCTAGTTTAGTTCTTGGTAATACATTACACTCTAGGTTAGCGTAAAAAACTAAATCTTCTTGTTTAACAAATCTTTCCGAAACATTCCCTAAATCATCAATTACTTTATTTGGGTCTATTACGGTTATGTTGTCGTAGTCGTATTCTACTAATATATTTTCACCGTTACCTACCATAATAGAAGAAATGATTGTCTAATTGAGTTTTATAGTCTTGTAAAGAACTTACTAATGGAAATGGAATTGTCAATACTGTACCGTCAGGAATATTACTTTCTAGTCCTCCAAGTTGGGGGTTAGCTGTTTGAATTAGCCATCCAAAGAATGGTGTTCCATAGTATTGTTGGGATATTTTATCTAACCTAGATTGATTAGCTACGTAAATATGTTTTTTATCGGATGACTTTGATGGTAAAGTAATATACGGAACCACGGTTTGTTCACCGTTAATTAAAAATTCATTATATCTGTTATAATATTGTGATCCCATAATTAATTTAATTTAACTTTACCATTAAATGTTTTTTTATCTTGATTCAAATTAAGATTTGAATATAACTCTTTTATTAGTTTATTTTTTGAGTTTAAATCGGTAGTTGGTGGTGTTTTATAATTCACGGTATTTCCTGGTATATTTGTTGTATTTTCAATATTGTAATTTAAATATTTTTGGTATGATTCAGTTTTAAATAATAATGTGTCAATTTCACTAACCTCATTGTTGTGTATTGTTGTATATATGTTTTTTAAAAAATCACATAATTCTTTAATTTTATTGGCCGCATTTTTTGTTTTAACTTCATTCCCATTTGTTAAATCTGTCACAAATAAATTATACTTACTATCATCTAAAAAGTAATCAGACATTGACAAATAAAATCTATTAGCTTCTTCACCAGGAAAAGGATTTTTATAATATGATGAGGTTGATGTTTTTGGATCGTACTTACTTGGTTTTAAAATAAAAGCTTCTAAAAACTCATAGAAGTTTTTTAATATATTTGACACACCTAACCTATAGGATAAATCCAATTTACCACCCTGTTTAAAATATGTATCACCACTTAAATCATATGATTGTGGTTCATTATTTTGTGTTAACACTCCGTCAAGTTTATTCATCACAACGTCCATCTTTCTTAGTGAATATATTAAATTCTCTTCAACTTTGACAATTTGATTTGAGGTTGTTGTTATTACTTCTTTTAAAAATTCCTTTCTTGTGTTTACTTTGGTGATTAATTTTTCCGTTACCTCTCGTAAAACTTTTTTATCCATAGATGGATTAGATTTAATAGCCATCGTAATTGGGTCTTTATTATCGGTTACATCTTTAACTACGTCTTCAACTAAATCATCCACAAATTTTTCAAAAGAATTAGGTTTACCATATAACTTAGTTGGTCTTGGTGATAGTATCCCGGTAGTAAATTCGGATATTACACCATCAATATAATTTCTTTTACTATTAGTTAATTGTACAATACCGTAGTTTGTTGTTTTTAATAATGTACTTAATGAATTGGGTACTATCTTAAAGTAATCTATAAGTTGTTCATTTAATTTTGTAAGAATTACATCATATGATATTGTACCGGCTGTCACACCATCAATTATTTTACCAATTGTTTCCCCACCTTTTTTAGGTTCTTGGTTTACAATATCCTTTGTGGTTACTTTTTTCTTTAATTCTAATATCCTATTAACAACCAAATTATCTAATGTTGTTTGACTTTCGATGTCGGTAGCTGTAGCTCTTTCATCATAAACTTCGGTATTAGCGTAATAATTAAATGAAAGTGCGTTTTGTAGTTGGTCTACCGGTTCTTTTAGTCCGTGACCACCAATAAAGTTAAATCCTAAACTTATCTTAGCTATCATTGGTTGTACACCAATACCTTCAGGGTTCATATCGTAAATCAACGGATCATACGTTATACTGAGGTTAGTTGGGATTATTTTAGTGTGGTAGAAGTCACCAATTCTAAGTACTAGTACTGGTGGTGTACCAAACGATGTGTTAAGTGCGTCATTTGTTTTTGGTCTACCGTCAGTACCAATAACCGGTATTGATTGTCCAGGCCTAACACATTGATTTAAGAATGTTAATCTGGAGTTTAACCCTTCCGGTGTTGTTGAATGAAAGGTTGGATTAAAGTATTTTATTTTTTCCTTAATACTATCAAACACCATCGGACTTTCTTTTTTGATCACCTCAAAATAATCACACTCAGAAAATAATGTTCTAACTACTTTTTTAGATATCCCATCTTTAATTTTTTGTTGGATGGTTTTTGTTGGTAGTGGTTTAATTGGTTGGGTGTTCACTTGTGGGACATCAACTGTAATTTCGGGTGCTGTGGTTGTTTGTACCGTTTCAACTGGTTTTACAACTTCTTTCACAACCGCTTTTATTTGTGAGATAACAACCCTACGACAAGCCATAGCTGGTATAGAATATTTTTTACCAGCTGACTGGGATGTCATTTTAACACCGTTGGAGTCATAACTAACTATTGGGGTTCTACAATTAACATCTTGTTGTGGTGGTATTACGTCATTTAATTCTGGGTTATTAGGGTCTGGTGTTAAAGTAGCGTCAATAGCTTTAGCTATTACAGTTCCCTCACCAAGAGTATCACTCTTTAAGAATGTGATTTTTCCGTCTTTCTCCCATTCAGCGAATGTTTTTTCACCGATTTTTTGAGCTCTAAACCAACGTTTTACCGCGTCATCTCTTCTTATTGATATGTTTATATTATAATCGTCAGTATTTGGTGATGAAGCTGAAGCTATTAACTTTAATTCAAATGTACCTTTTTGTTCTGATACCACCTTTGTTATTTTAGGTATTAAAACATCTTGGATTTTTTTATAGTTGGCTTCAACAACTTTATTGAAGAAGTCAGGTACAGATGATCCAGAATATGTTTTATCAGTTCTAACTTCATAGGGTGCGTTGTTTATATATGTATCCTTTTTACCAACATATAAATCATACCACTTGTTATATGGTTCTTTACCGTCGGTACCGGTATCATTTTTACAAGTAGGACAGTTATTGTCAAAATAGAAACCTAAATCTATAATGTCATTAAATTCACTACTCACATCTTTATCAACTGTTTGTTCTTCGGTAATTGTTCCATTACCCCCAACTCCATCCTGATTCGTACCAGCGGCACCTTCAGCGTTTTCTTTTATTAAAATGTTTATAACCGGATCGGGTCTTATTTCGACCGCTACTGATTGTAGTTCCTCATCGGTTAATCTTGGACTCTTAAGTATGTCTTGATAAGTATATAAGTCACTTACTGGTATTTGATTGAATTTAGCCGCTAATTCATACAAATCATATTTAACACAACCAGCGAAAAATGAATCCATTATTGAATCAATTCGTTCTTTTGGTATATTTTTTAATTGTTCCGTAACAATTTTATTCATTATTTGGGGGTGGTCAACAACTATTTTCCAACTAATCGTTCCACTACGACTTGTGTTTTTATATGTGTATATTGGTTCAGGTCGTCCAAGGAAATTTGTTTGATTAAAATCAGGTTTACTATCATCGGAGAATTGTAAATCATACGGTGGGAACCACATGATTCTACCCCCATTTGGTCCTTGTTCACAAACAGGTAATTCACTAACGGTGTATCCCGGTTTATCTGAGGTTCTCCAAGCTAAATTCTCAATCGAGAACATATACTTTTTAACTTTATTATCAATAATGTTAGTTGATCCTGGATTTTTTAATGGAGCTATATTTAAATTGTATGTATTATCCAACACAGAGTAACTAAATCGTCTATTGGCTATTGTTATACCTTCAGTCTTTTGTAAGTCATCATATGTAAAATACGGGGTATCTTTAGTGAAAACTCTACAATACTCAATACCCTCCTCAACACCTGTTGTGTCGTTTGTATATGAAAGTACTTGTGATCCTTTGGTTAGTTCCTTATACCCATCGTTAAACACCTTTGAGACCTGGTTAATTGCGTTACCCACATGTTTTAATCTAGCTATACCAGAAACGTTATCAGCTGAGTCGATTAACCTTTGTGTGTTATCCAAAATGGATCCTGGTTTAAATTCACCCACTTCGGTAGATTGGTACTGATTATACTGAGTGGTTAAACTTTCAAACCCAGGATCTAAACTACCTTTCTTACCATTTTTACCAACTCTAAGTCCAGCGTCACCCTTGTACTTTGGTGATGTCCAAACCATTTGACCGGTAATACCCCCATCGTTAGAGTACGATTTACCTTTTAATCCGAAGTTTAATTTACTTTCATTACCTTCATATAAAATACCAAGTTCAGATGGACCGTATACTAATGATTGGGTTTGTTTACCAAATCTATCTACGGGTACCTGATTAGCTGGTGATGTTATTTGTGAAGGTTCAGCGTCTTGACTACCGACATAATACCCACCGGTATTTGGTCTATCTTCATCAAATAAACGACCAATAGCGGTTGTTAGTCCTTGGGTTAGTCCTCGGTTATAAGCTGGTTTATATCTATTATAATCTAAACTTTTAAATAATACAGATCGTTGACCGTTACCTGTATTTTGTACGAAAGTCTCTGACGGGTTTCTAAATTTGTTTAATACCGGACCTAAGAATCCACCTGTGAGTTTATTCACCACACCAAGTGCTGATTCAACCTGGGGACTTTGTATTGGGTCTGGGTCATTAAAATAATCACCAGGAATAAATGATACCGGAAAATAAGTTCCAGTCAATCTATTAGCTAATGATACAGCAGCTAATACTGGTGATTCGGGTACGGTAATTTTCCAATCCTTATCAAAAAAAGGTTGTTTACCTGTCGCCACCATAGCAGCTGTGAACGGATCTTGTAATGTGTCTAAATTAAATCTACCTACAGTAGCTTGTGATATTTCAGCGGCAATCCTTTCTTGGAAAGCACCCTTTAGTTGTGTTGATCCTATTTTAACAATAAAACTATCTTGTGATAACAAACCATTAGATCCTGTTGGGTTGTCCTGGAATATCATTGAGAACGTACTGTACGATGAATTGATAAACATGTCGGCGTACGGTAGGAAATATTGATTAACGTTATAGTTATCTGTTACAATATATAAATCTTTATACCCATCTTCTGGACCAAATATGTTTTTTACATAAGCTGAATCAATAAAAAATTCATTAACCAACTCTAGATTTGAGTCGTTTATATCGTAAGGACCTTGATTTGGGTCAACGGGTAATAAATTATTGACATTTATTGGGTTATCAAACCCACCATCGGGTCCATACTCATTTAGTGGGTAAACCGAATTAGCGAATTGATTTGTGGATACTAGATTGTTTGGTGAATCAACAACACTAAAAACATTTAAATTTGTTTGTTGTACAACGTTTGTTACCGGACCAAAAACCCCAGTAACAGAGTATGGTGGTAAGTTTTTAACTAATAGGTTATTCCTAAAAGATTCTGTTGATACAAATGATAGTGAACTTGACATTCTCCTTTTATTTTATAAATACGATTTGGGTTCATTTTTTAATGTTTGATTAGTTTCTTAATCCACTATCTTTCACCTCAAACAATTTATTTAACCAAGATTTTCCTTCAGCTGTACTTAACCAGTTGTTAATTGTGTTTTGGATCTCGGTTGTTGACATGTTTGTTAATGTACCGGAACCTGTTATTGTTATGTTAGCGTTAACTGTTGATTTTGTTATTATCTCTTTCTTTTCAATAACTTCTTTTTTTGCATTCAATTCCTCAACAATTAACTCAGCTTGGGTTTTTTTTGGTTTTGGGTTTAATTGGTTTTCGTACGTTTTTGTTAACTCTTGTCGATATTCTTTGATAAATTCGTCAAACTTATTTTTAACACCCGTTTGGAAATTTTTTTCTAAATTACCCATAGATGTGAAAGCGTTTTTAAAAGCTTCAAAAGATCCTGTCTCATCTCCTTTAGCTAATTTTAAAGCCGCATCTTCTAATAACCCACTAAACTGATCAACACCAGTTCTAATAGTTTCTGTTGTTACATCTCTGGTAGCTATTTCGGTGTATTTTGTTTGGACTTTAGTTAAAGCATCAAAAACACGTTGGACGGGTGCTGCGGTAGCTTTACCAAGTGTTAATTTACCCAACAAAGAACCAAGATTAGCGTTTATAGCGTCTAATGTGTTTAATTGATCATAAGCTAATTCCTCCAAACTTTTATTTTGGTCGGCAGCTTGTTCTCTTAGTTGTTCAATTTCTTGTGGTAGTAAATCTTCCACTTTTTTAGTGACTTCTTTACCTTGTTCATCCCTAACCTTAATAACCGCGGTTCCACCTGATAGTGTTGCTAATGAAGCGATCATTTCTCGAGTTTGTTCGTCTTCTGTACCAACTAATGATGGAAATTTAATCTGTTGTAGTTTTTTATCGAAGTCGGCAGCTCTTATTGACATTTTTGTCAATTCTGAAGCTGGTATATTCAATTCACTAGCTATTTCCCTAATCCTACTTTTAGCACCTGGTAATATTTCAAATTGTTGGGTTTTTTCATTAAACGTTGTCCATTCTTTAGTAATATTAACTAATTCCTTTTCCAATTGTTCTGGGTCATTACGTGCTAAATCCATAGCTCTTAATGGGTCTAAAAGACCATTAGCTGTAACCCCCAATCTTTGTAACCCAGCTGCCAACTCAATCGCACCTTCCGGGTTAAATACCTTCTCAGCAATAGCAAATACGTGTGACATATCAACACCTAGTCTAGAAGCTTGAGCTGCCATCTTAGCTAAACCTTTAACACCGTTTTCAAAATTGTAAAGATTCATTTTGTCTAGATTAGTCAAAACACCTTTTGATACCGCTTGTACACTAACACCCACGTTTTTAGCGTAATCAATAACTTCCTTCATTCTATCACCAGCGTCATATATTGACACACCAACGTCTCTAAAACTAGACGCAAGTGTTGTGATATCTTCACCGGTTAACCTACTTACCGCTGATAACTCAACAACGGCCTCTTTCCCAACCATAGCGTTTGTCCCTAAACTTTTGGTAATGTCTATTACGGCTTGGGTAGATTCTTCTTGACTAAAACCCATTTTAATCAATTCAGGTGTGGTGTCAGCGATTAATGTTTTAAATTCACTCAATCTTTGTTTACTTACACCAAAAGCGTTTTGTATTTTTGTGGCTTCTTCATCTAAAAATTTTAAGGAATTAAGTTCGGTAATTGAGTCAGCTGATATCTCAAGTATTTTTTCCATACTTTTGGTTACATTTACCAAATCACCCATACTACTAACGAACGATTGATTCAAATCAAAAGCTCGTGACATTGTTGATTGGTATTTTTGATACCCTTTAAATTTCTCAAATTCTGGATCTAGGGTGGAAGTACTTGATATAGCCATTTAATAATATTTAATGATAAATATTTTTAGTTTCGTTTTCCTTCATTAAATATTTTTTCAAGAAGATATTTACGAACATACGTTGGGATTTTAAAGAATTCACCGTACTGTACTCCCAGGTGTTTGGCAAGATAATAATATTCGTCTAATATAACTTTTGAGTAATCAGAAGAAAGGCCGAAAAAATTCCACCCCAAAGGCAAGACTCACGGTCACCTTTTCTCCAGACGGGGCTACAATTTCTTTTTTTAGGTCTAATCTTGGTTCGTTGTCTCTTAGAAAATTTCTAATGTGTTTTGAATCTCCGATTGGCATATTTTCACAGAATGTGGATATATCGTTTCGATCTGGATTACCATTTAACTCCACAACCATTCTATTTAATCTTGTGGTTACTGTTGGTGTTACACGACCAGCTGGGTAACTATCTAGAATTTTATCAATTTCAATTGTGTCATAAAGTGACAAAAATTTAACTTTAACCGTATTCTTTGAAAATGGTAATGTTAGGGTAAATGTACCGTCATCATTTGGTTTCTCTTTAGATTGAACAATATTCATCCTATCTAACATTATTGATGTTTCAAATTGTTTACCGGTTTTTGGATCCTCAACACTTAATTTATATTCAGGACCAAATGATGTATTTCTTAAAAATATTAATATTGATTCAACGTCACCTTCTAAAAGTTCTTCGGGTCTAAGTTCTCTCTCATATAACTTATTTCTAAGTAATGGTAAAACAATAGCTTCCTTTATTGATTTACGACTATCGTTATTTAGTAAAATGTTTTCATCTGAAGCTGTTAGATATCCAATCTTAACACTTTTCTTTTTAGATTTATAAAATATTCCACCAGAAGGTAATTCCAACACGTCGTGTGGAAGATTAAAGTCAGTCTGACCGTAATTAACTATATCATTTGTTTCCATTGTTATTTGAAATTAGGTTTTATTATAATAAAAAATCCGCATACACTAATATAGTACACGGATTTCAATATAAGTAAATATTATTTAGTAAACTAATATACAACGGTCCATACGGATACTAGCTGAGATTCCAGCTATTTTGTCACTTGAATAATCTAGTGTTCCACCATCGTAACCAAGTAAGAACGCTCCCTCCAAAATCCACTTTTCAACCACAACTCCAGTTGGGTCTAACATTTCAAGATCAACATTCTTTTTGTAACCAGCTGCGTAACCCATACGACCTGTAACTGATTCAGCACATAAACGAATCCATTCCATAACCGCTTGTGAAGCTGAAGGTCCAATTGGATCTCTAAACTTAACGGGGATTTCTTCCCAGTTGAATCGTCCAGCTACATATGTTGAGGTATTTAAGAACGGGATTTCAGTCGAAGCTATTTTAAGTTTCGGTCTTGAAGTACTCTCTACGTACCATTCATTGATACCTAAAGATGATGGGAATCTAAGAATCCAACGGTTCTCACGTTTAGGTTCATAGGGTATAGGCATTTTCATTAATAAATCAGCCATAGTAAATTTTTTTAGTCTTGTTTATTTTCATATAATAAATATACCAAAAAAATTTTTTATTCTATTGACTTTTATTTTTTTTATTTATATAATTGCCAGCAAGCTAGCTTTTTATATTAATAATAATTAGCTAGCTGCTAATAAAAGATATATAAATATAATAATTAATTAGCTAGCTGCTAATAAATTATAATAATTAATTAGCTTTTGCTAGGTCAATCTTAACTTTTTTACCGTTTTTTGTGTGGTAAATACTAATATTGAAGTCCTCCCGGAAAATTTTATCTCGAATTAAATTAACATTATCTATATCATCATCTGAAAATCCTATTGATGGTTTAATGTTAAAATCCAAATTAACGTAAGAAACAAGACTAATCCTTACTTTTTTTGATTGTTCCTCAATGTAATTTAAAAAATCATTCATCGCTTTAACTTTACCCTCCGATGGATCCGACATTGTACCATGTAGATAAGTTATTGGGTAGAACCTACACTTATCCAAATAATCCTTAATTAACCAGTCATAATCATTATTAAATTTTGAGTTGGTTATTATATGATACCCAATTAGATTATTTATCAATTTATCCCTGTCAATTCCCTCGTATGATATATCTATAAGATTTTTTATACCATTTTTAATTGTTTCTGGGTTGTGACCCCTAGCAGTAATAATTGAAAATATTGATCCGTTGTTTATGGCCTCAACAAAGTCTTTCCAAATATCTGATGAAGCTATCTTAGCTTTCTTAATGTCCATCATAAATCTATCGTCACCGCCCTGTAGGAAATCCCTAAACGGTTCATTATCATACCCAACAATTAAATTACCATTAAATTTAAATTGTCTTTTACCGATTATAGATTTCTTAAACGAGTATTCATATGTTGGCATACCAACGACACGATCATCCTTTGTTTTCAAATAAACCATTGTTGGCATTTTTAATATATTGTCATCCCAATCAAAAGCGTAATACTTCAATCCAAAATCGGTGATATTTTTCATAAATTAATTTTAAAGGTTAACAAATATAAATAAAAAAAGGGAGATAATCAAATATCCCCCTTAATTTTTTTAAACTATTTGTTTTTTATACATCATCAAACGAAGCTCCGGTTGGTGTGATATAGAATGTTATATCAATAAACTCAAGAGATCTTGTTGGTTTAATGTATATTTTACCAGTCATCTGATTTCTATCTAAGTCAGAAGTATCTGATGATACTGTAACTCGGAAGTCATATAAACCTCTATCTCTTCTAATTGCGTCTAAGATTGGATTTACTGAGTTTAAGAAATCTTGTCTAACTTGTTCATCGTTTTGGTCAAACAATAACCTTACAGATACCGCAGAAATCAATTTACGTGCTTGTAGTAGTAATCGTCTAACGTTAATTCTATCAAGTGCTGATTCACGTACCTGTAAAGTTTTATTACCCCATATAACTGTACCAACATCAGCGAAGGTAGCGATTGGGTTAATTCTACCCGTATATAACACGTCTCTATCTTCTTGTGTTAATTTTTTACGAGCTTTAATTGAGTTAACAATACCTCTCGTGTAACCTGCCGCTGCGAACCATGGGAACGCTATGTTGTCAGTTAAAGCTAAGTTTCTTGTAACCTCAGCTGTAGGTGGTATGTAAATTTGTGTATTGTTTACCGTATCTCTTGTTAATACCCAAGGGTAATAAGTAGCTGTGTAATTCGAATCAAGTCCGATTAACTCAAGATTATCAACCGCTTCCTGTGGGTATATTAATCCATCCGTTCCGGTGGTTGTTGGTAAATATAAATTATAATCTGGTGTTGTTGTGATATACAAAGAGTCCGCTCTGTCGTTCTCGATCATATCTATCGCTGACTCAACCAAATTACTATTATTTACATAATCAATACCAGGGGTAACAAATACATTAATGTTAACAGATTCTGGATTGGAGAATGTTTTAATACCTAATAGGTAAGCGTAATAATCTGTGTTAGCGAATTCAGTTGTACCATCACCAACAGAGATTTGTTTAAACGCTCCCCATCCAGATGCGTTAGGGTACCTATCACTAGGACAAGCTCCATTCAAGAATCCGGATTTACCTAAAACAAACTCATCCTTATTTGTTCTATATTCTCTATAGATATCCCAACCATCAAAACCACCTTGTACTAATAAAGTAAATTTACGAGCGTACAGTCTATAATATGGGTTTGCGGTATCTGTTGGTTCACTACTAAACGAAGCGTCACCAACATAGAATCTAGGTGTTCCACTTGTTGAGAATCCGTTTGAGATTGTAATTCCACTAGCGTTTTTATCCATGTGGAATCCTTTACTTAAATAGGACCACTCAACACCATCAATGTCACAAGAAGAACTAGGATTTCGTTTACCTTTATATTCGTAGTAACTACTGTCATACCCAAAACTATTTGAGATACCTAGATATGTTCTTCGAATATTATCACCAGGTTCTGTGGTAGCGTCATCATTACCATTAGCAAATCCAAATGGTGGGTTAAAGAAAACTTCACCAGGGAAGAAATATTTTGTTTTGATGATAGGGAATGGAGATCTAACACCATCGTACTGACGGAAATTATACCCATCAAAACCACAAGGTAGTGAATCATTAGGTGCGTCCTCATTAATCTCAATCATTATGTATTTTGAATTTAATTCGTACTCACCGTCAAGTGTACCAATTTTTTTAGCTACAAAACTATTTTCATTTGGATTCATTGAACAGTTTGTGAACTTTTCTAAAACCACGGGGTTTGAATCCGTATCATAGTAATCCCTAACTAAAACATCAAATGTTAAATTATTAAATGATATATTAATAATTGATATTTTTACTTGTGTATTCGCTGCGTCACCATCAGATACTGTGTAGAATTTAAATAGATTATACACTTTAGTACCCCTCAATTCGGAAACAACCCAAGGTGAGTTAGCTGATTGATATCTATCTAAATACCACCCTATTGAATCCGAAGTTTCACTTTGAGCTGAATCTAAAGCTACTAATTCAGAATTAATACCCCTAATGTATCCTTTTCTAAAACCAAAGTTCAATAAAGATTGGAACCTCTCCTCTAAAAATACAGGAACAACACCTTTAGGTTTACCAAAGTTGTCGGTACCAAATACTTTAGTTACGTAGTTTGAGTCAGATATACTGAAAGATGTTTCAAATGTAAAGTTAGTTCCATTATCATTTGTTACATTGACAGCAAATGGTAAATATGGATTTTTGGTAGCTCCAGAATAAATCCCAGATACATTTAAAGTTACGTTATTAATGTTTGAAACTTCATAACCTGGGTTTTCACTAGATGTATAATTTGATAAACCTCTAGATCTTAAAGTAGCGATAACTAAATCATCATACTCAGTATATGAAGTACCGGTATATGTGTAAATTACACCAATCAACGAACCAGTGTAACACTCAACAATTAGTGGAACTGGTGTAGCTGTTGGAACTGGGGTCGGAATAGGTGTAACACAAGGGTCTGGTGGTGGTGGGGGTGGTGGTACAGGTTGTGTAGTTGTTGTTGTCACAGGTGTAACATTTGTTAATCCAGTAATATATGAAAAGAATGAGAATCCTGAATACTCACCATTACCTGTATTATCAAATTGTGAATAATACCAAGGGTCGTTAAACGCTGATTCCAAATCAGTATCATTTAGTGATACATCAGGAACACCATATACATTTGTTTCAGCTGTAAACACAGGTGATAGTATATTATAATCCTCAGTATCAATTGATCCGAAGTAACTAATTGTTGTAGCTTCAGCTAATGACTGATCGACAGATCCTATAACGTCATATATTAAATCATTTAAATAATCGTTTATTGATGAGGTGGACCCGTTGAATTGTTCAAACTGTAGATTTAATTTTTCTAAAATTAAAGGATCAATTCCAGACACATCAAATGTTGATTGACCAGTTGAATTTGTACAAGCTGTAAAATTGAATGTATATCCAATTTTTTCATACTCATTACAAGCTGGTAAACAATCCACGATAACTGGATCGGTACAATATCTACCAATTGTGTTAGGATCAACATTAGCTTTAGTCATGATTGACCAAGATGGTCCAGCGTCATAACCAGATAAACCCAATACTCTAGTTACAAACAATTGATTTGATTGTTGTAAATAAGCTTTAGCTATATAAGCCGCTTCATATTTAGGGATTTGTGTGTTTATAAATTTTTCAGGTGTTGTACCCCCAAAGTAAGTCTGGAACTCATCGTAATTTCTAACGAATATTGGTACAAATACTTTACTGTTAGTAGCCATTTTCTATTAATTGTTTATTCTTTTATTTTAATACTAAATATTGACGTTTTTTGTAAAAACTTTACTTATCAATAAGTATTTATATATTGGTATGATTTTTTTCTACCTTTTTTCTACCATGGATAACAACAAGAAAATAAAGAACTTAAAGATATCACCAGAGGTACATTCTGTATTAAAAAAATACTGTGATAAACGAGGTATTAAAATGTATAAGTTTTTGGAAAATTTAATAATGGAGAAGTGTAAAGATAAAAAGGATATTTACGGTGAAAATTAAATTAATTCTTCATTAAATATAATCTCAGACGGTTGTGTGTTATCTAATTTTGTAATAACAACCCTAACAAGATCCCCATTATTGATTTGAATTTCCGTAATATCGTTACCATAAAAATCATCATTTATGAATACCTGGTAACTGTCAACATTTTTGTCACTAACATAATGTAAATTAACGACGTAATCGTAAGTCTTCTCATTAACCAAATTACCGACCGGATAAGTAAACAAGGACGTACCTGGGGTTGGGGGGATTTCTTTTCTTATTTTTTTCCTTTTAACTTTTGTATCCGTTTCATACATTTGAAATACTCGTGTTAAAGCTGGTTTCACCTCAAACTCATCTTCATCAATTAAAAATCCAAGTAATGTGAAGTTGTATTTTTGAATATAGAATTTTCTTTTTTCCATATCCATAACCGATTCGTCTTGTATGTCGTCATTAATAATTGGAATATAATGTCCTTTAATTACTTGGTACGCTTGTCTTGACGCGAACTTCTCGATAATAATTTGATTAAATTTATTTAACTCCCTCATTCTATTACATACAATAGCTACCGTATATTTAATATCTACCGGGACTGGTTGTGGTATTTTATAAATGTCCATCCCATGTCTTTGTCCATCCCATGTTGGAACCTGAGCGTAATAGTACATTCTTCTATTTGGTATGTTATATAGTGTAGCTGGATTGGTACCAAATTTAACTTCCGGTGTTCTTATTACCGTTATAAATGGGGGTTCAGCGTTTTTATCTATATTTTGAAAGTCCCAAGACTCGGTAAACTGAGACCAATTCTGTGTCGTTAAAAGTATATCAACCATCGGTACAACACTACCCTCAACTACACATCTTAACTCATCACGTACAAAATCTAAAAACCCCCGATCTAAATCAGCGTGTAATAAACTTTTTGGTAGGTAAGTACCATCCATAGAAATCATGTCAGCCATTTCATGTCTTCTAGGTAATAAAGTTTTCTTATCAATAAGATCTATATTCTTCTTTATTTTTTTAGGTAATCCCATTTTTACAATCCTCTAAATTCGTTAGGTCCAACAGGTGAACCAATTATTGTTCTATAGAATGGTTTATACCCCCTATAGTTATGTTTTGTGTCGGAAACAACACGACCATCATTTACCACTGTGTAATATCTAACAAAAGTCTCACTTTCATAGTACCCAATGTAATCCCCAAAACTAATGTCAATTTCCAAATTCTCCAATGTTTTTTGATACACCGATACCGTAATATTCCCAGGTTCCATCTGATCCATTTTGGTTGTACCCAATGATTTATTCTCAGGAGCTGCTATACCGACGTAAGCGTTAAACTCAACCGGAGGTAGAAATTTTATCCCATCAGATACCGTCTCACCGTACACATCATCAGTTTTTGTTTTTGTTCTATCAATTCGATATAGTATACAGGTGAAGTTCATATCACCAACTAACCACTCCTCACCCATGGAAATTTCAAGGTCATAATCACTATCACCAAAAAATTTTCCTAACCTTGTTATTGGAATTTTATTCGACATTGTCAACTTTTTATTGATAAATATTAAAATTTTTGTTATTTTTAAAATAAAAGGTATTTTGGATATCGGACAACAACTAATAGAACACAAAGCTTTAGACTTACTCGACGTGTATTCCGGGTCGAATAATTATATATTGTTTTTAAAAAACAAAAAAGAAACAAATAAAAAATTTTACCCGACTAGAACTCAAGCTGACTACATTGTAAATTATTTTGACACCATACCAAAAGTGGCTAGAAAATGGGTTGAGTTGGATACATACTTCGCACAAAAATTTTCAGAGGAAAAATATCTATTAAAGGTACCAGAAAAGGTATACGTAGAGAAACTTCTTGTTGAGAAAGATAAATCGTACCATATATGGGCTAAATTCTTTGAGGAGGATCAACTAAGTGAGTTTTGGGTTCCAAAATCATCACTAATTAAATCACAAACCACAAAGGACGTAACTATAGATTACTCAAAGTATTCACATAGACCACCCCTACAACATCAAAAAGAAGCGATTGAAAAACTTGTTGGGTCCAGAAGATATATTTTAGCTGACGATATGGGTCTTGGTAAAACAACATCAACCATCATCGCAGCACTTGAAACAGGATCCAAAAAGATACTGATAGTGTGTCCAGCGTCGTTAAAAATAAATTGGCAGAGAGAGATCGAGAATTATTCAGACAGAAGTGTTTATATCTGTGAAGGTAAGAAATTTTCAACCGAACACGATTTTGTTATTGTTAACTATGACATTATAAAAAATTTCCACGATCCCAAGAATCCAAACGAGTCGTTAATTACTCAGTCAAATTTTGATTTGGTTATTATGGATGAAGCACACATGATTTCAAATACCCAAGCACAAAGAACCAAAGTTATTAATAATTTTGTGAAAGGAATTAAGTATGTTTGGTTATTGACTGGTACACCAATGACATCCAGACCTATGAATTATTATAATTTGTTATCGATAATTGAAAGTCCGGTAGCTCAAAACTGGATGGCGTACGCCATAAGGTATTGTCAGGGATACCAATTCAGAGCTGGTAACAGGAAAGTATGGAATGTTTCGGGAGCCTCAAACCTGGAAGAATTACGTGACCGAACATCAAAACAAGTTTTACGACGATTAAAGGAGGATGTGTTGGATTTACCTGAAAAAATAATATCCCCAATTTATTTAAGATTAAAATCAAAAGAGTATGAGGAAGTTATGGGTGAATACTATGATTGGTATGATAAAAATCCAGACGAATCTTCATCGTTAACTGTACAGTTTTCTAAATTAATGAAGGTTAGAAAAATCATCGCGAATGAAAAAGTTAACCAAACAATTGAGATTGCTGAAAACATTATTGAACAAGGTAAGAAAGTTATTATTTTCACAAACTTTACAGACACACTCCAGTTAATACACAACCACTTCAAAAAAGAATCGGTATATCTTGACGGTAGTTGTTCAAAACAACAAAGACAACACTCCGTTGATCAGTTCCAGGAAAATGAAAAAATAAAAGTTTTTGTTGGGAATTTAAAAGCTGCTGGTGTTGGTTTAACTTTAACATCCGCTGAGGTTGTCATAATGAACGATTTGTCATTTGTACCGGCGGAACACTCCCAAGCTGAGGACAGAGCTTACCGATACGGTCAAAAGAATAATGTCATTGTTTACTACCCCCTATTTGACAACACAATAGAAGGTATCATATATGATATATTAAATAATAAAAAACAAGTTATTAGAACCGTAATGGGTGATGGGGAAATAGAACAAACTAGTGGTGACATGGTTGAGGAAATTTTAAATCTAATAAACAAACGTAGATAGTCATCTTTTATTATTGGTAATATTTATCATTAATGAAAGTTAATGTCAAACATATTAAATGTGATATGTCTTCGGAAGATAGAAAATTAACCGACGACTTTATCAGATACCTACAGAAAAAAATTCCGATTAAACGTGAAATTACCATAAATTTTGTTGGTGAAAGAATTGGTAGTATGTCAACTGGTGGTCACCACCCAGAACGAGGTATAAAAGTTCTAACAAAAAATAGATTAAACCGGGACATATTAAGAACATTAGCTCATGAATGGGTTCACGAATACCAACGAGATGTTTTGAAACGTGAACGTGGTGAGGATATTGGTGGACAAAACGAAGACGAAGCTAACGCGTACGCTGGTCGACTGGTTAAAATGTTTGAAAGGGACTACCCACAATACGAAAATTTAGTTTATGAAAGTTTATATGGGGTTGAAAAAAAACTTAACCTAATCAGTGAACAATTAGTGATTCAGGAAAAAACAAATTTAAGATCTGAATTACTTATGGAAATGAAAAAAATTGGTATAGAAAGATTACCATATTCATATTCATCAATGAGTCAATTTGTGGATCCAAAAACAATGGACATCCATTATAACAAACATTATAAAGGGTATGTTAAAAAACTTAATGACGCGTTGTCCAAAAAAAACTACAAAGGTGATTTAGAATTGGAAAGTATTATTAGAACCATAAGTAAGTATAACGATACAATTAGGAACAACGCTGGGGGTGCGTTTAATCACGCGTTGTTCTGGAAAATGTTATCACCAAAGAAACAAGTACCAAAAGGTGAAGTTTACGAGAAAATCACAAAACAATACGGGAATATTAAAAAAATGAAAGATGAATTTGAATCGGTAGCTAAAGATCGATTCGGATCTGGATGGGTTTGGTTGGTATTAACCAAAACAAATAGATTGAAAATTGTATCTACACCCAACCAAGATAACCCATTAATGAATACAGTTAAAGATGGGGGGTACCCAATTTTAGGTTTAGATTTATGGGAACACGCTTATTATTTAAAATACCAAAACAAACGTGATGAATATATTAAAAAGTTTTGGAATCACGTTAATTGGGGATTTGTTAATGAGTTATACCTTCTTAGAACAAAACAATAAGATATTTATATAAAAACAAGTATCATGGCAATAATTCAAGAACCTGAAAGAAGTAAATTGTACACCCAAATAAGACATTTACTTGGTGCTCCACAAAGAAGTGTTGAGTTGGAGGACGAACAAATGGACACACTGTTGGAATTCTCAATCGATGAATATTCACAATACATCCAAGACTGGTTAATTGAATCCCAATGGACAAATTTATATAATCTAAACATGGATACTCAGTCATTGTCAAGAGCGTTCACAACTAGAAGTTTAGATTATGAAACAAGATATACTTACGCTTATTCAAAAATAGTTGGTCTTCAGGCCGGTGGTGATTACGTTTTGAAAAAAGATTACATCCAATTAGTACCTAATCAACAAATATATGAAATCCCAGCTAATAGGGAATTAAATGAGTTACTTTGGTTTACACCAGCTGAGTTAAATAACACTATGTTTGACCCTTGGTCATTTGGTGCTTTAGGTGTCGGTGGTGGACTAGGTGGTGGTGGTGGACTAGCACAGATGGGTAATATGGGTGGTAGTTACTTTATGATGCCGGTATTTGATATGTTATTACGAATGCAGGAAATTAACATTCAAAGAAGAATAATTGTTGGTGATTTAACGTATAGAGTTACAGCTTTACCTGATGGTAAAAAAGCTATTCACTTAATGAATACACCAGGTGGTAAGTTTGACTTCGGTAACTCAACACTCACTAGAGGTAAAGTTTGGTATTGGTATTATGACGTTGGTCCTGAAGATAGGGACAAATGTTTAAAATTAAATCCAGACATCATTACAATGCCATCTGACGTACCGTTTGATAGGATGAGTTGGGTTGACTTAAATAACCCATCACAGATCTGGGTTAGAAGATGGTTTATTGCTTATTGTAAAGAAACTTTAGCTAGGGTACGTGGTAAGTTTAGTGGGAATTTAAAAACTCCGGATGGTGATTTAACGATGGATTACACTTCATTAGCTACCGAAGCTAAAGATGAGAAAACAAAATTAATCGAGGAACTTATTGGAGCTGAAGGTAGATTAACCAGACTTAAACCAGAAAAGGTTATGGAACGTGAGGCTTTAATCGCTGAAAATCTAAACAAATCAATGAAGTTTAGAGCAATGCCAAGTCAAATTTATGTCATTTAAAATAACAAACATATCACCAAGAAAAACCGTAATGAGAGGACCACAAAGTATAAGTGTACCAGTAAATAAAAAACCGGTTAGTAAAGTAGTTGACACACCAGAATATAAAGTATCAAATGAAACTTTATTAATTGTTCGAGGTACCCAAGAATCAACAATAACTTTAAACTCGGTAGATAATCACATGATTATCGTTAAGTCATTAACAACGGTATTGGTTAAACCTGACATTGGTAAAATTGATGAGGAGTGGGACGAACTAATGATGGAAAAAGGTTCGTGTGTACAATTATTTTTTGTCGATGGTAATTGGTACATACTATCATCAGATGGACTGAAGATAGATTAAGTCACCCTCATCCACATATTTTAACATAACTGGGTCAGCGTCTTTGTACATGTGGTAAGGACTAACACCCACTTTTTCCCAAAAAAATCTTTCATCTTTTGTTATATACATAACATCCCTATCTAGATCATCCTGATCTTTCTGTTCAAATGGTTGACCGTTTATTAGTTGGGATTGTTCTTTAGTAAAGAAAGATCTATCTTCAGGTTTTGTTACCAATATGGAATCACGGATTTCTGTTTTAAACACAACTAGTAGTGGTTCCACTCGTTTGTTAAATGTAGATACAGCTCTTGGTATGTTGTATTCCCCTAACATTCCCGGATTATTTTCCAAGTCTGACGGATCAATTCTATAACAATTAAGTTGTATAACCGAATCTGAACTAGACGATCTATACGCTACATCTGTTGGTACTCCGGTGTTAGATTCTTTATTTTTAGAGTCACTACGTACCCAGTTATCGTCTGACCAGGATTTTTCCCAACCATTGTTTAATAAGTATTGTTCTTTATTCTTATAATCAGATCTTTCACCTTCTGAAAAGAACAATCTTACCTGTTCCTCACTCCACCCCCTCTTTGGTCTATTAACTTTCTGAACATCCCCCTGGGAAACTTTTGTTCCATTATTAACATAATAAATAACATCACCTAGACTTACATTTAAATTATCTTTAATAACAAGTTCCATGTGAGCTTGTCTAGACATTAAACTACCAGCTTTTGTTCTTTGTGTACTACGTATTTTGTAATCCTTTACGGTTTGTTTTATCCTACCCTTATTAGCGATCTCAGATAATGGTATTTTCTGATCACAAATCTTTTGTAAGTACTCATAGTACCACTCAATAAATTCCTGACCCTTACCATCTAATAATAACTTAATACCTTTTTCTAAGAATACCTCAATGTATTTTGGCATCTTCTTAGACTTAATACTATTACCAGTTAACTTTATTTTTCCTTTAGCTGTGATAAGAGCGTAGTTCTTTCTAGATAAATTAATACACGCTGGCCATTGACCATCAGTGTCTAGAGCCATTTCACCTCTCATCGCTAGGTCGTTAAACTCCATCACATCAGCTTCCTCACCAACATATTCCTTACCCTCAACGACTTTCCAGTTTAACCCCTTACCGACGTATCTTCTGGATTCAGTACCATCAGGTACCGAAAAGTTAATACCATCGGTATCCATCACCAACGGGACATACCCACGATCCATGAAGAAATGGATCATCATACGAAGATATTGTCTACCGGTACATGTGATCATTTCACCTTTATCGATATCAGCCCAGTGAAATACTTGTGGAGCTGATAACGCACCAAACATGGAGTTAATGAAAATCTTAACTGGTAATTGTTTACGGTCAAATGATAATGATTTTTTCTTATCTATTGTTGAATACTCTTCAGCTAAGTTTTTATACATAATACGAGAGTTCCTAAAGTAAGATAATAAACCTTTCATAACTCCAGTCACATCACACTCCGGGAATACATCGTGAACTAATTGGATTGACGGGTATAGTGAAGAGTAGTCAAGTTTTAATACATTTCTGGAGTACCCGGTTTTTATTAACCTAGATAATCCACCGACAAATTCACGTCTTTCTTGTTTACCTGGAACAGCTAATCCATTTTTATATGACCAAGCCAACATTAATATTTTCCATAGAGTAGCGGTACCCATGGTGGACACCCTCTCATATGTGGTTGGTAGTAATGACGCGAGAAGAAAAGATCCCTGATTATATTCATCATCAACCAATAATGTTTCTTCTAAGTCATCATCAAGATACCTCTCAACAATATCATCACCAGTTGTTTTTATGTATGTGTCAGACCTTCTTTCACACACCTCATCGACATTCGGATCAACACCAACCTTTTTATAATTACCATTTTTAATGTTTAACCAATATTCTTCCTTATCCCTATACATTGGACCAATTCTAGTATGGTCAATATAGATTCGATCTTCAGCTTCAGCGTCAATAAATTTTGTGATATACTTAAGACCGGCTTCCTTAATGTTTGAGTTAATCGCTTGAGCTCTACGAACTGAATGTAGTATGTCAATAACATTATAACCCCATATCTGAGTCTGGGGGAATTTCTCAACCTCATTAGCTAATTTTAGTAATGAATCTTTTTGTGATATTGATTTATCTTTGGACAATGACTTACATATTCTTTTAATATCTAAGTTTAACATTTTACACCTTTCAAATATCCAATTCCAGTCAAAGTTAAATGAGTTGTACCCAGCTACTATTGATGGTTTAATCTCGTCAATAATTCTAAAGAATTCGGTAATTCCTCTTCTTTCTTCATCCTCATCAGAACACTCAATTACTTTTTTGTATCCTTTATTTGTTTTAATTCCTATCATGAATATACGACCGTCTTTAGGTTCTAGAGCGGTCGTCTCCAAGTCGAATACAAGTCTAGTGATATCATTGTATTCTTCAAAACCTTTAAATAATCTTTTTTCTTTTGATATTAAGTATTGTTCTACCGGATTTAGAACTAATATTCTATCCTTAGTATTTTCACCCCAAGGATCCAATCCACCATCTCTAAAGAACTGAATCAAGGACCTGTAACCTTTTAATGATTTAACCATGAATGTTAATCCAGATTCCAGTCTTTCATTCCCATCGGTACGTAATTTTTCAATCATTATACCGTACTTGGTCATAGCTTGTTTTTGTAAATCCTTTGACGAGTTGTAGAAGTTTAAACCTCTTAAGTCACCCACCCAAGCGAACGCTATTAATGTGTCTCGTTGGACTGTTTTACCCTTACCGGGTACTTCTTTAATTTTGTAAATGTGATCTGATTTGTGATCAAACTCTACGGAAACAATATATTCTTCCGGGTCGTTTCCTTCTAGGAAATTTTTAATTTCTTCTTGTGATATCATTTGTTAAATTTTGGTGTATTAGCTATCGTAACCTTTACGATATTTACCTTGACCACAAAGATATAATAAAAAAATAATTAAATCAAATTAAATCCAAGACATTTCAACCCCAGTCACATGAGCTGTCCATCTAATATTATCACTAGCAACCCCAGTCACTAAAATTTCTAATTGATCTAAAGTGTTATTTGCGGAAATAGAAACATTCCAAGCAGTATTATTTTCAACGTCGGTACCCACTGTTGAAACCGCCCCAATAAGTGTGGTGTTCCCACCAACATTTTTAACAGCAACTTTTCTAATATAATGAGCTGAACAACCAACACCACATGGGAATGTTGCGTTTTCTTGAACAGCTGAAATTGATACCGTTAAAAATAAAGCTTTACCACTAGGTACTGTTAACCCTACTGTACTTGTTGGGTAATCTAAAAATAATTTAGTTGGTGTTGCTGTATTAGTTTTATTTGAAAGTAAAAACTCTACCTTTTGATTATCTCCCGGATTTGAAAACGTACCTATCGATAAACTTTGTTGACCATATCTGGATGTTAAAGCACCACAACCATAAGCTGTACTATATTCTGATTGTACTGTATTACATCTACCACCAATTATTGAACTATAAGTGGAATTTGAGGATATTCTATTTTGTATTCCGTTAATTATTGTACTATAACAAGTCCCCCCAGATATAAAATTAAGTTGACCATTACCGATCATATTAACACATCCACCACTAAAAATGTAATTTAATGCACCACCGACAATTATACTAGAATTTGACAAAATTGTATTACAAACACCACCATTAATTATACCATATATCGATGAACAACTAATTGTATTATGTATACCACCATTAATTGATGACCCCGTTGTTCCTGTAAATACCGTATTTTTAGCCCCACTATTAATGTTTGAAAAACACGAGGATGATGCTACCGTGTTCCCACTACCCCCACCTATAAATCCATGATCACCATTCAAACAGTTTGATACCCCACCACCAATAACACTATCCGTGGACATTACTGTATTTGTTGATCCACCACCAATAACAGATCTGGATCCTCTAAGGTTATTAAGTAATCCACCTAAAACTGAAGAATGGTTACCAATGTTTTGATTACTTTGACCACCAACAATAACACTACAACCACCTAATGATTGATTACCTAAACCATTACCAACAAATGAATATTGACCGCAAGATTGATTACAATACCCACCAACAATTGATGAATAACAATTATCTGTTATGTTATTACAACCACCACCAATAAATGAACAACAAGAGTTTAATTTGGTTAAGTTCTTTTCCCCTCCGGAAATGACAGAACTACCACCACATGATGTATTACAAATACCACCACCAATCAAAGATTTTGTACCTGTTGACCATATTGTGTTTTTACAACCACCATTAATTACTGAACAAAAAGAGTACGATGTATTACATTCTCCACCACCTATCGTATTTAATACACCTTCACTGTAATTTAAAATACCACCAGATATTACACTCTTTGAAGTAGGACACATTATTTTATTTTGACATCCACCACCAATTACTGAACAATCACTAGTCCCCCAAATTGTGTTTAAACACCCACCAGCAATTGTACCATTAGTGGATAAGATGGTGTTGTCATTTCCACCACCAATAACAGCCCCTCCAGACGATACCCAAACCACATTTGAATTACCTCCGTTTATGGAACTAACCGTTCCCTCAGATACATTAAAAATTCCACCGGTAATAACCGAACCAATACCATTTGATGTAATAATGTTTCCACTACCACCACCAATATTACCACCGGTCTCGATTGTGTTATTATCACCACCACCGATTGTTGACAAAGTACCAATCGCAGTATTAGAACCACCGCCAGCTATGACTGAACATCTACCGTTTGATGTGTTTGATATTCCACCACCAATTACCGAAAAACAAACTGAAGCGGTATTACAATACCCACCACCGATTGTTGTGGAACAACCTACAGATGTGTTATAATACCCACCAGTCACGTTACTATATATAGTATAAGAGGTATTACCCTCACCACCAAGTACTGAAGAACAATCACCAAAAGAATTAGAATTTACATTTATTCTTTGTGTGGAATTAATACCAGTACCAACCTCATGTAAAATGTCTATCCCAGCTATTGATGCCGTAGTTGTTTGTGTATTTAAATCTAATGTACCAGTTGTTATGTCATAAGTTCCACCAGTTACATAGTGATCTGTATACCCAGTCACAAATCCGGTTACAGTAAATGTACCACCAGTACTGTTTGTAAATTCAACATCGCCAGTATTTAAATCGTAAGTACCTCCTGTCACAAAAGTATCACCAAGTAAAGGCAACAGACTTACAGTATCACTAAACCCATCATTTCTAGTTATTGTCAAATCCATCGCTGGAGTTTGGAATGTTAGTCCAGTGAAATATGTGTCAGTAAATCCAGTTATGAGAAAATTACTACCATCATTATTTGTTAATGTTAATTCTTCGGTAATGTCATTATATGACCCACCGACAACGTATTGGTATCCAGGTATAGTTATCGTACCACCGGTTGAGTTATTTAATTGTAGTAATCCTGAAGATGGGAAATATGTCCCACTTACAATATCCCCGCCAGAAGTAACCCCACTTAAAACATAAGGTAAAAACTGACTTAATGGTGTATGTTTTGTCGTACCACTAAATACATCATAGTTTACTATAGCTATTATGTCATTAGTTGTGTAGCCTGTGTTCCCAACGTAAGGTAACTGTGATATTCTTTTATCTGCCATGTTCTTTATTATATAAATATTAATTATAATTAAAAATTACTCCCCAATCCTAACCACCTCAAAATACGGCTGGTTAAAAAATGTATTATCAAATACTGGGTACCCTTGATTACCTACACCACCACTAGCACCACCATGTAAACAAACGATCCCGATCCATTCGTTACCTAATGATGTATATATTTTTGAACCGGATTTTGTTGACTCACCATTCCCGGTTGTACCAATGAAACCTTGATCTAAGTATTCAATCTTTGTACCTAGATCCCCACTACTTGATGTTGTTGAGGTTATCAAGGCCAACCTCAAAAAGTCAGTTCCGTCAGTCATATCGTAACTAGAGTACCTAGCTTTAATTAAATATCTACCGGGTAATATTAGTTCTATTTTACTGCTGGTTGGATTAAAAACCGACGGAGAAGTGTTAATTACGGTATTATTATACGGGACTAAAAACTCAACACCATTGGTCGTATTAGACAAACCAGAAGAACCATTAATGTTTATTTTACAATATGGGAACTGTAAATATTCGGTTATTGATGAAAATGGAGTGTGATAAGTTGTTCCGGTTAATTCGATGGGGAATAGGGTATCCTCAGTTATATTAGTGAGTACTGGTAATTCACCGATTGTTTTTCCTGTTAGTGACATAATCTTATTTATTTATATTGGGTTATTATATTTTAAGTAATTGTTTAAACCCACATTTAGATACGTATCACTGCCAACTATAATTGGATCGATAATATAATATGTGGATGTTGGGGTTACAGTTGGGGTTGGTGTTATAGTATTTGTTGGTGTTACGGTAGGTGTTACAGTTGGTGTTACAGTTGGTGTTATAGTATTTGTTGGTGTTACGGTAGGTGTATTTGTTGGTGTTACGGTAGGTGTATTTGTTGGTGTTACAGTTGGTGTTATAGTATTTGTTGGTGTTACAGTTGGTGTTACAGTTGGTGTTATGGTATTTGTTGGTGTTACAGTTGGTGTTACAGTTGGTGTTACAGTTGGTGTTACAGTTGGTGTATTTGTTGGCGTTACAGTTGGTGTATTTGTTGGCGTTACAGTTGGTGTTACGGTAGGTGTATTTGTTGGTGTAGGTGATATTGGAAATATTTCCTCAATTTGCCAATTTAAATTTGACGGGTCCGTAGTCACATCTGTAAATTGATCCACACGAGTTAAATTAGAGTAATCCTCACCCAGGTTAATTACTGTAGAACCAAAATTACTACCCTGTGATATGGTAACACCGGTAGTTATTGTTATTGGTAAACCACTAAATACACCTAAATTGTGTGTAAAATTTAATGTGGTATCGATAATTACGGGTTTATTAGAAAATAGATTATACGTTATGTTTACCGACCCGGGTAATACCGTAACCACCAATGTCAATTCCGTTGGTGTTTCGGGGTTTATAAAACAAAATTGAGTTGTTGTCGTTGTTATCACCGGGTTAGACGGTACACAACAAGGAAATTCCGAAACATAACATGAGTCGTACATCAAATCGTCAGAGATAAAACTATCCTGAACTGTTATATATAATTTTTCCCTGATTGGTAATATTAAATTACCCTCATTTGTTTTTAATAAAAATTGTCCTTCATACCTACCAACACGATTTGTGTCTTTATTTGTGAACTGGTAATACACATAATATTCTGGACTAGCGTTTGGGTCTAACATTATTTTATTTACAAACCCAGCTGGTCTAGTTACTAACTTTGGTATCCCATTTTCAGTATCAATCATAGAGAAGAAAATGGACGATTCCTCAATAAGATCCATCATCTTATTGTAATCACTACGACCATCCTTCACTACTTGTAATTTTAAAACCGGTAGTGTGGCATTTTTTTTAATGAAAAACTCCATTTAATGTTTTTAATATAAATATATTAATTAACATTCTTTTCTTAAATTTCCATCATAAAAATCAAATCGATTGTGTTCTGTTGGTGTTAACAACAACAATCCAGGTTTAATATTTCCCTTAATTGTTTCTTGATAGCAATTAGACATTAATGTCTGTTCGTAAGGATGTTTAAATTTTGTTTTTAAGTAACACTTATAATTACCCACTTTTGACATTAGAATAGGCCAATTTGATAGGTATATCTCCCCAGATACATATGGAATACCACCATACGATTTTATGTGTTTAAATTCTAAATCAGGTGAGTTTGGGTCCAGTCCAATTAAAGGCAGTGATCTGTTGTTAGGCCAATGACTTTCTCTAAAATGTTGTGGTACATTATACCAAGACCATTGTTTATCGTGACTCCCAAAAAATTCGGTAAAGTTTAATTTTAAAAAATCAAACCCCTCTTTTTTTAGAATTAATAATGATTTTTTAAATAAGTTTTTAACTTTTCTGTTAAACCCGTTTTTACATGTTTGATCAACACCATTATAAAAAAACATATCATCCTCAAAGAAATAGTAAAAGGATAGATCTTCTTGGTCATTAAAATGTTCAGATATAAACTGTCTACCACCAGTAATTCCGATGTTATCTTTTTTTATATGTTCAAAACCATACATTTCACATAACCTAACATATTCATCCGTAGTCGTTAGATCGGTCGAGTTATTAAGTAGAAATTTTTTAGTACTAAAAATAAAATCAGAGTCATACTCCAGTATGGACTCAATCAAGGTTTCGAATTGTTTTGGTGAATTAAAAGTGATGACATATAAACCCACAGAACCATTATCATTAGAATAGTCATTTGGTTCTTTTTTGTTCTTTGTTTTTAAAACTAAATTATTGTTTTTAACATCTTCAAAAAATTTATATAATAAACCATTACCCTCAATCTCGTAATAGTTTATCACATCCGGGTTATGGTATAACAATATAGTAAATAAACTTTCCTCAGTACCCATGAACCCCTCACTCAATGTTTGAGTTAAAATATTATAATATAATGTATTTAGTTCTGTTATCAACTCCTTATCCCCACCAAAAAATCCACCTCTAGCCACAATATTAGGGTTATCATTTGTCATCTCACACATTTTACTAAATGTAAATCCGTGTATTTCCGAGTTAGTTTCATATGGGAAACATATAAAATTAAATTTACTTAATTCACTATCTATTTTAGATAAAACTAAATCCTTTGTAAAATAACCTAAATGAATGGTATTTGTTATACCAGCGTCAATCCAAAATAATTTATCTGAATCAAATCTGTCTAAAATTTTTGCGTCATGTAATAAAAACATTTTAGACATTACTAATGGATTATACATCTCCAACTTAGCTTGTGTCGAATCAGATAACCATCCGACTTGATTATACCAATCGGGGTTGTTTCTAATCGTTTGGATTTTATCATAGTATTCATTGTTTTTAAACCAAGTAAGGTCTCTTAAAACAAATTGGGTGTTTTCCCTGGATCTATGTTTGAAAACAAACTCCATTAAATTTTCATCACCAAAAATTATAAGATTACAATCAATGGTTAATAATTCCGTGAATTTTTCTAAATAATAATCAAATGACCTGGACCATCCTTCAGACATATCACCACGACCAATATCCCACAATCCAGTAACTAAAGTTGTTTTCATTAATCAAATATATTGTAAAAATATTTTATACTATCGTCAGTGTGTTCAGGTCTTCTATACCAGTCATCAAAAGAAATTAAATTAATACCGTTATTATTGTTATAAAATAAACAAGATAGTATTTGTTCTTCCATATATAACTCCTTCTCACTATTGAGTAACTCAACCAGTAAGTTCTCAAATTGATCCCTAAAGTTTGAAAATAATTCAGGTTTCCCACCAAAAAATCCACCTATAACATGGTGATCCCTTTGGTAATCTATATAATACTTGGTTGGTAAGGTTTGTGACCAGAAAAATCTACCGGTATTATTCTTCCCAACCAAAATAAATTTTTCATCTGACATATCATTAAGTTTATTTAAAAATCCACTATTAAATGATGTGAATGAGTAATACCTATCATAACCAGTACCGTAAGCTAAATTTTCGGGGAATAACCCACTATGTGATAGTCCAGCGTCAAACCAATATATTCTATCATATTGGTTTTTATTCTCTAACATATCGTACCAAAAAAATTTATTATACTGAACTTCAAAACATCGGTCAATAGTCTTCATAAGTTCTAAATCTTTTAAAGATCTAATCTGATTAAAATATTTAGTGTCATGTAAATCAAAAACAATAAACTCAAGTTTTTCTGGTGAAACACCCCAGTTATTATAAAAATGATTTTTTAAATCATTCAACTCTTCTTGCGGTACAAAACAAATAAATTTATTAGCTTCTAAGTTTAAAATATTTTTTAATGAAGATCTGTAGTGATAATGTCTCGACGGTCTACCACCAAATTCAGTTCCCCATAAATTTGAGTATATTGACGTGTAAATTAATGTTTTCATATTTATTATAAATTTCCTGTTATACGATCACACCAACCTTTTGATTTTGAGTATGGCCAAACAACCCAATAAGCCGGTTTTTCTTTAGTGTTAAATTGTCTCCATATTTTACAATATCCGTCTGGATCAGTCATCATCATTTTTATCTCATCTGTACTAGCGTCTTGTCTATAGATTGTTTCATCTGTTTTATCGTGAAAAGCAACCACCCAATATTCGTAATCGTTTTCCGGTACCTGTAAAAAGGATACATCAATACAGTGTTTAAAAATTGATGAAAAACTCTCAACCCAATCCTCTTCGGTTTCAAAGTCGTATGGATTTGGTGGGTATTTCTTATCTATGGTGTATTTTTGTACAGCTCTTTTAGAGAATAAAACACCGGAATATTTTTCATAATCCTTAATTGTTCTTTCGGTACCAAAACCATATTTACCAAGGTCACCGTTATATACTTCACCATCCACACCTAATACCTCCCTGTTTTTTTTGTGTGAAGATTCATTTTTTAAGTACCAAACTTTATCATCGTCCCATTGTTTTGTTCTACCTTTTCTGGTGTATTCGTGCCAAATAACAGTTTTATGGGGATGAAACAAATCATAACCGTGTGTATAAGCTCTAACAGCTATAGAAATTTCCTCACCATGAAAGTAATATTCCGGGTCGTGTTGTACCTCAACACTAAATTGACCAAGAGTAAAACAAAAATGAGCTGAGTAAAATCTAGATGTTATCGGTTCGGTTAAATCTTTCCACCCAGGAATTGTCTCCGGTAAAAAGAAAACACAACCCTCTGGGGTGAACCGATCAAAAACCATCCTCCAAGGGTCAACAACCCGACCATCTGGATCGTTTTCTGGATCGAAAGATGATACATATCCGGTTAATAGGGGTTTTTTATATCCCTTATCCTGTAGATCAGATAACATATCTATTAATGTTTGATCCCAGTCTTGATCAAATCTCATGTGTGAATCAATCTGTAGTGTATATTCCTCACCACCGTACAGTTGTTGTACTTGATTACGAGCCCAACAAACACCTTTAGATTCCTCGTGTGGAATATTTAGAACTCTAAATCTTTTATCTTCTTCATAAGATGAAAGATCATCAAATTTATCTTCTGGGTGGTATTGACGAGCGATACCAAATACTAAATTTTTAGGATGTTTTGATTTACTAATAGCGTCTTCTATTGTCGGGACTAATTGTGGATCCCTATATGAAGCGATTTGAATGAATATCTTCATGATTTTTTATTTAAAATATATCATGAAACAAAAAAAAATAAACTATACTTTAGTTTTTAACATTAGTATAAAATTATCCCAAATATCCTTTTCGTCTTGATTTAAATCGTCGTATTTAACTAAGGTTTGTGATTCAGGTAAAAAATCATTACCATACTGTAGTATTGATCTAACATCAGGACTATTTGTTAATTGAACCACTATTTGTTGTAAATCTTTCATTGTGTAATATTATTAAACTTTTATATTTCCATAACTATCTATAAGGCCCAAACTTCCCTGTGATATGTTGGTATTCACTGGTGGGGTCGCTGATGTTTTAAATGACAAATTAACAAAAGCTACCGTTATTGGTAGACTTGACGTTAAACACTCAGCCGAGTTCCAAACGTCTAATGAACCACCCATTATTTTTATATTATTATTCCCACTTACAGTACAAGCGTATCCGGATCCACCAGACAATAATGAGGTTGATTGTAAATTTTTAACCACCAATGACGCGGTACCTAAAGCACTTAACCCACAACTATAGTTGGTGGCTGAACTAGATGTTAAATTTTCTAATTTGGAATTCACACCATTAGTTGGTACTGAAACATTAACACCAAGAAATGTGTATGAATACCCCAACATATTCGTACCCAAATACACGTTCTCCAAATCCATACCGATACCACCACTTGAATAACCCTTACAGTCTTGAGCTATTGAGTTGAGGATGGCCATTCCATCACTTGCTGTACTATAACCAACACAAGACTGTATTCTATTTACGTTAGCGGCATATATTCCAGCGTTTCCGAGGGAGTACCCGACTGAATTTGTTATTGACCCAGCAAATGACGGCATCAACATACCAATACCAAAACCTAAACCGTTTGATCTACCAATACAATCGTAAACCTCGGAAGTAATCGAGTTACAATATATCGCAGTTTCAAGTGTAGCTATAACATTTAATGAATATAGTTTGCCACTATTAACAACCCCCCTAGTGTAGGATTCAACTAAAGACCCTCTAACCGTACCGTTATTATTTATTCCGGTTGTCGCTGGTGATATGAAATAAACACCCACAGTTTCAATTACGGTATTAGTATTTTGAACATATAGACAAAGTGATGTTGTATCATTAACGTATGACACATTACTTCTAACAATATTACCATTATATATTTTACAATTAACCGTAAGATTATTATCAGTTAAACAATGGTCTGTGGAGTTTCTGTCTAGAGTGTATGTGTACCCATTCATATTTAAATCAACACCATCCTTTAAAATTACGGTAACAGGTGAAGATTCAGTAACGTTAGCAAACATTTGTATCACATCACCGGATGAAGCAGCGTTTATAGCTGATTGTAACGTTGAATAGTATGTGTATTCACCTAAACTATCGGATATACCAAATATTCCATAACTTGTCGAAGTACCACCAGTTGTAAACCCTGTGATTGAATTTGTACCACCGGTACTATTAATTAATGTTAACGTTCCTGTGGTGTTGTTATACGTACCACCGGTAACAAAAGAACCTGAATTACCAGAAAATATTGGAATTAAATTCTCTAAAGTTGTTTTATATGAGGATCCACCACTATATTGTATGGTGTCCCCAGTGTTAACAATATGAATTAAAGTATCCTTATCAACGTAAGGAGCTAAGGTTCTATCTGTAAGTCTTTGTTGTGGCATACCAATAAATATCTATCCCTCAAAAATATACTCAACCCCATCCTCGAATAAAAAGAAAATACCGTCCTCAAACATTTTATTTTCCACCGGACAAGTTAACAATTCAAATCTCTCACACCCATTCGAATCTATTATTTTTAATAAAAATGATTCAACAACATCTAATGGCGGTGGTACATAAAAAATATATGCTGGGGGTATTGTCTCACCACTAGATACCAAATAACAATATGTGTTTGTTATATCACAAACTTGTATTTCGTAAGGTGACGTACCCGTTGTTCCAGAAATTATTACTTGATGTGCCATTTTAATTATGATTAAATCTACCTTTTAAAGTATTATAGTTTTGTCTTATTTCGTCTAAACTTAAACATTTATTATATATTGAAGCTGTAGCTATTTTTCCGTTAAATCTAGTACTACCAGCACTAGAACCCCTACCAATATCTGGTTCATTTGGTCCAGATGGTCTACCTGAAACTCTACCTTGATTTGTTAGTTGTCTTACTAAATTACCATTGATATATATCGATAAAGTACTGGCTGTTAAACTAGGCTCCAATTGACATGTAGCCACCACATAATTAAATTCATTTGGAAAATATCTGTTAGTGCAAAATTAATACTATTACCAAATGGGTATAACCAAGTTCTATTAATTGACGCTCCGGTACCAGGTAAAAATAACACACTACCTTGAGATAAACTTCTATCATGACTAAACCAACTAGCGTAAGTTATGTTTGGGGGTATGTTAACCATTGGGGTTCCGAAACCAGTCGACGATAGATAGTTTACTCCATTTAAAAAAAAATAACTAATATCATTCATTGACTGAATTGTCACCCCACTTTGAATTGTTAATCTTCTAAAGTTTGACCCATTTTCACGTTTTACAAGTGAATAAGCTTCGGTACCTATATTATTGTACGATTTAGAATTTTGTGCGTCTATATGAAACACCAAACCATCCGTAACTATATTTGGGAAAAAATGATAACTCATCTTAAATACTTCTTATTATAACTCTAACCTCCCAGGTACCGGAAATAACAGATACTCTAAGAGTAGCGTTAGTACCGTTAGAAATCATGTTAAATGTTATTGGTGTCGTAACACCTATACTAGTGGTTGTAGTTTCAGTAATGTTAACGGTTGTACCACTAAAGATTGACATTATTTGTCCTGACCTAGCTCCGGTAGTACTTTTAACAGTATACTCAAACCAAGCTCCGGTATACGCACTCAATGGTAAAGAGTATACGTTTGTAGTACCCACAGGTGGTAAAACCCTAACCGTTGTATTTAATGATGGGGCAAGGTATGAACCCATTAGTATTGTGTTATCTGAAAACACCTCAAATATTGGTATTCCGGAAATATCATTTACACTAAACAACGATCCGATTAGACTATCATTTACACTAAATAATTCTCCGTTAGATCCTTGAACACTAAAAATTGGTGGTGACGATGTATTCCCGGAACCAATAATTGTTAATACATTCTGAGAACTTCCAGACATTATTGTGTTCCCACTAACATTAAAATTTCCCTTAATATTAACCTCATCTTGTAAACCATCAACCGTTAGAAAATCATGATTATCGTTATCATCTCTAATAACAAAATTACGGTCTTGATAAACATAAAATATTGATTCTGTTATTGTGTGTTTTCTAATCTCCTCACCCGCTGAGTATTCGATAATACCAGGTGTTGTTGGATTTACGGTTTGATATATGATTGAGGATCCGCTAGGTGTTAACATTCCCAAAGAAACAGATGAGGTATCAATACCTAAATAACCTTCACTATAGGATGTACCATCAGTTGACAAATACACCCCGTAACCATCCAAATCGTGAACCCTATAACCAGTAAATGTTAAATCGGTATTTGCAAAGTTTGTATCTGTAGTTACCGGTAAATTCAAATATGTTGTCGCGGATAAAGTCCCATTTACCGTTAAACCGGTCATCGTGTTTATTGACGCTGAAAAAGTATTCCCAGAATTATCATAGATGTTAAAAGTATTTGAGTCATCATATGTATACCCGGTTACATAGTGATCAGTATACCCAACTAAAAAACCAGAAACATTAAATGTCCCACCTGAATTATTTGTAAATGTCGCGACACCACTACCAGAATTATATGTACCACCAGTTATAGTCATATCACTAGATAATATTGATAAACTAACTGTATCACTCCACAAATCGTTTCTTGTTACCGTTAAATTATAATTTGAATTGTTAAATGATAAATCCGTTATATATTTATCTGGTGTATTGGTTAAATTAGATCCGTCCCCGTAAAATGTTCCACCACTTATTGTTGTCGCTGATAATACGTTTATAGATGATGAAAATGTATTTCCAGAGTTATCATCAATACTAAATGTATTTATATTATCATATGTAAATCCTGTAATATATGTATTAGTTGTGTCTAATCCACTAATTTGATACCCACCACCAGTATTATAATAAAAATTTAAAATACCAGATGAATAAGTTCCACCCGTAGTATATGTATCACCAGTAATACTCACACCGTTAACATTTAATGTTGTAGCTGTAACTCCCTGTGTGAATATTGTATCCCCACTTATTGTACCCCCAGTAAAGGTACCACCACCACCCCCACTTTGGAATATTGACCAATCACTTAATGATCCATTCCATGGTGGCGAATTTAATTTGTAATATATTGAACCGTCATTCACACCAACAACCATCCCAGGTCGTCTCCTTTGATTTGTTATTGAGTTTAATTCGGTTATAGTATTAACATTTCGTAAACCGTCAATACCATACAATGGGTCAATTACTGGGTATGTATCATTTGTATCCGTGGGGGAAATAAATCCCAGAACCTCAACCCCACCTGAAAAACTAAAACTTGGCATAATATTTTTTAACTACATAACCAACAATCAACAGTACCCAAGAAGTCATTAAAGGTTCTGTAGACATTGTAATTTATCTGGAATCCATTTCCATCTACTATAATTATTGTACCTATATTGTTTGTTGGTATGTTAAATCCATTACAACCAATCGTACTATTTCTAAATCCTGTTGGTTGTGGTAACGATATCGGTATTAAAATGTATCCCCAGTATGGTGTAACACTACTCGTAAATGTAACATAATCATCTGTTGGGTCATTTGTATACTCGAAAGTAAGAAGTGAAGAGTCCCCACTAGTTATTGACGAACCACTAAATTTACCAAAATAAATTCCTGGTAAGTCTGGTTCCGGTGAACTACTAGGTGTTGGTGTTGGTGTATTCGTTGGTGTGGTAGTATTGGTAGGGGTAGGTGTCATAGTATTTGTTGGAGTAACTGTGTTTGTTGGAGTAACTGTTGGTGTAGGTGTAGGTGTTGATTTACATATTTGATATGTTGGTGTGGGTGTTGGTGTTTTTGTTGGGGTTGGTGTATTACTTGGATGTGGACATCCACAAGGACTTGTACAAGTTTCAGTTGGTGTTGGTGTTACAGTTGGGGTAACGGTATTCGTTGGTGTGTTCGTTGGTGTTGGGGTTGGTACCTTACAAGGATCAAATGTTGGTGTTGGTGTTACAGTTGGTGTTGGTGTAGGTGTTTGTGTCCTTGTCGGAGTCACAGTTGGTGTTGGTGTGGGGGTAGGTCTTGGAACATTTAATATATTCGGACAATCCCCATTCTCAACTAGTATCGTATAGACACCGTACACTTCCCTTGGTGGTACTAATAAGTCCGGGAAAAAAATAAACGGTAACGTAACTTGACCTAGATTAATGACAACATTATCATTATCCGGTTTAAAAATAACGGTAGCTAATTCACCGTCAAAATTTATACTATCTATGGTTATACTTTGACTCATGGTATATAACCATAAATACCCCCAGGTTTAGTAATTTTCTTTTCTAATTCTAATTTTGTAAGGACTCGACAATCTCATCCAAATTAAAAATATTATTATCGAACATAGGACATTCATGTGTTGTACCATTGAAGTCGTAGTCAAATAAATAACTATCTGGTAATTTAACAGTATTTGGTAATGTAGCCACTATATTTTTGTGTAACCCATACCCAAACACAACCGGAGATGTCCCAACCCAAAGAACTGTTGACTGGAGACCTAAAGCTGCCGAAGCGTGTTGTAGTGATGAATCAATTAATAATCTTTTTTCTGAAGCTAATAACATTGAAAATAATTCCATATTTGATAATGGTTCATGTACAACCTCAACATTGGGTAAAGAGTTGTGTTCATGTCGACAAACTTGGATTATATGATATTTCTCGGAAAATACCTCAACAATTTTTTGAGCTACTTCATATGGAATATCCCTAGTCCATGAATATGTGTGTGGTTGTTCTTGTAACGGACCACCATTTGTTTGAATAACCATTACCGGTTTTTCTCTTAACCATTTACCATGTGCTATTTGTAATTGTCTAATATTGAATTTTAAAACAGGTTGTTCGTTATTATATTTTAAATTATGTAGTTTACACCAATTTAACAATAAATGTAATCTTTTGTGTATGTGATCATCGGTAAAATATGGTTCATGTTTAAATACCATAGTATCTTTATTATTAATAAAATCGTCGTAGAAATATGGTGTCATACCAAGTCTATATACTCGATCAACAAAATCTAAGTTTAGAAATATTTCTGGGTAAGCACAAACAATTATTAATTCTCTGTCCGGGTGATTATTTTTTATACATTGGGCTACCGCTGTAGCTAGAACGTGCTTACCCAAACCACCCTCAATGTGAAATAAACTATATTTTTTTTCCATACTAAATTATATAACTGTTTTATTTATTTGTAAACGACAAAGCTAATTCTATTTTTTCCCAGACCATATCTGGGGTTATTTTTAAATGACATTCATTTTCCCTACCGGTCCCCAAAAATACCGGACAATGTGTTTTAATGTTCATAAACATATTAAAACATCCATTACACACATTTGGGTTTAACACACGAAAACAATCAAATTCATTTTGTTTTTTTGTAAAGTTAGATATCATAACCACCGGTATGTCATACGCCCAAGCTAACCAAGATAAACCAGAGGACAACCCAATAAAAATCCTAGATTCGAGTATGTGGTTTAAGGACACCGTAATATCATCGAAACCGTTACAATTTGTCACACCTTCAAGATTTAGTGTATTCTCATATGATACATTTGTCACTTCATACCCAGATGAGGTCAATCTGTTAACAATTTCCTGCCACCCATTATCATAATCCCACCTAGCTATTTTCTTTAATGATTCCGGTGCGATTGAAATTTTATTATTTTTTTTGTTAATTTTATATGGGATAACCGGACATTTTCCGGGTTTAGTATCTTGTGGTAACATCATGGTATCTTTGGTAGCGTACATCATACCATTTAGGGTATGTTTTAAATTACCTTTATCATAACCAATGTCCAACAATCTATCAACCTCAATATAAACCGGATTATTAGCTTTTATAAATTCACACCTATCAACATCTTTAGATTGGAATAAATGTGGAAAAAAGGTTGATATGTAAATCTTTTTGGGTTTGTGGTATTCAATAAACGGATCAATGAAAGATGAAAAACATATTGTATCACCCAAACAAAATGAGTCAAAATGAAGTAGTAACGTACGACCATTAAAATTTGTAATATTTGGATCTAACTGTATGTACTTTAATAATTCCTCTTCTTCGTAATGTCGTTTAACCATTTTTAAGTTTTAAAATTTTAGAATAATAATCAAACCAATATCTTTCTTGCCACAATGTACCTTCCTCAAGTGAGACTAACGGTTTATTTTGCCAAGGTTTTTTAGCTATAAAATGTAATATTTTAATATATTTTGGTAGACCTGTATTTATGAAAATTTGTTTAGAGTACGTCTTTAAGTAATTATACTCGATTGGAATAGTACTAATTACGTCACTAAAGTACAAATTAATAATATCCTGATCAAAGTGTTCAGTAATACCATATATTAATGTTAGATTAATTAAATCATTTGTTATTTTTTCTGACAAATATTTTTTGTCGATAACCATAACACCCGTATTATATTGGTCAATATATAATTCCCGGACACACCCGAACGAATGTGAATAATCAATCAGGTAATCGATATTACCAAGAACAACAATATCTGAATCTAAAAATATTATTTTATCAACATCACTAATTGAAAATATCTCATACTTTGTGTAATCACCAAACCCAGTCTGGTCTGATTTTAATTCGTCAATATTACCGTACTTTGACTGGTCATAATTTTTTAATGAAATATTATTATGTATTTTCCTAGAGGTTATCAGATCATCCGAAGTTAAATCATTACTGATCACCATAAATGGTATATTTTCATCAACAACCCTGGGATTGTTTTCCACTAATGATTTTAACATTACCTCAAAACCAATTAGATAGTCCTTATTACATACTGATACAAACATAAATTAATAATAAACATTATTGGGAAAATGTCATTATTAAAATAAAAAACCCCCATTTAAAGTGGGGGTCTTCATAATTATTTTTTTTTATTTTAGAATGGTGCTGAGTCGTTAGCGTACCAGTCAGTACCATTACTAATAAATGTTGTTTTAGTATATACAGCTGTTGGTAAGTTTTGAGCTATACCAACCCCATTTATTTTAGCTCCTCCACTACCAACAACAAAAGCACTGTTAGTGTTATTAGTTCTAATTAGAATAACCTCTTTACCATCTCTAGCTGTTGGTAGATAAATGGTACCACCAGGTCCTGAAGTGTTATAAAATACAATACTATCGTTATCCGTTAAATTCGGATCCGCTAACGCGTCAACCATTGTTGTTTTATAATTTACTGGTCCAGTAAATTGTGTTTCACCAAGGTACACAGTGTTTGGGGTTGTTGCGGTCAAACTACTTGTGTTAATTAATACTACATCATTAGTTAACACTAGATTACCACTACCCCCGACAGTATTTGATCCATCCCCAACGATTGTATTCCCTAGCCCACCAAGTACATGAGATGTTTCACCAGTTATGTCGTTACTTGCACCACCAAAAACAGATGACCCAGCTCCAACTACACTATTCCTCGATCCACCCAAAATTGTTGATGTGTCCCCAGAAGTTGAATTAAATCTACCCCCACCGATAAATGAGTTATTGGAATATATTGTATTATCTTTACCTGCACCAACGGATGAGTAGTCACCAAATACCACACTTTCACCACCAACTTTGGTAATTCCAGTTATTGGGATTGGTGTTGGTCCGTCGGGATTTAAAATTATATCCCCGGTTCTACCAGAATATGTCCCACCTGTTATACAACAATCAGCGTCAGTGAAACCAGTGACAATTATATCTTGATTGTTATCATATCTTAAATTTAAAGTACCAGTGGTGTTATCATATGACCCACTAGTAATGTAAGTTGTTTTTGGGAATTCAAAAACCCTAACAAACCCATCACCATCAACCCCAATAGGGTCAATACCCGATAATGGTACTGGTATAGTTGTATATGTTACAGATGTTGGGTCACTATTGTTAAATAAATTTAATTGATCAACATATACTGTATTATCCGAAAAACCACTAATGTTACTACCACCAAGAATCACAGAATTATTACCAACTAGGTAGGAATTATTTGACAAAACATGTGAAGTATCTCCAGATACAAAGTTACCGTATCCAACAGACGATGACGTGGAACCTAAAACAGTGTTGTATATTCCACCACCAACTGTTGATCCAACACCTTCGACTGTATTAAATCTACCACCAAGTACGGATGAATATTCTAAAACAGTTTTATTGTCCATACCACCAGCGATTACCGAAGACCCACCCTCAATCATATTTAATGATCCACCACCAATGAATGATGATTCGGATTTAATTTCATTTAAATACCCACCACCAATAACTGATAGATCAGAAGATATTGAGTTATTTATACCGGTGTTTATTGATGAATTACTTGATGTGATTATATTACAAATACCATTATTAATAACTGATTGTTCTCCGGAAATTTGATTTCTAAATCCATTCCCGATTGACGAAAGTGATCCGTTAACAGTATTCGACACACCATTTAAAATTGATCCGTTTTGTGAGTTTACGGTGTTACCCTGTCCATTCAGTATTACTGACGATGATTTTGAGATAACATTTGACGACCCACCACCTACTAAACTATGATCACCAGTAACTATATTACCGATACCATTTGTTACCGTTGAATAGTTCGAATTTACTGTATTTGTTAAACCGTTAGAGATTGTCGAGTAGTTACCAAATAGGTTATTATTCAACCCATTGTTTATCACACTAGTCGAACCAGTTATAATATTATTAGATCCACCAATTATAACCGAGTAACTAGAACTATTTTCAGATATTCTATTTGATTTACCACCAGAAATTACTGTAAAGTCGGACTGTGAAAAATTATCATAACCACCAGCTACCGAGTCATTACCAACCAATGTATTGCCATAACCACCCAATACGGTTGATCTAACACCGTTTGATGTATTTTTACCACCTCCAGATATTGTTGAGTAAGAACCAAGACTAATATTACCTAATCTGTCTCTCACTGTTGTGGTGCTCCCACCATTCACATCTGTTATAATTATTTCTGTCATAATTTATTTTTTTCTTTTTTTTATTATGGGGTACATGGATTTAATAATGAAGGATCATTAGTTAATCCTACTTGCCAGTACGTATCACCACTACAAACTACAGTTGGGTTAAAACTTTTACCACAAGCTGTTACAGTATGTGGGTTCGGATCTATATGACACTTAGGTGTCCCGTCCCAAGCTTGAATATTTAATTGTGAAGCTATGTTAGTTATTTTACAACCAAACATATATGGCCAAGAAGCGTTACCAATTAAAGCTGGACCAAAACCAACTATAGGTCCAACAAATGGTGGATAATTGATTGGGTTTATCGTGTTATTAACATACCAAGTTGTATTTGGATTTAATAGTGGTTGTTTATTTGGACTACCAGCCTGTATTAAACCAATTACTTTCCAAGTACCACCAAATTGAGCGAACATAGCTGAACCAGAATCACCTTTAAAACCTGGAAAAGCACATAACTCACCAGTTGGTGAATATCTAGCAAAACTCATCAAATCTTGATATATAATCGGGGTTTGTAACCCCTGCATTGATTGGGTGTATTCGTAAATCACACTCAGTAGATGTATTCGTAGCGAACAAACACCTTCTTTACCTCCGGAAGTTCTACCAGCACTTATAATCGAATCAGCTGGAGTTAATGAATTTATTTCCAAGTTGGTAGCGAATGGTTGAGGAGCTGTTATTGAGGATAAACCCAACTGTCTCCAAGAAGCGTTCGGACCTGAAGTACTTATAGTTTGATTTCCTTGTGCGTCAAATTGATCGATACTGACAATTGCAGCATCTGAAATATTTATACCATCAACAGGAAAAACATTACTAAATACAGGAACATACCTAAGTACAATCCCAAATGACCTGTCAAAGTTGGTACCAACAAATGGATCCGATAACCCAGGTTGATAAGCGTTTATCGCGGAACCCACGCCACTTGGGTAAGTTACGTTTGAAATACCACCATTTAATTGTCTATCACCAGTATAGAATGGGTCGTTTATTACAACGTGGTTATTAGTTAAACCAACATAACAACCTGTTTCTCCATCCACAGCTATCAAACCTAATGTTCCAGAACCAGCTATATTTGAAGGACCTAAAGAAATACCACCTTGTAACGGCCTTAAATAGTTCCTATTTGCTGGTGGGGTAATCGTCCAGTTCCAACAAGTTGGACTTAGGTCCGGGTTTGGTCCGGCACAATAAAATGCGTATGGTTCCGCCTCTGAAAAAGCTACAACATCTGTGGGGTAAGTAACTCCATCAACTGTCATTTCTTTTGGGAATACTTCACCACTAGATAAAGAACTCAAAGGTTTCTTTTCTTTAACAATTAACGTAAATGATTTTTCATTTGTTAATTGACCATCTTTAATTTTCAATCCGAACCCAACACCAACTTTATCAATGTTTGATTTATATATAGACTTTAATTTTTCCTTAATTGAGTCTGTGACCATTGTTATTGTTATTTTTTTAGTTTATATTATCCAACTCTTTGTGTTGAGAACCTAACATAATCATCAGGTGCTACAGTTGTGTAGTTTAATCCTGTTGTATTAAGTACTCTAACACATAATTGGTCACCAGCGTTTAGTAACACACCCCATTGTCCACCGTTAATATCAGCGTATTTTTGAATGTTTGACGTGTAGAATGTACTTGAAGCGTAAACCTCACCAGTAACAACATCAACAATACCAGCGTAAATCATACCCTCAGCTAATGAATACCACCCATTAACCGCGTCTGGACCAGTTAAATGAACATAAAAACTCATGTTCCATCTACCACTTTGTGGACATGTCCAAATACCAGTAGCGTTATCATATGACCCGATGTAATCATTATATTGTAATGTCGGTGTTTGTGTTACCGCAACCAATGAGTTTGATAAATCATTACCTAAACCAGAAGACACACTATTTACTGGATCTGGTGAACCTTCCGATAAGAAAGCGTCAACCACAAAGTTAACACCTGGATTAGTTGATGGTACAACAAATCCGTTAGCGTCAACCGCTAATCCGTATATTGGTGAAGTGTTTGGAAAACTTCTAATGTTAAGTTTTGGTACGTAAACCGAATCATCAACAGTTACGTTAACGTTAGATCCACCCAAAGCTACACTTCGGTTAGCACTAACACTTGAACTTGTAGCGATTATGAATGAATCATTACCTGTAATTTTATTTGATGAACTACCTAAGATTGCTGATCTTTGTCCAGTTATTGTATTACCAAATCCACCACCGATTGTTGATGAACAAGCTGTCGTTGTTATTGTGTTCCCACTACCACCACCAATCGAAGATATTTGACCAAGTGTTGTATTACGAACCCCACCACCAATTGCTGGTGAAGCAGCATTAGCTAAGTTAAAAGAACCACCACCAACGATTGAGTTTATTTGTAAAGCCGTGTTATTTGTTCCACCACCAATTACTGTGTTAGCACCACTAGTGAAATTACACTGACCACCTAGAATTGTTGAGTAACTAAATATACCAAACGGGTCAATGGTGTTTCTTGCACCACCACCAATAACGTTTATATTTCCTTTTCCATCAACACTTGGTAGTATTGTGTTATTATCACCACCACCAATAACACTACTTATTGATTGTGTTAGGTTACAGTTACCCCCAAGGATTACAGAGTTAATGGCAAAAGCCCTATTAAGTTGACCACCACCTATTGTCACATTTGATTCTCGTATAGAGTTACTTGAACCACCAGCAATAGTGTTGTCAACACCAGTAATAATATTGTTACAGATACCACCACCAATGAAACCTTCAATACCACTGATATTGTTACACGCTCCACCACCAATAGTTGATCTCTCACTGTTCACATTAATTACGTTTCTCCAACCACCAACAATTGTACTACAAGGTGCTGACCCAGAAGCTTTTGTTGTTGATATTCGGTTACACGCTCCACCACCGATAGTTGACCATACTGGTCCAGCGGTATTTTTACAACCACCACCGACGATAGTTTCAGTTAATTGTGACGTATTTAATTGACCACCAGCTACGGTACTACAGCTTCCGTTCGATAGGTTAGTGTTCGAATCTCTTAGTGTTGACCCAGGTCCTATACCTTGAATTATAATTGCCATTATTAATTTTTTTTTTAAGTTGTTTATTTACTTTTCTATAAATAGTTAATATCTTGGGAAAATTTTTATTCGACTAAATTTTTTTTATATAATTGTTGTGGTTGTTGTTGTGTAATCGTTTATGGTATATGTTAAATCATTAGTTTCACAATATTTTGTATCACAATTTGGACAGTCTGGATCAAACATTTCAAATTTATTTTTTAATAAATTAAAATTATGTTTAACTTCCGACGAGTTTAATGGTTCAACATACATTCTAAATTGAGTTATCCCACCCTCAAAGTAACCACCAAAATTTTGTTCTAGTAAAATGTTAGTTTTTAATTTTGAAAATGTTGTACCACTTAATATATTATTTGGAAAACATTCTGGATCCTGAATATAATTTGATGTTAATCCGGTACAGGAAGAGAATGTTAAGTTCTCATGTAATCCTTGTGTACCCCCACCCCAAGAGATATTAAAAGGAACACCAACTTGTTTTTCTTTATCGGTATGTAAAGCTCTAGGAATTACTTCCTCAAAGTCCTCAATAGTGAAGAACCGTTTACCGTTCACATAGATCTTTAATCTACCCATTCGATATTTTACATCATCTAACCACTTTTTATTTAAATTAACAAGTTCTACAGTTTGTGGTGTTTTAATACCATTAGTAACTGGGGGTGAAATTAATTTAACAGTATCATTAGCTAATGAATCCAAATATTTAACCTCACTAATATCCCCAAGACCACCAAAGTATTTTAGATCACAGAAATCTAAAAATGTATACCGACTCCACACGACATCAACTTGTAACCACTTCTCGATATCTAAAAATCCAATATTACGTTTTTCACAATAATCATAAACCCCATTTGGTGAACAATAATTAACAACCGTATATCCTGTTGTAAATGTTAAACCTGTGACAGTAGTTCCAGTTGTTTCACAAGTTCCCGTTAATTTTAAAACCCTAACACAAATTTTTGGATTTTTGGGATCACCAGAAAATTTAATAGACATAGCGTTTGATAACGAATCCCACAATGGATCCTTTTCACACGTATCCTCAATTGATTTAATCCCCTCATTTGTTGAACAATCTGTACAATCAGTACATGTTTTACACGTCGTACAACTTGGTGTACAAACCGGTACTTGGTATTCACAATTAGGGGTTGGACTAGGTGTGGGTGTTGGTGTGGGTGTTGGGTATTTCGTGGTAAAACATTTGTGTGTTCTACATTCCCACCCACAAGTTTCACATGGGTCTTCACCACAACTACAACCACAAGTTAATCTTTTTTCTTTATCCCCACCACAAAGATCACATCCATAATTTAAATGTGGATCATGTTTTCCATCTTTAGATCTTGGGGGGTAAACAAATATACATCTACTGTTTGTAATATTTTCTAAAACATAATCAGGTGTGATTCCTGTTGTAAATACCGCTTCGACCGAACAACAAGCACAAGTTTGTAGACAATCAGCTAGTGGTGTTGTTACACGAGTATACCCGGTTAAACATTTTGGGGACCCGTCAGCGTAATGATAAAATTTATTTTCAGCTCTGGTACCAAAATAAAAAAATGTATTTTTATTGTTTGGGTATAAAATATTTAAGGTTGTCTCACCAGATGATACCGGATACTCATCACAGAATCTAGGTCTTAACAACATCTCAACCGACCAACCCTTACTCATACGTTCTGGTAATATGTCATAGTCATAACCAAAAAGTTTATAAAACCCTTGATAAAATCCACCATACAATTCATGGTAATATCCATAATTTGGGTGGTTTTTACTTACTATCTCATACAATGTGTTTTGTGGTCTACCCGAAAAAATATCATATTGTTTTGTATGTCCGGTAACCTGAAACATTTTCATTCTTCGATCGTAAAATAATCTATTAAATTTAAATGGATCAACATATAAACCATTCGTGTAATTTAAACTAATTCCCGTCATCACATCAACTAAACCATTGTCAATACCAGTCAACCCAATATCACATGAGGTTGATGATGAATAGTTACAAAAATTTATGTTATCTGGATTATAAAAGTTTTGAGATACAAATACATTATTATAATTGTAATTTTTCCAAATAAGATTTGGTTGTGTTGTTGTTAAAAAATTATTTGTGTCAAAATATATAGGTAATTTATTTCCATATGTTTCAGCTATTAAGTAAGGTGAAAATAAAACTTCTTCATCGTAATCACGTTCATCAGATGTTAATGACATATCCATACTGTCAGATATAAGATTTATCTTATATTTCTGATAAACATATTGATTAATATTCTGTTGAGCCATACTTTTTAATAATAAATACAATAAATGAAAGTATTTATATTTAAAAACTAAATTGAATTACGTTTAATCAATGAGCGAGAATAATAAAAATAGTGAGGTTAATCAAAAATCTATCACTGGATATTTTAAAAAATACCTTGATGGTGCTAAAAATGAGATGTCTGAAACTAGGGTGTTAGGTAAGATACTATCTAAAGCTATTGTTGACTATAAAAAGGAAGGTAAATTTAATTTAACTGATGAAGATAAAAAATTCATTAAGGATCAATCAACGGACATATTAAAAATATTACCATTAATTATTTTTCAAATTTTACCAGGATCTTCATTAGCTACACCATTTATTATTGAATTAAGTAAAAAACTTGGGATTAAATTGAATAGTAAGGTTCCTGAGAAATATAAAAACAAACCAGAAAAATCTGATGGTGAAATAGATGAGGTAATTGGACCCGACGGAACGTTTAGTAGTTCCAGTTACCCAATTTTAAATCAATTGTTACACCCAAGAAAAACTATGGACCAAACTGTTAGAATGGCTAGAACAAACCAATGGCCATATATGAGAAAATATTATGGTGAATCTGAAATAGATGAACCAAATAAATTATTAGATGAAGACGATAAATCAGAAGCTTTTGGGTTTTTGGAAACTAAAAACGCGTCGACTTGGAATCAAGCTAATCGAATTTTAAAAAAAATGGGTATTGATGATCCCGAGGAAAGATATCATAGATTAAAAGTTTTAGGTTTTGACAGAAACTTAGATAAAGAATTAAAACAAGAAAAAAAACGTGGTCGATGTAAAAAATGTTTCACCAAAAGAAAGTTAACCGAATTGGAAAAAAATAAAATGGTAAAACTTATAGACGAGGTAATTCTAAACAAAAAAAATAAATCTGATGACGTTGTTGGGAAAAACGAAGAGAACACAATATCAAGGATATTAAAAAGAAATATTGACTCCATTAAAAAAATAGCCGAAAAAGAAGGTATAAGTGTTAATAAACTAATCCAATACTTTAAAAAAAGTGAATAAAGATTTATACGGAAAGGAAATTGAGTTACCAAAAGAAATAACTGAATATCTACAAAAGTGTTTTGACATGTTCCCAGACTCAAACTCATCAACTGAGGGACACATGAGAAACAAGGAACTTCGTGATACTGGTATGGTAACTTACCAACAACTTGGTAGAATTAAAAATTGGTTTGACAATTATACCGGGGACGGGAAAGACGCTCCCTTTATTTTAAATGGTGCTGATTATATGAGATCCTGGGTTGATAACACATTGGGAAATATGAGAAATGATGATAATCAATATAAACAGATTAGACAAGATTATGTACCAGATGATGTTAACCAAGGATTGATAGATGATCTTGGGTGGTTGGGTGATATGGTTAGACCGTCAAAAGAACATAGTAACTTAACTGACGAATTACAAATAACCGAATCTCTTAGGAGGATAAACGAAATAATGAAAAAAATAATTTAACATGGCTACAACAGAACATTTAGATTTTAGTCAACCAAATAATGAGTTGTCACAAATCGCTGATCAACAAAGACAAAAATTAATACCTAAAAACGACTATAAAAGTGTTAATCCCTATTCGTCCACAAACAAAGACGCGATTAGTGATGGTGATGAATATGGTAAGGGTACTGGATCTTTTTTGGACACTACTAATGGTGGTTCATCTGTGGATAACATAGAAAGAATCAATGAAATTAAAATTAATGAATATCAAAAAACAAAACCTTACACAACACCAACAGCGTAATGAAACTTTACAATACTCTAAATAATCTTATCCTTGAGGTAGCTTCTATCGATTCCGTAGTTAAAGCTATTAGGGAACGAAAACGAGTTATCATCTATTATGAGGGTGATGAACCTGGTGGTCGTGGACTTAGAATTGTGGAACCGGTGTGTTTTGGTTATAGTAAATCAGATAATCCGGTACTCAGAGCTTGGGATATTGAAGGTTCATCACATAGAGCTTATTTAGGTGAGAAACCATTACCTAGTTGGAGGATGTTTAGATTGGATAAAATAATCACTTTGAAACCGACAACCGAGACATTTAACGAACCAAGACCGGACTATAATCCACTTGGGGATAAAAGTATGATTAGAGTAATAATAAACGCTAAGTTTGACAACGTTCAACCGGAAGAACCTGAGCCAGAACAACCACAACAACCGGAAGAACCTGGAGGACCAGAACAAAATGTAGTATAATATGAATTCAGAACAAGAACTGTTACAAAAATTAATGATTTCCAAAAAAATAATGGAAAAACACAACACAATTAATCGAGGAAGTGTTAGTGAAAGTAGATTATCGTCACCACAGGTTGAGGACTTTCAAGGGGTCAACGGTAAATATAATATTCCGGAAGAATTGATGATGGAAAGTAAACCACAAACACGTAGTAGTGAAATCCCATCAAGTGATAGAATTTTAAAATCCAATTTACCTGACGAGATTAAACAATTAATGATTGAACACCCAATCCAACAACCAAGTATGGGGACACCAACTGAATCCGTATTAACGGAAGAGTTGGTTGAAAAAGCTTCCAGGTTAATGAATACCAAAGCTAACGGTGAATTAATGTCAGAAGTTAGAAAGTCATCACCTGGTGTTTCATCAGATTTAAAATCCGTAATCCGTGAGGTAATTGAAGATGTACTTAGGGAAAACGGTTTAATAACTGAATCTGAAACTAAAAGTAATGAAACCTTTAAATTTAGAGTTGGGAAACATATATTCGAAGGTAAATTAACAAGAATTAAAAAAATACAGCAGTAATATAAAAATAAATTGTATATTTGTAACCTCAACCGAATGGTTGGGGTTTTTTGTTTTTAACCATTGATATTTTCGTTTTTTCTTGGTATACTTTTACAAGAACAAAAAATATTATGGAAAAAATAAATGTATTAGTATTACCATCAGACCAATCTGGTGTTGGAAAATTTAGAAGTGTTGACCCACATGTTAAACTACAAAATATGTACCCTAATGACTTTCATGTAGATATTGATTATAATCCGAGAATCAATGATCAAAATTACTGGAAGAAATATCAGATTGTACACTTCCATAGGAATATCGGACAAGATTATGACAACTGTGTTAGTATAATTGAGAATTTAAAATCTCTTGGGATTATAGTTGTGGCTGACATCGACGATTATTGGTTACCAACTCCAGAACACCCGATTCATCAGTTAATATTACAAAACAAAGTTCACGAGAAAATTAAAAATAATTTAAAAGCTTCGTCTTATGTGATAACCACGACTGAAATTTTTGCTGATGAAATAAAAAAAATTAATAAAAACGTAGTGGTTTTCCCTAACGCTATTGACCCTAAAGATCCACAATTTACTGAGGTAACACAACCTTCAGACAAGATCCGAATTGGTTGGTTAGGTGGTTCATCACATTTACACGATTTAAAACTACTTGATGGGATGGTACCAAAACTATCATCAGTACACGATAAAGTACAATTTTTTGTTTGTGGTTTTGACACTAGAGGTCAAGTAACCGAAATTAACAAACAAACAGGTCAAAAAACACAAAGACCAATAAAACCAGAAGAGACTGTATGGGTTAAATATGAGGAAATATTTACTGACAATTATAAAATCATCACACCAAAATACAAAGACTATTTAAATACCTTTACAGAAAATGATTACCCTGGTGTAGAAAAAGAAAACTACGTTAGGGTTTGGACCAGGCCGGTAAATAACTACGCTAGAAACTATTCCAAATTTGACATTTCACTAGCACCAATTAAAAACCACGTATTCAATAGAATGAAATCACAATTAAAGGTGATTGAAGCTGGGTTTTATAAAAAAGCTATTATAGCTTCAAATGTTGGTCCATATACGATTGACTTGAAACACGCTTTAAAAAATGGTGAATTTACCGATGGTAACGCTCTATTGGTGGACGAACATAGAAACCACGGTGACTGGTCTAAGTATATTAAAAAACTAGTTAATAACCCTAACATGATCACTGACTTGGGTGAAAGGTTATATGAAACTGTTAAAGACCGTTATGATTTAAATAACGTAACAAAAGAGAGAGCTGAATTTTACAAATCCTTAATTAAATAATAATGATAACTATACCAATTACAAAAATTTTATTCCTAGACATAGAGACTGTTGGAATAACCAGGGATTATGATTCTTGTTTAGAATCAAACCCAAGATTAGCCAGTCAATTTGATAAATATTTTGATTGGTTTTTAAAAAGGTTTCCAGAAGATTCGGTGAAGGGTGAAAACGAAATTCAACGTAAAAATATTGTGTTTTCAACCAGGACAGCTTTGGTACCTGAATTTGCTAAGATTGTTTGTGTCTCCATGGCTTTTGTTACCGATAAGGGTGAAATAAAACAACAAACGTTTTCAAACGATGACGAAAAACAGTTATTACTCGATGTCCAAAAATTGTTAGACAGGTGTGGTAAGTTAGACTTCTACCTTTGTGGTCACAACCTTAAAAATTTTGACATACCGATGATGGCTAAAAGAATGATAATTAATGGTTTAAATCCACCATCAATATTACCTTCATTTGATACAAAACCGTGGGAAGTTAAAGCACTAGACACTCGTGAAATTTGGCAATACGGAGCTTATACAGCTATAGGATCATTAGATCTTATGTGTACGTCATTGGACATCCCGACACCAAAAGGTGGTGAGGTTACAGGTGATAAAGTACATGAATGTTACTGGGAAAGAAACATGTTAAAAGAAATTTCAGAATATTGTGAAAGGGATGTTGTAGTATTGGTTGACACCATTAAAAAATTAAAAGAATTAGTATAAATGGACAATAATAATTTAGACGATCTAAAAAAAGAAATTGACGAGTTACAAAAATTATTTAGTGACGAGATTGAAAACCTAGTGGTTAATGATGTTATTGATAGACATGGGTTTGATATAAGGGAACTTGAAGAAGAGATGTCAAAATCAAATAACAAGCTATTATTACATTATAGTGTATCCTCGGACGAATCAGTTGACCCAAAATACGTGTACCCAACAGACTCCGGGTTTGATTTACACTCAACCGAAAATGTACGTATAGAACCATTCAGTAGGACATTAGTACCGACCGGATTACATATTGACATTCCAGATGGGTATGAAATACAAATCAGATCAAAAAGTGGATTAGCTCTTAATCAAGGGTTAATGGTGTTAAACTCACCTGGAACTGTTGACCAAGGATATACTGGTGAAATTAAAGTGATTATCTTTAACACGACACAAGAATTGATTGATATTAGTAAGGGTCAAAAAATAGCTCAGGGTGTCTTATCACCGGTTGTTTGTGGTAAATGGATTACATTAAAAAAGGTTAAAAATGTAGAAGACAAAGATAGATCTGATAAAGGTTTTGGTAGTACTGGAATTTAAAAAATTAATATTATGGATAATAAATTAAAACAAGAAATGAGAATGGTTGGGTCTGGGTCAGACTTAGCACTTAAAAAAATGTGTGATGACGCTAGAGAAATAATTGGAGACTCTCCGACTATTGTTGAACTTGGGTCATATATGGGTGAAAGTAGTTTAATTATCGCGGAAGCGTTCCCTAATGGAAAAATAATATGTATCGATTCCTGGGAAGGTGGGTTTGATAGATTAGATTCATGTAGTTTTTCGAATTATAATGAAATCGAACATCAATTTGATCTTAGAATGAATTTGGTTAATAACATCACAAAAATAAAAGGTTTATCAACTAGTTTTGGTTTTGAGTGTGATATGGTATATATTGACGCTTGTCATAAATATGAATGTGTTAAAAATGATATTATCCATTGGTTACCATTTGTTAAAAAAATAATGTCTGGTCACGATTATTATCCAGACATTGATTTTTGTAATCGAAACCCCCACATTAAGGGTGTTAAATTAGCGGTGGAGGAAATGTTAGGTCTTCCAGATAAACAATATGATGATAGCTCTTGGTTAATTTATAAGAAATGAAAATAGGTATTTGTTTAATAATTAAAGATGAGAATGACTATTTGGATGAATGGTTATCTTACTATCGAAAACTAGGTGTTGATAGATTTTTCGTATATGACAACAATAGTTATATTCCGATCAAGTCTAACGACGAGGATGTTGATGTTATTCTATGGGATAATGAAAAATTTGGTGCTCAAAATAAAGCTTATAAGGACTGTTGTTTGAATAATAAAAATTTTGACTACATTGGGTTTTTTGATACTGATGAATTTTATGTGTCAAGCACCATGAACATAAAAGAGGATATTAGAAACTTAACAAATAATTTCGGTAAATTTAGTGGGTTAGGGATTTACTGGAGATTATATGGCAAACCAGAACCATACTATATGGATAGAAAACCAATAAGTGAATATACATATTACCACAATAGTGATCATATTAAAAGTTTTATAGACCCAAAAACTATTAAATATTTTTCAGACCCACATTGTCCATCAATAAATGGTAGATTTATAGACGAATTAGGTAGAGAGGTAAATTCACCCATTGGGCCACACACTAGTGAGTCAATATGGTTAAAACACATATGGGCAAGAAGTTTACCAGAATTTAAAGAGAAAATTAAAAGAGGGGACTCAAATAAAGTAGTACGTGATAGAAAAATAGAGGAATTCTATACGTATAACGATAATTGTATTATACAAGATTAAAATGATTACTATTATTTACTCAACACATAAAGACTCAGAATACAATAACAAATTTAGACAACATTTGTCACAAACTGTCGGTGTTCCTAATCCTCAAATATTGGAGTATGAAAATAATAATGAACATTCATTAGCTAATGTATATAATTCTGGAATTACCGAATCAATATATGATATAGTAGTTTGTTGTCATAATGACATAAAACTTGAGTCTGGGTGGGGTAAAAATTTATTAAACGACTTCAATACTAACCAAGATTATGGTATAATTGGTAAAGCTGGTTCATGTTATTTTCCAGAGTCTGGTGTTTACTGGGAAAGATTATCACAAACAATGGTAGGTCAAGTGTACCACCACCCAGAAGACGGTAAAAAATTTTTAAGTAGATACTCACCAAAATTTGACTTTTTAATACCGGTGGTAACCATTGACGGATTGTTTATTTCATTTGACAAAACAAAAATTAAACATAAATTTGATGAAAGCCTGGGTGTGTTTCATTTTTATGATCACGGTTTTTGTATCCCAAATTACCTTGACGATATTAAAATAGGTGTAACATCTTCGTTTGAAATAACTCACAAATCTTTAGGAAAGCCAAACCAAGAATTTTTTGATTCTCGGGTTAAGTTTGTGGAAAAATGGGGTGACAAATTACCTCTGGACTTAAAACCAAAAAATGTACACACCCCGGAAATAAAAAGAAAAAAATTTAATAAGTTTGGTAAAGTAGCTATAATTATACCAACAAAAAGTAACCTTAATTTATTATTTGATTGTATAACTTCGTACATTGATAACTGTGATACCAAAATCTTTGATATTTTTATAGCTGACACAGGATCAACCGACGATGAAAAAAATAATATAAAAAATTTTATATCTAACCATGACAACATAACATTAATTGAATTTGATTATTATAATTTCGCTAAAATAAATAATGAGGTTGTTAGAAATTATATTGATAGTACATACGAATTTTTACTATTCTCAAATAACGATATAAAAATATTAAACGACGTTATAAGTGGAATGTTAAACATTTTTAACACTCAAGTTAGGACTGGATCCGTTGGGTGTAGGTTACATTTTGAGGACAATACGGTACAACACGATGGGATATTTATTGGGTTAGGCAGAAATAACGGTCACGTTAGTGTTAGTCATTTAAATTTAAAACATTATTATAACTATCACAACCGAACAACTGAAGTTATTGGAAATACTGGTGGTTTATTAATGATTCGTAAAAATTTATTTGAGAAGGTTGGGTATTTTAATGAAAACTATATATCATGTTTTGAGGATGTACACTTAAACATTGACCTAATCTCCTCCGGTCTTAAAAATTATTTATGTGGTGAGTGTGTCGCTTATCATTATGAGTCAAAAACTAGAAATGGGGATCCAGAGAATTTATCAAAATTAAAAATTGATTACTTAAATAATTTATTACCCCACATTAAAAATAATTGGGAAAAAATAAAAACAAAAATAATATTAACATCTTAAGATATGGCAAATGGGATTTATAAAATAACTGAGGATTTTGAAAAAGCTCTATCGGATTATACTGGAGCTAAATATGTGGTTACTGTTGACAATCAAAGTAACGCTTTGTTTTTAGCTTTAATGTACGAAAAAGTTTCAGGTCAAGAAATAGAAATACCATCTAGGACTTACCCATCCGTACCATGTGAGATTATACATGCTGGAGCTAAAGTCAAATTTAAACCAGTAAATGGTAAAACATTAAAAGGGGCGTACCAATTGTTACCAACCAAAGTATGGGATTCAGCTTTACGATTTACAAGTAACATGTACATACCCGATACCCATATGTGTATCTCATTTACCGGACCCTATAAACATTTTAAACTATCAAAAGGTGGTGCAATATTGACTGATGATTATGACGCGTATCTTTGGTTTAAAAGAGCTAGGTATAGTGGACGAAGAGAATGTTCATACCATGATGATCACTTCGACATGTTGGGGTGGAATTTTTATATGATGCCAGAATTAGCTGCTAGGGGATTATTATTAATGAACCAATTTTATAAACCAGACGGGACACCAAAAGAAAATGATGACTTAGAGTTACCATACCCAGATCTATCTAAATTTAAAATATATCAAGGATGAAAAATTTACACAAATTAATTACTAACGACCAGTATGATATCGGTGGGTTGTGCACTGAACCTAAAGGAAATGTAATAAAGTCCCTAGTTAAGGACTCTAATGCTAAATTATGTGTTGAGATTGGTGTCTTCAAGGGATCATCATTACTATACTTCGCTGAAGCCTTACAGGAAACTGGGGGTAAAGTGATTGGAATCGACCCATATGAAATAGAATCATTAAAAAATGAAATTCCAAATAAACAAGTTAGTCATATTATATATAATGTTTTATTTAAGGAACAGACAACATTAGACAATTTGTACTCAAACCTAACACAAATTATTGAAGAAAATAAACTAAATAATGTGGTTAAACTAATTAGGGATAAATCAGAGAATTACTACCAAAACATAAAATCCGAGTCGATTGATGTGTTACATATTGATGGAAATCATGACGAAGAATATGTCAGTAAAGACATTCTTAACTACCTACCACTGGTAAAAAAAGGTGGGTATATAATAATGGATGATATAACATGGGTTGGAGTTAAAAATTCAATAAATAATCATTTAATTAACAGTTGTCACCTAATGAGCGATCACGTTGATTTTTCAGTTTACATAAAAGATTAGTGATATGTCAAAAATAAGACAAGCTTTTGTTTCACCGTCAATTGGATTCTTTAAAGATAATTTTCTAAAAGTTACCAACTTGGTAGAGTATAACGATATATATGAACCCGCGGTTTTTTTTGGTGCTTATGAATCTAGTCAATTTATTGAGAAACACAAGGGGTATAAAATTATTTTACCATGTATGCCATTAGATTTCCCAGTAATTCGTAATTATAATAAGACATTATTTGTGTGTTCAGAAAATTGTAGATTACCCCAGAATGTAATTAGAAAAAGTATCACCCCCAGAATAAAAGACTACGACATGTTTAAACCAAACAAATTGGGTGATAAAATCTACGTATACAGTGGATTTAAAAAAGGAAACAACTTGTTACATGAAGAATTTATTAATGAAATACAAAAAAGAATTAATTATGAAATTATAACCACTGACCATAACACACTCAATGACTATTATAGTATTGACCACCTAAAATCAAACTATTATGATAATTGTTTTTTAAATATTAATCTAACTGAGGGGTCTGGGTTGTCAACAGTGATAGAATTAGGACTTATGGGTAGGAAGACCATATTTAAAAACCCATATACCAACAACGTACAAAGAATGGAGTTTCCCAATTTTATCACATACAAAACTTTTGATGGTATAATTAGTATAATCAATGAAGAGAGTAAAAAAATTAACACCTTACAAGAACCAATAGACGCTCACAATGTTGGTGATGAATGGTTAGATTTAGATTTTTGGTTATGAAGAAAGCTTTGATTGGTTACGGGGGACACTCTAGAGAGGTAATGTGTCAAATGGGTGAAAAATTACCATGTTTTGTTAGTGATGAGTATGTAAATGAAAATACACTACCATTATCCTCATTAGATATTAATCAGTATATGGTTATGGTCACAATATCGAATCCATTAGATAGGTATAACGTAATAAAAAAATTACCAAAAAATACTAAATTTTTTACATTTATACACGATACAGTTTTAATTATGGATGACAATGTAAAAATTGGTGAGGGGTCATTTATCGGAGCTTACTCGATTATAACCACAAACGTGTCAATAGGTAAACACTCAATATTAAACAGATCCGTACATATTGGTCACGATACCAAAATCGGTGATTATTTTAGTGGTATGCCAGGGTCTATCGTATCGGGTAATTGTGATCTAGGTGACTATGTATATATGGGTAACAATTCATCGATAAGAGAAAAATTAAAAATAAACAGTAATGTAACTATTGGGTTAAATTCCGGTGTGGTTAAAAACATAACCGAACCGGGAATTTACGTTGGGTTACCAGTGAAAAAAATATGATAGGTACTGAACAAAAAATAAAAATAATAACCTACATTGATCGGTCAAATATTTTATCTGATATATTCATTAAGTACTATTTAAATTTTTTTAACTCTGAAGAATTTTATTTTTTAATATTAGATTCACAATTTGATCTGGTACGAGATTACCTACTAAGTAAAAAATTCACAAATGAAAATCTCAAACCAGTACCAAATAATCATTTTGGTACTGTAGATCAAATTTTGAAAATACAGAATGAAACTTTAAATCAATTCATTAATCAAGGCTATATTGTTGTTTATGTTGATATCGATGAGATTATTTATCACCATGATTTGAGGAATTATATATTAAATAATATAATAGACTACATAACCCCGTCAGGTATTGTAATAATCCCAAACTCAAGTGAGGGGTATATAGATCCTAATGATAAAATTTTGGACCAGAGGAAGTACTGTATTTTTGATAATACCTGGCATTCAAAAACTTGTGTTTTAAATAAAAAATACACCTGGAGTGGGGGTAGACACAATAAAAACTCAAATAAAATTTCTGATGACATTTTTTTAATTGATATTGGTAGATGTTGTCAACAAATAATATTGGAAAATAACAAGATGACAAATAAAATTTATGAGAATGTTACTTTTAGATACTCAACAGAATCTAAAGACTTGATTAATACAATGGTTTCTAAATTTTTACCTACATTAAAACCATTACCAGAATATATATTAAACACAAAATTATTTTAAATTATAGAATTTTTATTAGGATTTGTTCATAGTCATCCAGCTGACAAAAGTGGTGGATTAACCGCGTTAAAAAAATTAGTGTCCATGTTATCCGATAGGGGTCACACCGTATATGTACTTCATAATAATTTTATGGTCGGGAACTCAATTTTAATATCCGATACTAGTAATTTAAATATGGATAAAGTAATTGTTATATACCCAGAAATTGTTACGGGTAATCCTTATAATGGTAAACATGTTGTTAGATGGATATTATATCACACGAAGAATGAGGAAATGACTTGGTCCGAAACTGACGTTTACTTTTATTATAATGACTTTTTTAAGACAAAACGTAAAAGAGAAAAACTAATGTTAAATTGTTATGAATTTAGATTAGACGATCTTAAAGATTTTGGACTAGAAAGGGAAGGTTATTGTCATATATACAGACCTGATAAGACACCTAATGATTTTAAAATTATTACTAATTATAGATCTGAAGACTTATTTCATGGGTTTCTTAGAAACGGTTGGGATTGGTTAATAAACAAGTTTAATACTAAAGAATATTTTTTAACGTATGATGACGCAACATTTTTTTCAGTTATATCTACTTTATGTGGGTGTAAATCAGTTATACTTTATGAAAACAAAAAACCAAATTTTAAAAATGAAATGCCATTATTTAAGTATGGGGTTGCTTACGGTTTTGAAGAAGTAGACGAGTCAATTAAAACCAGACCTCTAATGAGAGATCATTTAAGTGAGATGGATAAAAACTCACACAAAACTGTCGATGACTTTGTTAGTTACTGGGAAAAAATAATAAATAATAAGTAATGTTGATTTTGTTAAAA